TGCAGGTTCGAATCCTGTGCCCAGCACCAATTTAAGGATTAGTATGTTTAAACTCCTAGTAGTTATCTGGTATAGCCAATCAAATAGAGCTAATACCTCTCACGTTATAGACTTTAATACTAAAAATGAAGCTGAAGAAGCATATGCTAATTTAATACAACGTAATAAAGAATCTCGTAGTATAGTTTATGAAGTGACTAAACTTTATTAAAAATTCATTTGCTTTCTCTCTTATTTATTGTTATAATATTTATATAAATTAATGAGAGGGAAACCAAATGAAACGTTATCTTTCTGTTGTGTTCCAAACTGGTGGTCAACGCTATACCTATGAATTTCCTAGCTCTTGGAAGATCAAAGAAGGTGATCAAGTAGTAGTGTTAACACCGCGTGAGGGTTTCAAGGTAGTAACGGTTAAGCAAGTATTTCCAAAAGATCGTGAACCAGCTAAAGGCATTCGCTATAAGATGATTCATGGTGTAGTTCGTCAAGTACCACGAGCGGAAGTCGAAATCAAAGTAGATAAAGATGGTAAACTTAAATATACCTCTTGCTTAGATGAGTTGCTATAATGAGAATTACTTTCACAGAAAAGATTATGGGTAATGGTGTTATGATCATTACCGCATGGGATGGTAATCAGTGGTGTAGTGTTTCAGGTATTAAGCCTGAAGAACAAACACTAGAAAATATCTCAAAGATTAAGCGAAGAATGGCAGAACGTGCACGACTTCCAGGTGCGCCTAGAAATGGTAAACGTTCTGCAATTAAATATTAATGCTTCGGTAGCTTAGCGATCTAAAGCACTCGGCTGATAACCGAGAGATCGGGGGTTTAAATCCCTCCCGGAGTACCAAATTTAGGAATTAAGACTATGCGTCCAGGAAAGTTTAAAAAAGCTAATTGGTCTAAAGAGTATAAAGAATACTTACTTAGTCTAGTAAAACATAACAGTTAGTTGGCAGAGTGGTTATGCACCTCCCTCATACGGAGCGACTACAGTGGTTCAAATCCACTACTAACTACCATTAAAATAGCTAGAGATAGCTAAATTTAGGAGCAGCTATGTTAACAATTAAAATAATGTCAGCCAAGAATGGTGAACATATCCATACGGGCAAAAGCGTAAGCTTTAATCCTAGAAATAAGAGATTGGCTATAGTTGGAGTAGATCAAGCCATCTTTTTAAAAGAAGATGAAGTAGCATACGTCATGAACCAAACTGGTAAGACAGTTTCCGTATACTATGGAAAAGTATAAAGAATAAAGAGCTGAGCCAAATTCTAACATCGGGGAGATCTAATGAAAGCATATCAAAATCTTAAATCTGGCGTAATTAACCTTGTTCATGAAAATCAGATTATTCAGCTATACTCCGACAATGGTGAACTTAAACAGAAAGTTCTAGTCGAAGATCTAGAAGGTATCACACCTCACTTTGACCCTGAGGCCTTTCGCATTGTAGATGTGGAAGTGGTTCCTCAAGTCGAGGGTGGTCAGCACCTAAATGTCAATGTGTTAAGCCGTGATCAGCTTTTGGATGCACAGAAACATCCTGAAAAATATCCTCAGTTGACCATCCGTGTCTCTGGCTATGCTGTTCGATTTAACGCATTGACGCGTGAACAACAGAACGACGTTATTAGTCGTACATTTACTCAGGCGATATAATGGGGTTTGGATACGATTTCTCCCAGCTACGCAAGGTAGTCGAGCAAACTCCATTTATCTCCCAAGTTTTAGGAGAAATGTGTGGATCGAGCATTAAGACGCCATCACCGGCAACGTGTGAAAAACAATCGCAAAAAGTATTGGACAGTCTTCCCACATGAAGAAAGTCCTAAGCGGTTAGGCATTATCACTACCACTCCTTGCATCTGTTCTTGTTGGATGTGTGGGAATCCTCGCAAATACTATAAGAATAGTAAAGCAGGTATGAAAATCTCGGAGATTAAAAAGATGGATGCAATGATTATGGGCATCACCTTTACAGGTGGTATCTCTGATGAATTCGACGGTTTTGTAACTCAGGATATTGTCGAAATTATCTAATTAATAATAAACCCCAGCTATTGAATACGTAGTCTGGGGTTTTCTTGTATATAGGATTTTCGAAATGAAAATTTTTAAAGTGAACTATAGCGGCCTGTGGTTAGGTGGTACAGCTATTGTTGTTGCGGAAACTGTGGAAGAAGCAATCGAACTGGCTAGAAACCATAGAAGTTCTATAGAATTCGAGGATGTGACAGTAGAAGAACTCCCGAGCAGTGGGGTAGTATACAACGACAACGGAGATTACTGATGTTATATTTTGAAGTTCGCCCACATTAAGTTAATTTAAAAGACTTAATGGAGGTAATATGAGCCGTACATATCGTAAACAATCTGGTGATCGTCACTGGCGTGATGCACATCGTTCTACTTATAATTTTCATAGCACTAATATCCGTATTCCGTATATCTACACGGATAGGGATGGTAAGCAGTGGAAGTATTATCAAGTTCGATCCAATGAAGCATGGGCTAAAACTTGGGATGAAATTGAGAAGGAGATTCAGGAAAATATCATCCGTAACGAGAAGAAAGATGGGCACTGGTGGGATTCTGTTAGTAGGAATGTTAAGTGGCATTCTAACAAAATGGTTCGTCAAGGAAACCGTCGCGAACTTCATCGTGTGATGAAAGATCCAGAAAATTACGACTATAATCGCGATCATGATCTGCGTAAGCGTGGGTTATGGTGGTGCTACGACTAATTTCGTAAATAATTCATTTGCTAAAACCCTCTCCTTTTGATATAATATTTATATAAATTGATGAGAGGGCTTTGAAATGAAAGAAGCAGAAATTAATGAAATGGCTAGAGTATTCATCGTTTCCTATATGCAAGGCAGTTGCAATAGTTTATTCGAGTCCGCTGTAGTATTTCAGGAAATGTTAGCCGAAAAAGGCGTACATATGGAAGATACTGAAATTGAAGATCTTCTAATGGAAACTTGTAGTAGTGCTGAAGTCTTCCAGTGTGGTAACTGTAATTGGTGGTGTCCAGAGCATGATCGTTCTGAAGAAGGTTCCTACTGTTCCGATTGTGAAGGAGAAGAATAATGAATAAGTTTATTATTGCTCTGGTGATTTCAGCAGTTAGTTTCGGTTCTCTGGCATCTACCAAAGTTTCTATGAAAAATGGTAATGTTAAAGTTCAACAGAACGGCATTATTACCGAATATGGTAAAGTTCGTGATGTTAAGGAACGTAATGGTAAAGTAGAAATCTATACTAATAAAAACTTCTCTACTCCAGCCGTTACTATTAGCAAACGCGGTGAAATAACCACTCAACGTACTAATAGCTCCAGTTCTTTTACTTGTCGTTATGATTGCGACTTTGAAGGTGAAGATGAATAATTTAGACCCTAGAATTAAATTTGCAATTACAGAAATCCAAGATCAAATTGATGAGGATTTCACTGTTTGGTCAAGGTCTGGTAATGGAGAATATTGCCAGCTTTATAGTATGAAAATGGGTATCTCAATTGAGCTTAATATCAACTCTGAAGGTAGGGTAGAAGCCCAACCCATGTTCAGTGTTCCAGGCTTCTCTGGATTTGTTGCAGGTATAAAATTGTGTCTACCAAATAACCATCTTCATCGAGTTATTTGTCAGTTAGAGACTATTAAGCATTTCTTGCCAGAAGGTAACATTAATGACTACTACCATGAAGTTGTAGCAGCTCATATGATGAAAGAACGCAAACGTCGGAGAGAAGAACGTGAAAAGACTAAACATCAATAGCACAGTGCAGATTCCAGCAACTAAGGATGTTTTAACATTCCTACGGAGTGAAAACGCTCAGTTTTGGCATGATCATGTTGTAAAGAACGGTAGTACTCCAGATGTAGTTGCCTTTGCTAAAAAACGTATCGAAGAATATAAAGATCCAGAGATTAAAGATGGGATGATCACTATGCAATTGTGGGTAGCCATGAATACGTTTGGACCTACTATGAGTCTAGGAGTTACTCCACTGTTTACTAATATTCTAATTAATGAAAAGGATCTGAAATGATTATCTCTCCATTTGCTCTTTGGTTCGTCATCGGATCTGTGGTTGCTATTTATAGCTTGGTTGATGATCTGTATATTTCTAAGAATAAAGATGTAATATTATACGTTATACATAAAACTCGACCGTTAGACATACCACCTCTTGATGATAAAACATTACTCAGATGTGCTAGATCTATGATATTTATTGTGGATATTCTTCTAGGCCCAACATCTGTGTTTTTCTTTTATAGAAAAACTCGTAATATGAAAAAGTTTAAAGCTGAAATGCGGAATATTTAAAGAACTCGCGTAGGACCGAGTTGCGTCACCTGCAACTGTTACGGATAAGGGAGTCGTGCCCCTTAGTGCGGTAAGTGGTGAGGTGGCTGCTAGCCCTAACTGGAGATAATATGACTATATTACTAATTCTTATTACAACTTGGTTTTTAATCGGTGCTGGATATGCTATAGCTATTATTAGACATTTGGACGAATACTCTGCTGAATGGTTTGTTAAGTATCTACGTATTGATAATCAAGAACATGAGTTTAAAGATGAAAAGCAGAAAAAAGCAGTAAATAATATGACAGCCAAAGAATGCTTGTTCTACATGCGTATTGTAGGGTTCTTTGGACTATTAGTTGCTGGCCCAATTGGTTCTACCATTGCTCCATATAAAGAAACAGTTGCTGACATCAAATTGTGGAGAAATGCAGGGGTACTACGCAAAGCTAGAGAAACTAATATTATATAAGATTGATGCTAAATCAACTTACTAGCAAAAGCAAATAATGACAAAGCCCAGCCTGCACTTTTGCGACTGGGCTATTTTTATAATAAAATTTTAGTTGCTTAGATGCCCAAACTTTTGTATAATATGTTTATAGATTGAGGCAAGAGGATTAAATATGAAAATCATCTCTAAATTCGTAGATGTGTATGATTTGCAGAACAGTTTATTTGACGCAGATCGTGTTTGGGAACGTAAAACTGAAGAGCTAACAATAAAAGCCCCAGATGATGGCAACTATATGATCATGCAAGAACGTAGGATTGCTCGTATTGAGGGGAAGATTGGCTACTTTAAAATTTTGCCTTTCTTCCTAGCTGGGGAGATTTACTGGTTATACCACATTGATGTACTGGATACCCAAGTAAAAACCTTCAGTCTGGACAAGGCGTTAGAAATTTTAGATGAGAAGGGATGGTCAACAGGGTTTTCTTTGCTAGACATAAACAGAGGGAAGCCAAAAGAGTCGATCTTATCGTGGCAAGAAGAAGTTACCCCGAAAGCTAAAGAAGCCTTATCTGAGCTAAGAGTACCGCTAGCAGTTCTAGATTCATTAGTTCCAAATGATAAAGATAACAATAAATACTTCAAGATTATAACTAATCCGCGTCTACACCTATCAGGTATTCCGTGGCAGGAAATTGAAAGTAACTTATACCGTTTACACCAGATGATCGAGCAATATATCTGGGGCGTGTTAGGAACCGGTGAACCAAATACTATTACGATTTCCGATAAGGATCGCTTAGCTGCACATGGATTTGATACTGTTACTTCTTTTAGGAATATGAAAAGATGATCAGTAAGGAAGAGCTAAGAAGAATGTTCGATTACCAAGAAGATGGTAATCTTATCTGGAAACCCAGGGAAGGGGACGAACATTTTAATAAGATATTCGCCGGAACAGTAGCAGGATCTAGACAAAGTACAGGGCATAGAGTAGTTGAACTATATAATGGTTCCCTAGCTATAGGGGCGCACAGATTAATCTATGCATGGCATACTGGAGAATGGCCTGAAATAGTTGATCACAAGGACAAAGACCCAACTAATGATAGATTTGAGAATCTAAGACCTGCTACAAGATCTGATAATGCTTGTAACCAAAAAGTAAGAAGCGATAACCATTTAGGCGTTAAAAATATCCATAGAAAAACAAATGGGACTTACCAAGTAAGAATTACCAAACATGGTAAGCAAGTTTCGAAAACACTTAAGAGTTTGGAAGAGGCTATAAAATGGCGGGATACCAAACTCAAAGAACTCCACGGTGAGTTTGCGAGTACAGGCTAATGCGGAAAGGGTTTGTAGACTTAGTTTGGAATAACAAGATGTATATCCTGGGAGCAGGTCTAGCGATAGGCATCGGGTTCGGCACTTATCACTTAGTAGATAAAGTGGAGACTTTAGCGGGAGATCTTGCGGTAGCTACTAAAAAGATTTCTTCTCTAGAGATTTCCCTTAATAAGGTGAAAGCTGAAAGCGAACTTCGTGAGACTAGAATGAATCAGTATTTCACGATGAATAATATTTCTCAAGCAGACTTAGATAAGAAAATTGGTCAGCTTGATAAAGCACTTAACCGCCAAGATATTATAGCCGCAAAGCCTGGATTGGTAACATTAATTGCTAAAAAGCAGAGTAAGGAGTTCGAGGAAAGATTAGCATGTTTAACTGGAAACTTGGAATACTGCTCGCAGCCGCAATCACAATCACAGGCTGTGCACAAGAAATAGAGTCAGAACCCACACATGAGCTACCAACAGCTCATGTAGACTGGCCTAAAGGACTTCAACCTTGTAGCTTTGACTTTAAGTTTGAAAAGAAATTAGCTACAAATGGGGAAGATGGCGTAGTAGTTGTTGTACCATATAAAGATTGGAATATGTTGGCAAAATGCCGTGAGGCAGAATATTCATATATTTCACGACTGACAAGTATGGTTTGCTTCTATCGCCAAGATTTGCAAGAAAAACGTTGTTTAGTATATTATCCACCAATTAACAATAGGAAAGATTAATGTCAGTATTAGTCGGTTTACATGGTGAAGCTGGTTCGGGAAAAGATACCGTTGCAAAATTAATTATCGATTGGTGTAATGACACGTATCCAACGTGTTTTTCTCGTCGTTATAGTTTTGCTAAGCCCGTTTATGAACTTGCATCCGTAATCCTCGGTGTAACTCCAGAGTTTCTAGGAGAGCGCAGGGGAAAAGAGATTGACCAATGGTTTACGGTCACACAGTCTCAATTGGAGCGAGCCAGAGATGTGTGGTTTAAGTACGGTATAGATAAGTTTGAAGACTTCTCGTACGTTTGGCCTATTTTTGAGGAAAAATATCTTAATCCTCAACAACTTATCTCAGAGAATAAAGAGGACGGACTTTATAGTTTATTTATTTCTCCGAGAAAAATGTTACAGCTCGTAGGAACAGAGCTAGGAAGGCAGCTGGTGCATGAACGCATTTGGCTCATAATTCTGGAGCAATCCATCGCTAAAGACGACCCAGACGTCGCCGTAATAACAGATGTTAGATTCCCCAATGAAGGAGAGTTACTCAGAGAAACAAACCATTTAGATATGGATTCTTTGATAGTAAATGTAGTACCAGCTGAGCAGAAGTTCACTATTAAATCAGATCATCCATCTGAAAGTGGTATTCCTGCAAAATATATTACTCACGAATTAGTTAATAAATTCGATGGTATCAATAACCTTAAACTAGAAGTTTATAACTTCTGTGACTTAGAGCTAGAACCACTAGTTGGATAATCAAGGATCGCTATGACTAATAAAAAAGAAAAGACTAACCTGTTTCACTCCATTCGCCAATCTAATGAGTATACCTTTTTCTTTGATGAAGAATTAGGCCCGCCGGATGAATACCGTGATTTATCAATGGTACTTATGCAAGCAAATGAGGACGACGAAATTAATCTGATGATTAATGGCCCGGGTGGTTATGTTGATACTGCTGCACAGTTATCTAACTTAATTGCTAATTGCCGTGGAACAGTTATAGGACATCTGGTTGGTCCTAGTGCTTCTGCTTACTGCACAATTTTCCTATCCTGTCATGGGTGGGTAGTACACCCACATGCTACGCTAATGGGACACACGTTCTCTGGCGGATTCTGTGAGAAGGGTCAAGAAATCAAGAAAGCCTATGAATCTTACAACAAGTTCGTAGAAGATATGATGCTAGATGTCTACTATCCGTTCTTCTCAATAGACGAAATCGACGAGATGGTAAAAGACAATAAAAATATCTATCTAGATAGCAAAGAAATCCATAAGCGTATTGAAATCTTGGCAAAATATCGATCTGAGCAATATAATAAAGCCCAGTTATCTCGATCAGAGTAGCATAATGAAGAGTAAGTAGTTTTAAGCCAGGGTTTAACGACCCTGGCTTTTCTTTTATCTAAAATTCTTCTTGACAACGACAAAATTTTATGCTCCAAATAAGATCTTTAAAAACACATTGTAATTTTCCTCCAAAATTAGTATAATGGTACTGGTTAGAGGAGGTTACAATTGGAAAAGTTCTTACAATTATTAACGGTACTGCTCCAAGAAGCGAAAGATCCAGCATCGCTTCTTAAACGTCTGCTAACTATCTTAGTTGCTGTCATTATTTTCTTATTTGTTAGTAATACTAGTGAGGTGATGTCATTCTTAAAGACTTTCTCCACGTCTGCGGTTCTACAGGATGTTCAAACTCAAAGGATAAGTAATTTTCCTAACGTAGCTAGAGAAAAGAGCATGGTGCTTTTTTCCCAAACGGGTGCGGATGCTGTTTTTGTCGTAAAGTATAAACCCGATGCCGTTAATGATTATTCTAACATTATTGCATGGGAAAGCAATGCGCAATTAGATAGGACTGACTTGGCCGATAAAGCGGTAAATAAAACGTCTGAGCTATATAGACGACACTTAGACGGCTTTAACTACGCATCGGACTTAAGTGTAAAAGTAAATAAATACATGGGGTTAAATATACCTGCGTTTAAGAATGTTACTTTTAATTACATATACACTTGTCCGTATTTCAATCTAAACAATATCTATGCTGGATATATTGGTATTGCTTGGAAAGATAATCCTGTAGATGCAGCCGATTCTGAGAAATTTAACGAGTACTTAACAAAGCTCTGTTCCCCACAACAGAGATCTTTAGGTAGATCAATATGAGTTTTAAATTTAGTCAAAGAAGTTTAGATAGATTAAAAGGTGTTCATCCAGACTTAGTAAGAGTAACTCATAGGGCTTTAGAATTAAGCCCGTATGATTTTACGATTACAGAAGGACTTCGTTCTCTAGAGCAAAGTGCTAAGAATATTGCTAATGGAACCTCGTTTTTAAAAGACCCAAGCAAATCCAAGCATGTTCAAGGTAGGGCGGTAGATTTTGCTCCACTTAAGGATGGAAAGATTGACTGGAATGACCTAGAATCCTTCAAGTTAGTGGCAGATGCCTTCTTCAAAGCAGCCGAAGAGCTAGGAGTAAAGATTAGATGGGGTGGTGATTGGAACCAAAATGGAAGTTATAAGGATGAAATCCAACGAGGTACTTTTGACGGACCACACATAGAACTAGTTTAATTAATAACTGAGGCGGGAATATTCCCGCCTTTTTAGGCAAAGGGGGCTTTAATAATTTTTGAAGATAGGAGAAAGCCATGTTTGCAGAACTATTCCTTATGATGCTGCTGGGTATCTGGAAAATAAGTCTAGTAGTATTCGTTTTAATGATAGTCTTTACTATCCTTGCATTAACTACCCGAAATAGCTTATTAATAAAGGTTATTCACGGACTAGAGTATATAATTATGGGTTCATTCGGCGTTTGTAAATGCAATTGCCATAGAGATACGAAATATTGTTGGTTATGGATGGAACTAGAGAATCCTATATCCATAGCTTTGGCTGTTTCATTCGGCATGATTCTTATGGCCCTTATTCTAGCATTAATACCTTTGATGTTAGCTGGGGGAGTTACAGCGTATTTCACCCTTTTCTCCCCGATACTTATGTACTCAATTTACCCAATAACTATGTATCTAGTTAGGAGAAGATTTATACATGCAGTAGATTAAGATAAAAAAGTAGTTGACTTTTAGCCCTAGTTATTGTATAATATATACATAAATTAGTTAAGAGAGGTATATATTATGTCTGATCGTTTCTATACTCAAATGGCGGAACATTTTCGTATACCACATTACGAGCTAAACATTGCACTCCGTGACCATGACTCTCCTGAGTACAAAAAGCTCGAAAAGAAAGCGGAAAAATCTATTGATACAAAGGTAGGTGCATCTATGTCTAAGGGCAAAAAGTTAACTCGTCTTGATCTTAATAAAATTTTAACTGAACTTTTGGGTACTGATATTGAAGGTGCTAAATTACCGCTTCTTGTACTAGAGACTATGATTAAAAAGGTCAAAAATAAAGAATATAAGAAGGTAGAAGTCCCAGAAGGCAGATTAAAGGCTCCTTATCAGGAAGCATTAACCGAGTGTTTGGGTGTAAATCTTGATCTGAGCACCGCAACAGTAAAAACCATGAAAAACTTCTTAGAGGCCATTAATAACTATGAGTAAATTAGTATATCTATTGAAAGGTTCCACGTGTCGTCCTTGTGCTCTTTTCGAGCCAGTATTTGATAAAGTAGTCAGTGACTATAATTTGGAAGTCCACAAAGAGACTGATAATACAGAATTAATGCAGAAATTTGGTGTGCGCCAAGTTCCTGTAGTAGTTCTGGCAGATCGCTTACCTAATGGTCGAGTAGAAGCTAATCATATTTTGATTGGACGTCAGCTTCGTAAAGAAACTATGCACGAAGCTATTAAAAATTTCCTGGATGATAATCCAGAGGACTAATAAACAAAGCCTGATCTTAGCTGATCAGGCTTTTATTTTACTTGCTTTTTGCTAAAAATTTTGGTATAATACTTATATAAATTGATAGGAGTATTACGATGAACTATGCATATCTAATTATTAATAACAATGTAGTTTGTGGTACTCGCGCCGTTGAGATGGGTATTACAGAAGAAAAGTATAAGTCACTTCCAGAAAAGGAACAACAATATTATGTTGAAGAAGCTGCTTGGGAATATGCTGATGTTTATCCCGAACAACGTGAAGATCGCGTTACTATTGTTGTTTCTTTGGGGCTGGTTGGCTGTGATACCGAAGTTGATACAGACCTAGAGACTTTAGAAGAGTGGGAAGAATTAGACATTTCAGCTAAAAACTCTTTAATCCGTGAGGCTTTTTGGGAAGCAGTTGACTGCCATGTTGTCTTCGAGCCTAACGATGAGGAAGCTGAGAAGCATACTAACCAATGGGGATAATTAAATGTTAGCGGAACAAGCAAAACGTTTAGCCAGGATAAATAGAGCTGCACTCCTTAAGAGCAAGAAGAAAACGTATAAGTATATTAAAAAGAGAATAGTTTCTTCCGTAGGTATTGGAGGTTCTTTTGTACAGTTTAATCGTGATGAAATTAGTTATGAAGCTATAAAAGCCCTCTATAAAGAGGGCTATACTCTCCAACTATCTAATGATTATGGCACAACTATTTTAACTGTTATTTGGGAATAATTATGAAAAAAGAATTTAACCTGCATGAAATGTTAGTAGTACCAGACGATGCTAATCTGTTCTTCGTAGGAGATATTCACGGCTGTAATGATATGCTGGAAGATGCTCTTAAACTAGCAGGATATAAAGAAAAGCGTGACTATGTTGTCTGTGTTGGTGACTTAATTGACCGAGGCACACAAAACCTACAAGTCTTAGCCAAATTCCTATATAATCCACGTTTTATCAGTGTACGTGGTAATCATGATCAATTTATGATTGTGGGAGATTGGGCTAATTGGATGTATAATGGTGGTATGTGGGCCATGAATGAACTAGATGCAGACACCATTAAAAATATTGCCGAAGATATGGCTGAAAAAATGCCTCTACTTATGACTGTGCTACATAGAGGGAAAAAATATGGTGTAGCACATGCCGCAGTACCAATTGAATACAAAGAATGTGGCAATGAAGTAAAAATCCCTAATTGGGACAATCTAGTAGTACAACTAGAACATGCCACAGGTCATGAGTTAGGGGATCTTATGGATGCCTACCTATGGGATCGTGATGTTATTCAAGATGTATTTTCCCATATGTCTGAGGATGCAAATCACCCATACTTTAAAAAGTATGCAGGGATGCCGGAAGAACTAATAAACGTAGTGCCAGAAGTTAAAGGGGTAGATTTCGTGTTTCACGGACATACTGGAGTTCCTTACCCACTTCTTTATAAGAACCGTGTTTATCTTGATACTGGCGGTGTTTTCAACGGGCAGTTGACGGTTGCGCAAGTTAACGATGAAACTGGCAAAATCACCACATTTACCACAGACAAAAATGATAGCTGCGGTGTACAGAGGATTCTTTAATGAAAGTTCGCTTTTGGAGTGATCTCCACTTGGGGCATGCAAATATTACTAAATTCAGACCAATCTTCTCTACTATGGAAGAGCATGATGAATTTATTATGGATACTATTACATCCATGAAAGATAAGCGTACAGTATTCTATATTTTAGGAGACGCATTTGTATCTAGAAATGGTTTGGAGAAGTTCGAAAAACTCTTTGGCAATGTTAGAACTACGTTAGTTCTGGGAAACCACGACTTAGAACGAGAAGGATTATCTTTCAAAGACTTAATAGGAGTTGTAGATAACGTACAATCACTAGTTAAATATAAAAACTTCTGGCTTTCCCATGCTCCAATACACCCTGGGGAGCTGAGAGGTAAAAAGAACTTACATGGGCATACTCACTTTGAGTTAATGGGAGATCCTCGTTATATTAACGTTTGTGTCGAGTATGCAAAATCACCAGTACGCCTGGAAGACATCATGGGTGGTAAGTACACTTCGCATGATAAAACTAGTTGGATGTTAGATGTCTAAGTATATAGCTGAGGCTATTATTAAACGAATCATACAAGCGATAGCGATACTTATAATCATTTGTATTGCTATTGGTACGGGATTAGGCATTTTAATTAAAAGTTTTATTTGCTAAAATGCTTAAGTTTCTGTATAATTACTTTATAAATTGATGAGAAGGAATCAAAATGAACAAAGTTGATAAAGCTCTAGTTTTCGCAGCAGCAGATAAGTTTGAACAAGTTAAGGCAACTTTCCGAACCTTGTTCCAGTCTTACGTTCAGGATAAGTCTAATCCTATCTCTGAACGTTTGATGGTCTGGGAATGTCATGCTTGCAATGCCCTATTAATTGCGGATTATCGTAGCGATATAGATAAAAATCTGTGCGAAATTCTTATCCCTGAGGAGGCAGAACGTTATCAGTTAATCTCTTTCCAAGATTTGGCGGAGCATATCATTCCTGATGATCTTTGGGATAAATACTACGGTGATCCTGAAGATGAGGGAATGACTCCAGAAGCCTGTATTGAGCTGATCTGCAAAGATCATCCTGAAATTGCAGAGAAATTTGAAAAAGTTTTTGCTTCTGAGTTCTCCGGCGTTGTTAACGATTGGTAAGTACTTAAAAAATTCAGTTGCTTTAAGCCTTAAAATTCTGTATAATAAGTTCATAAATTAATGAGAGAGGAAATTCTAATGGAAAACATGACTAAAAATGAAATGGCTAACGTTCTGGCAATTCTCCTCGATATGCAAGGATTTGAGGGGCAACTGATGAAAATGTCTATTCCGGCAATGAAAAAGATGTATGATTCCCTGAATAAGAATGCTATGGCGTTCAACCTTGCAAAACAGGAAGCACGTTTTGCGAAAGAGCATCAGGCAACTGCCGAACGCCGTGCAGCATCCTTTGAGCGTGAAGTTAAGCAACTGAAAGGTAAGAAATAATGGAGAATAAACTAGCATTAGTAGCAATAATGGTAGTTTTCCAAGCGATATTTTTGGGACTTATCCACAATAAAGTTTCTAAACTAGAAAACTCAGCAAAAGAACTGAAAGTAGAAATGTGTAAATTAGTCCCGGATAACGAAAAATGTAGGGGTATTTAATGTTAATTGAAATTCTCATCGGATTGCTAGTGCTTATGACACTAGCAGCGATTGGTGGGGTTATTGGTATTGTAAGCCTACGAAAAAATATGGAGAGTATGCTTATTACTAATAGTGGACTCCACTGCCGCTTAATAGGACAAGAACAAGATATTGAACTAGCTCAGAGACGCTCAGATATTCTAAAAGAAAAACTAAACAATATCGAAGCAATTGCTGGGAATACAAAACTACCTAATAAAGTAATGCGTGCACAGATAATTACGGAGATTAAAAAATGATGATGTTTATTCTAGCGTTTTATCTAATTGTGGTTAGTGTACTGGTTACTAAATACCACACATGGACGCCAAAGAATGTTGTTAAGGTAGCCTTATTTGTTATTCCAGTTCCACTTATTATCTTTTCTATGTTACTGGTGATGTTAGTTGGTAAAATAACAAAAACTGATATTAAACGTATTGCTTATGAATTGCAACAGTCTTGTGATATGGTAGAGGATATTCTTAAAGATGAAGCTTAATTTTAATGAATTAAATACCTTACATGAGATATTACAGTTTGTGAATAATAATATTAGTATTCCAGATGATACACTAGAAGTTCTCATGTTAATCGAGAAAAAGGTAGGAATTGAAATTGAGGACTCTTGGAAACCACTTTCTGTATTAACACCACTTAATATGAAAGTGATAGTTAAAAATATTGATACTGGTGAAGAGTGTGAAATGATTCGTAAAGAACTAGCTGATAGCTATTCACCAAAGTCTGTAGTAATGTACCATGATGATACTGCTAAGACTCTACAGACAGCTAGTTACGTATGGCGTCTCCCATGATTGATTTAGTACCAATTACTGCGGGGCTACTAGCACTATTAGTGCTCGCAGTTTTTATTATTGTGGAGCAGGCCAAAGTAATAAGGAGACTTAAAAACAATGATAAAACGTCTTGTTTATCAGGCACCAAAGATTGTAACTGAGTATTTTGTATTACTGCCTCAGATTGTATTTCTAACAGCATTATTTAATATACTTTTTCGACATCTAGGAATAACGGAAAATATCTTCTACACTTCTGAACTACTTCCTTTTATGTACGAAGGCATCATCGTGGCAATTAACGGAGTTCGTAAATGACAGCACTACAACAACTACAGAATTACTGGTTTGATAACCAATTTAACGATCTCTTCATCCAGTTGTTTGTCGAAACGAACGGACGCTTCAACTACCGATTCTTTAATAAGTTTCACGAAACAAAATTCTCGCATACAGAAATTAATGCAGCGATCCAAGACCTAACTGGTTCTAAAGTAGTTCAATATCGTGAAGTAGACTTTACACCAGATTGTTTTGGGTTTGAATTGTTTAAGAAAGCATATAAATTTGGTAAGTTTGAGGATGCTCGTCAATGGGTTCATGATTTCTGGTACAACACTGATATTGTTCCTAGTCGTGTGCTGATTCTTAACTGGATTGCTAAGCAACATCCACCTAAAGCTCAATCGTCCTTCTTACCAACTGACACAGGAAACCTCTACCATGACAGAAAAGAAAAATCCATTGCTGGAGCAGATGAAGGAATGGGAGAGTAATATTGAATCTGGTCTAGTAGATGGAGAAGATATTGTTAACTCTATGTTAGAAGTAACAATAGATAATATTGATCCCATCTTAGCTAGTGAAACCTCAGATCTTATAGGACTTTCTATTGCATTCGATTCTTTGGCTAAATTAGCTTTAGATGATGAAGAGATAACCAAAGAAGATCTCGCCTCAGCTATGAATATGGCTATTAACGCTTACATTGGCAAACGTACCGATGAACTCGACAAACAAATCAAAAAGCGTGATACAACGTTAAATCTTATGGAAACGGCCACTATGTTAAGAAGTGGTAAGCAACTTCATTAATTTTAGAGGCCAGGACTTAATTGTTCTGGCCTTTTGTGTTTCAAGGAATATAATATGAAAGCACTAGATAATTACTTAAAGGCTAAATATAGCCCTACAGAAGATCAATCTGCTGTAACTTGTGAAATAAGTCGAAATAATACAGTACGATTGGCTCAAAAAGGCGGAGGAACATCTGCCAGTATTATTTGGCTATCAGAAGAACAAGCAAAAGACTTGTACCATAAACTAGACAAGTTATTTAACAAGTAGTATGAGAGAAAAAGTAAATGAATTATTAATCGAGGAAGCTAACAACTTCCCAATAAATAGGTTTATCAAATCGGATGGGTCTATTAATAGAACTAAGATTAAGCAGTTACATCCCGACTTTCAACAAGAAGCACTAAACCTTATATTTATCAAGAAAGCTGTTGCAGTTCATGGAGCTTTCTTTGGGTATGAGCGTGTAAATTACAAAACAATGCAACAACAAGTCGAGATCTACTGTCCAGATCATGAAGGATATTACTGGCAAACTGCTAGATCTCATTTAGAAGGGCATGGTTGTCGACTGTGTGCACACAAGGTTGTACAGCGTGTCACGGATTATGGAACTTATACCGTGCCAGCATGTTATCATAAATTTGTAATTGACGATAATCATATAGTTTGGTATAATAAGTTTTCAAAGCTAAGAATGGAGATAAATAGTGAGTAGCTATATTATATGGTCAAATCCATTAGCAGCACTTAGTAACAAACTATTTAAAACAACGTTGGGCTATAATGAAATAGACTTAAGCAGTCGCCCCATACCAAATACATGCTCACTAGTCCCAGATCTGTATAAAGTAGTAATAAATAACGTAGAATATTTGGTTGACGAATTTGACAGAAGGTATATACTAGAGAGTATTTATGATGCCAGTATATCAATGAATGAATTGATAGAGCATGCCCAAATGTGTGATAAAAGTTGGATGTTAATATGGAAATCATAGCAATTATTTTAGTAGTTATGTTATTCATCGTAGTACTTGTATCTTTTGCTATTATGCGTAGAGCTAGAGAACTAGCAGAAGATCTAGTAAAATTACGTGGTGAGTTGGCTGCTCTTAAACTACAACGAGAGGCCTTAAAAGTATTTGTAGCTCAAGGTAGCGCAGCGCATACAGCAGAAGACTTCATCGTATCTCTCAAACGTTACATGGGAATCAAATAATGGAAACATTACTTCTTGTATTACTAGGAGGCTCACTCCTAATAATCCTGGGGCTGATACTGATTTGCAGTCGCCTCAATACTAAGAATCTAGAGTTAACCTGTGAGAATGAAATTCTCAATAATGAACTCTTTCAATATAACATCGCAGCTCATAAACTGTTAGACAAACTGGAGGATATATAATGTTTACACAACAACCTATTCAAGTAGTACCGGATCATGAACTGAACACATGGGATTATAGCTTTAAAGATTTAACTGCTACTGTACAATTTAAATCTATGAAGCTAACATTTGCACATACGGATCTTAAAGCCTGTAAAGATCTTGAAGGTAAGCTCGAAGATGCTCGTAAGATTTTTGGCAAGGCTCGCATCCCAGCTGATAATCTAATTAACGCATTAATCGATGCAGGGTACAAACTTGTGAAGACTGAGGTGAACCGCCCTAGTACTCCAGTGACTATTAGAGATCCGTGGCCGTCAGGGACAATCTCAATGCTGAATAACTCCGATAAAAGATTAATGTCGGATATGCACAATGTTCCTTGTGGGGGTGTGGTAAGTAGTACGCAGTCATATAAGTTTGGGGAAGATTACGGCCCTTCTGTACAGCTGAAACATACTCAAGAAGCTTTTGAATCTGATATGCGAAGCGTAGCACCTGCGGATGCTGGAGTTTCTAGGAGTTCTGTTTATGCTATTCATTTTAATAATCCTAGTAAACATGGAAGTTTAGAGGATGCTATTATGGAGGCGTTGGGAGCCGCTATTAATGAAGATAAGAGAGGTAATTAATGATATTTGGTAAAACAAAAATAGCCCCTGCTGGGGAAAATTTAATTACTCTTAGCCTTTACTATAAAGACGAGGATTCTGAGGTAGAGACATTAGAATACGTGGTGGTAGTAAACAGTAAGGCTAAAGAGACAGAATTATTTAATACATTAATAGAGATATCAAACTGTGAATCTCTACCCCCATTGACCCCTAGAAATGTTGCCCATATGGTTAACCAGCTAGGAATGCTGTGGTATAAATTAGAACCTAGTAAAAGTAATACTACAGGAACTTTTAAACCACGAAGAGAGAAAAAGACACAAGTTAGTGATACTAGTCAGCAGGCATGGGATATATGATTGAAGAAGCTAATAAATTTAAGAATATACTCGCTTTAGCAGTAACAGCAGATCACAAATGTCTATCAGAGCTAGAGCCAGATGTCAAACATGCAGTAATGTTTGTTTGTGAGATGTTCCCTGCTAAATGGGAGGGCAAGAAGATTAAGTTTGATATTAATGCTCCTCAAGCAGATCTAGCGTATTCATACGTGGATATGAACAAAGTATTGAAGTCTTTAGATCCAACTGCTAAAGGGCATAGAGCTAACTTTTTACATGTTATTATAGATGAACCTTTGCCAACATATCCAGAAGCAAACGTTCGTCAGGCACTAGAGGCCTATCCTGAACAACTTCTTATTCCGCCTAAGAAATGTAAGTATGACCATCTTCCCCCTCTAAAATATATGGAGAGTGTTTCTTTCGAGGATATTAATAAAACAATTGGAGCTATGATAGCACGGATTGCAGTATCTCATACCCGTAAGATTCCATTAACGGATATTGAAGATAACATTCTTTATGCTATTCATGATGAAGAGAATACCTTTAGACGTCTTGCGGATGTTCTAGGATTAGGATCATTAACTGCGGCTGTGCTTAACTATGCTCCTAAAACAAATAAATACCCTAGAGGTACGTTAACCTATGAGGAATCTGGATCAGAATCTTCGTTTCTAGCAACATATATTTACCTAGCATCTAAAGGGGTATATCTCAAAGCCAAGAAGAATCCAAAAACGTTAGCAAAATCTTCTTGACGTTATTAAAAATGTATGTTATAATAATCTCATAGATTAACAATAACTCTTATTGTGAACTCTAGGGGCGATGATTATTACAACTCTATTTGCGTCTGTGCTATAGCGGCTAGTCTTAGCGCGGGCCAATATTAGAGTTCTTCCGTAATACTCACGCGCCCCACGAGGAATCTCACATGAAATGGGGGATCATTTACTTTTAAAACATACGAATATATTTAAAGGCAATATTTGTATTCAAGATGATACACTTGTTGCCGCTCTCCATCTCTAGGATCACATACACTTTCCTAGAAACTCCAGAGTTCTCACGAGATATCACACTTCTAGTGGGCGGTTCTCCTAAGTTTCTAGGAACATATACTAGGCGGTTAATACAGGGCGGTTATGGGGAGGGCGGTTATTTCTAGACAACATTTTTTGAAAACACATTTTCAGAAATTATTGTCGGATTTGCACACTGACATAAGTTTAAAAACTGGTCGGATTTGCACAATTGCCTAAGTTTTTAGGAACATATAATCTCCTGAAAATGCCAGCATTATTTCGGGCCGAAGGCCCATGGTTGCCTGAGTTTTTAGAGCCACAGAAATTTTCACTTGTCAAGCTATTTTGCCCCATTTAGCAAATAAAATTTTACTTTATCTCCACTAATCTCAAATTAACCCAAATCTTCTCAACTCTTCCCCAAAATCCCCACAAATCAGGTGCTCCGCACCAAACATGCGCCCCTCTAGCTTCCCCCCCCCCCCTAATTTTCTCTCGCTCTCTCAACTTCTCCCCAAACCCACACAATCACACACCCTCTCATCGAAGTCACAAAAATATTCCTGAAACCATAAATCTGTCTCCTAGTAAACTCGTGTCGGATTTGCACATACCCCACAGGATTCGAACGCAGTTCGAGATTGCTGGAGTTTTTGGGAAAATTCATTGTCGGATTTGCACACTATAAAAATTTTTCGGGTCGGATTTGCACACTACCAAAAATTGTCGGATTCGCACATACACGCCCGCACGTAACACCCGTGGAGCAATGTCGGTTTTGCACAAAAGCGCAGGGCAATTGCCCTGCGCTAAATACGAATGATAATAAGAATCATTCTCATTTAAAAAGCGGAATGAGAATGATAATAATTCGCATTTAGAAAGTGAAATGAGAATCAATCTCATTTAAAAAGTGGAATGATTCTCATTTAGATAGTGGAATGCAAATGATAATGATTCGCATTTAAGAACGGAAGTGAGAAACACTGTTATTTAAGTTATCCACAGACTTATCAACAGCACGATTTGACTTGACAAAACCCTAGCCATTTTGAAGCGTTATTAACAGACTTATCCACAGCTTATCCTACTGTATAAATATACAGTATTCCTACGCAGTGAATAATTCTAATATAGCGTTAAAACGCTCTCAAACGCATTCTAACGCGTTTAATTTTGGTGGGGATACTAAATCAAGGGCAAAATTGAAGGAGGCTTGAAAATTAGTTAGCGCGCTAACGATCACACAAGGCGACACGTAACACCCGAATCATTAGCAGGCTAACCATCGCGGGCGCGGTCAAATGAGAATGATTATCATTTGAAAATTGGGGCACTTCCAGATAGTTGCGCCCCGTGATTATTAGTCTGGTAGTCGATGCGTGATCTTTTCCTCCTCCCCATATGAGTCCACCAAATACTTATAATAACCATCGTGATCATAAATCACTTTATCATATTCGCCACGCTCAACCGCTTGTCGGTTTTCCGGCGTATCGGGCACGTAAAAAACATCAACCATTGTACTAGTTTTGGTTACAACAATTTTATTGCTCATAATAACTCCCTAGTAAATATATTTTTGCCAATAGTGGCGAACGTTATCGCCCCCAGCGGAATCATTAGCGGCCTTACTATTACCAACGAAAGTATATAATCTCATTAGTATTATTTTCCTTGCATTAATTTATATATAACGAACATTCCGCAAAACTGCCCTAATATAGTGCAGACAACAAGGGATAACACAATATTGCCGATTGTGTTATAAATAACCATACCAACAATAAGGGATAACGCATATCCTAGCAAAGCAATATAAACAGCCATATTATTTACCCATTTTTCGAAACGCTGTTTCAATACTATCAGCCGTGGATTGAATATATGCTCCTTTCATTATCAGGCGCTCGGTGCACACCTTACGGAAAATATTAATAAAATCATCCTCATTTTCTGCAATTAATGCTTCACCCATAACCTGAACGTCGCAAGCTGCAAAGGTTAAAAATTGAAACGCTAGTTCACGGGCAACGACCGCATTGATTTTATAATGCGCCTTACCCTCATAAATATTAATAACGCCCTTATATGCTGGCGAAAGCTGGTTTAAATAGCTTGCTAATAATGCCGGGCGGCAGTTAGCAACAAAACGATTTCCCTCATAAATAACCATTTTATAACCTCCCGATCAGATAGCCCGATAATAACATAAAGATCCCCAGCGAAAGAGGATCATTCTTAAATAAGGTGGCGATAAAACCGCCAGCCATTGCAAGGGCAATAACAATAACGCTTTTCATAGTACCCCACGAAACGCAGCGTAAAAGGTGGCAAAGTGCCTAACCGTTTCAAGGATCACGTTGCCGCGCTTGTCGAATTTCTTTTCAGTAACACGAAAAGCGTTTTTGTTACGTGCTACATATTCGATTTTACAATCTGGACGCTCGAATGTGTTAGCATCCACCAGCTTAAAACCTTTCGAACGTGCAAGAGAAACGTTACGAATCATTTTTATTCTCCTTTACTATTCATGCAGCCCAGCAGATAAGAAAATGCAGCGATACCCGCGCCAATAATAACCATTGGTTTTGTGACTACTAAACCGCAATAATCTTGAATGCCGTAAGCGGTGGCGAAAAGGGTCAAAATAGCGCCCAAGATACCCGCCAGAATAGCTCGAAAAATAACCATTTTTTAATACTCCCCTAGTTAGTGGGGCGAAAGTAACGCCCCGTTATTAATTACATTAAGATAATTTTTGCAGCTTGTTTTTTGGTGCAATGTTCCGCCTTCAGGGTATCCAGCAAAAAGCCCGCTGTTTGTTGATCGATTTGATCATTATCATAAAGCGTCTGGATGGTGTTATAAGTTTTAGCAATGCCGTATTCTTGGACCATTTCTTGAATAATCCAGCGATTTGATACCCAGCCTTTACCAGTGAAAAGAGCGTCAGAAGAAGAAAAAGCAACCATTTTAAGCCTCCAAATTTTTGGGAAAATTTTCGACCGTCCTCAAACGGTGTAAAGGCATTATAACAAAAAAGGCCACCATAAAAGGCGACCTTTACAAAACTTTACAATAGGCTAGTTATTGCTCGTTTTCGGTGTTATTGGTAAAAGTAGAAATATCGATACCTTTTACCATTTCATCGATCATCTCAGCGATGTTAAAACTTTGGACCATTTCCAACATTGCCGCTTCCATAGCCGCCCCCGCTACCGCTTTCGCTTTCTGGTTACTCGGGGCGTACTGGTCAACCGCTACACTCAGCAGGTTAGCGATCACTACACGACCAACCGGCGTATCAATATAGCCTTTGATCATGAACGGTGCTTTTTTAGCCGCTACTTTCGTGATTTGAGTTAGTGCAATTTTACCCGCTTCCAGTTTTGCAGCGTTTACAACGGCAGACTTATTGGCGGCAACGATGTTAGCAATCTTGGTCATAGTGTTTTTTCCTTTATTTTCAGTAGTTTGAGTGTGAACGCTTTTAGTGTTAGAATTTACAGCATGTTTTTCTATATTGCCAATACTTTCTTCCCTTTCGAAAGAAAATCCGGCGTCAACAATATCGCCGTCATATACCCGATTATATAACTCCGACGGTAGCAAAAAATTACCGTTATCATCAAAGGCCATTATAGCCGCAAAACGATACCCATCAGAATCCGACCGATTCCAGCCAACTGATAAATAACGCCAAAATGAATCAAGAAAATTTTCTACGTCATAAAGATCATTATCATTGGCCTCATAGTTTTCTATTGAAAAAACTTCTAAGCCCGCCCCAGTATCATAGGCTTTTACTGTGTTGCCTTTTACGATTATGAAATCAGTATCCGGCCCCCGACTAGTGAGTAATTGATAATCCTGATTATACAAAACAAGCGTTGCCCCTTGCTTATATAACGGTAGAAAACTATTCATATTATAAGCATCATAAGCATCAAAAAAGTTTTGATGAATAGTTTCAATATTGAAAACAAAATGTTTAATGCTGGTGGTCCTGCTACCATCCAGCAGGTTACGCAGCGCACCTTTTAAGACGGTTGCGTTATCTGGTTTATATAGCCTCATTTGTTGGCCTCCTCGTTAATCGGTGAGTGAATGATAAGGGTAATTTTCTAGTATAGGCAAAGATTATTTTACTTTTTTATTTTCCTTGCCTAGTGCCTAATTTTATGCTAACCGCGCAGCGGTGTAATAAAGAGCAAAACACGGCGAAGCCACCAGGGCGCCGCATTGCCGCCACCTGGCCAACGTGTTGGGCCTTTACTTTAATATTACCCCGCAGCGTTTAGCTCGTTAGAAAGCGTTTTAGGCGGCCTAAAATTGATTGCAGTCGTTAACACTGCCTTTCTACCCTGTATATTTATACAGTAGGATAACCTGTGGATAACTCTGTGTAAAAGTCCCCATATCGCCGCCTATTGTGTCAAATTATTTTGTGCTGTGGATAACGTTGTGGATAACTTAAATGATAGTGGTTCTCACTTATGCCGATAGTTTCTTATAGTTATTATTATAATGGTGATGATTACATATAGCTATTATTATAGTGGTGATGATTTCATATAGTTATTATTTCTCATTAATTTATAAGTATATTATATATCATGAAATAGTTAGTTGGCTAATGAGATTTTCCGTGATTAATAGTCTGCTAATAGTTCAGGCCGTTACAATCCACCAGCATGATTATCATCCTAGCAATTATTAGTCTGCTATCTTTCCGATGCATACTAACAAATAAAAGTCAATTAATTAATTTTATAAAATAAGTCATTTGATCTTGATTTTTAAAAGTCAAGACCTTTTCCAACTATTTTTCAATTTTGCGTTTGTTAATGATTTGTTAAGTCGAAAATAGGCGGCCTAAAACGCCCCAGAACGCAATAAAGTTTTTAGCCATCCCATCATAAGGGGATATGCCGTTTATCGCTGCCACGAGGTTTTTGGATTTTGTCAAGTAGGGCAGGGCAAATATAAATGAAAAAATTACTTGCCTATTTGCTTTGTTTTGTGGTATTCGCGCGCCCGTTTCTTTTAATTTTGGGCCGTCGCCGGACGTGGTGCGGAAAACTGTATTAGCCATATTGCTAATAATTTTGATATAATATAATAACCAAATGAAACTAATAGGAGAATACTAATGATTGAACTAACAAAAGATATTGATTTAGAAACCGTACTAGATAACCTTTACTATGATGAAACTAGTCCTAGTTGCCTACGGTGGAAAGTATCCCGCCCCGGTTGCGCCCTTCATGGGGTAGCAGGTACTAAACGGAAGGATGGCTATTGGTCTGTTCAACTAAATAAAGAGCGTTATCTTGCGCATCGTATTGTGTGGTTACTATTTAATTATAAAATAGATAGCAAACTAGTAATTGATCATATTGATCGTAATCCTAGTAACAATTTTATTGATAACTTACGGTTAGTAACTCAAGCCGAAAACAACCAAAATAAAGGAGAGTATAGAAAGGCGTAAAATTTACATTTCTTTACAAATATAAGGTTGCGCCTTTTTCGTTATTTGTTATTATTTATCTCGTAGGGCGGCAATGACGAACTACACGGCGGGAAGTTTACCGCCGCGCTCTTTAAAAATTGGGTATATCTTAAAGCCTATCGGCGGTAAACTTATTACATTATAAGGAATCGACGATATGAAACAAACTTTATTGATCACTGGTAAACCTAGCAAGGCACTGGATAGCAAAACAAAAAATTTATTGACAGTAGCGCAAAGATCGGTAAAATATCGATTTGAGCAGTACAAGAAAGGCCGCCAGCAAGGTTTAGAAATGATCTGGCGAAATATTATGATCGACCTGAAGGAAAATCATAAAAAACTGCAAAAAATAGTTTGACAACATAGCCGGTAGGCTTTAAGATATACCCAGTTCGATAAGAGCGATAACTTGATACAATTTGACGGTCGGTACTTACCATAATGTGCCCCGCCCCCTAACTGGGATATAGCGGCCCGCGTGGAGTTCCTTAAATTGATTTTATAATGGCGAGCGGATTTTTTCTTATTACCTGTTATTTTCCAGCAGGTAATGCGGAACAATCCCCTAAATAACTTGGAGTTTATACCATGAAAAACGTTATTACCGCGCCTAAAATTGGTCAATCTGTTTTCATCCCTTTCGTTACTAAAACGGATGAATTAACCGGAAAAGCCGAACGTATTAAAGGCGCGGCGCTCATGCCGTTCGATACAATCGATGCGGTATACGCTGAAACAGAACGCAGTAACAACGGCAAGCCGATTTATAACGTTCGCGTTAAATCTGGCGACGTTGTAAAGGTTGTTCAACGCAACGAAAAATGGGAAGCCGTTTTATAATTTAGTGTTAACTTTATATGCCCCAGTAGTTCGGGGCATATAACGATTAACATTATGTTAATCTTATCCCTTAAATTAAATTAATTGGAGTTTATATCATGACTAACGTTAAAGCCGCAAAATTCACCTGGAACGAAGAAAACACCCAAAAAGCTGTTACCATGTATCAGCAGTTAATCAATGAAAACGGATTAGAATTCGCAAACAGCGACGGCCTGAAAGAGATTGCGAAAGCAGTGGGCGCGACTTCTCCCGTGTCAGTTCGTTCGAAATTGACCAGCGCGAAAGCCTATCAAAAAAGCGATAAGCCTCGCAAGGTTGGCGGCGGTAGCTCAATCCGCAAGGCTCATTATGTGCGAGTAATTGCAAGACACGCCATCGATTCCGGCATTATCAAAGACGCCGATGATCTGGCAAGCCTTGAAAGCGCGAAGCTGGAAACGCTGGACGCCGTGGCGCAGTTGTTAGGCGTTGCCGATGAGGTGAAACAAGCCGCAGGCGAATAAATTTAATTAGTGGGGATTATTCCCCACTATTTTCCCCTTGATTGGAGTTTTTAAAATGATCTTTTACCCCACTGAATCGCTCATTCTAGGCTTATTTATTATGGCGGCCTCGTTATTGTTCGCATATTTTCAAAATGATTTAGATTCGTATTATTTTAAACGCAAATCTAAGTTAGCGAAGCGTTTGGGCCTGATTTGTTTTATTGCCGCCGTTGCTTGTGGTGTTAGTTCTAGCCTGATGCCGATTAGTTAAATATTGCAAATTATAACGCCTATTATTGGAGGCGTTATATTTGGCAATATTTGCCAATAACAAACGTTTTTTAATCCCTTTAATGGAGTTTATTATTATGATTATTTCCGCAGAAAAACAAACCGTTATCCTGAAGCTGGCCGCTGACTTTAATTTCTATGGTAAACGTCTGCGCGCCACTAAATTGGAAGTATGTGACGATATTTCGAAAGCGGTATACGATACACCGAAACACTCTACCGCGATTTGTGATTGGCTGGAAGCAAATAAACCAGCGAAACCGAAAACGGCAAAAGTAGCAAAAGCTATTAAAAACGACGAGCGCCCCGAGGCGGCTGGAATTATTTCTAGCACGGTGGAACAGTGGGAAGTAAAGCAGGGCAAACGCTTTATTATTACATCGATTCAGAATAATACTTTCCCGCATAAAAACTTTTTGGCCTCACTGGAACAATACGCTAAATTTATCGGCGCTGATTTACTTGTTTCTAAGTATATTTATAACAAAAACGGCTTTCAAAATGGTGAAGGCGCGGACGGTGTAAAATATGATTCCGCGTTTGATAAGTATATTTGCAGCAAAAACGTGTTTTTAAATAACCGCCGTTTTGCTTTCATGGCTGAAATTAATGTTCTGCCCACTGCAGACTATCCGCTGTCTGGATTCGCAGAAACTGCAACGGCTCTCAATCTTGAAGGTCTGGCAATTGGTCACGCTAAAATCACCGCCGAAAGCGTGCCAGCTCTCAAAGGTGAAGTAGTACGCCGCATGTACTCAACCGGAACGGCAACACTCAAAAACTACATTCAGCAGAAAGCAGGACAGAAAGCGGAAGCACTGCATAATTTCGGTGCGCTGATTGTTGAGTTCGACGAAGACGGTGAGTTTTTTGTGCGCCAGCTTGAAACGATGGACGAAAGCGGCATGTTTTACGATTTGAATATTTGCGCGACCCCCGCCGGATGTTATGAAACATCGGGGCATGTTTTAGGTTTACAATATGGCGACATACACGCCGAAAAACTTGATGAGGAGTGCGCCGCAGCGTCATGGGGTCATGGTGATACTTATGGGCTAGTGGATATTCTTAAACCTAAATATCAGTTTGTGCATGACGTTCACGATTTTACATCACGCAACCATCACAACCGCGCTTCAGGTGTATTTCTAGCGAAACAGTATGCAGCCGGACGTGACAAGGTTCTGGATGATCTCATCGACACCGGGCGCGTGCTGGAATCAATGGAACGTGATTTTAGTCAAACGATCATTGTCGAATCTAATCACGATCTGGCGCTATCCCGTTGGCTTGATGATCGCAATGCTAACATTAAAGACGATCCAGCCAACGCGGAACTGTATCACCGCCTTAATGCTGCGATTTACGCGGCAATCGGTAATCATGACGATACTTTCAACGTGCTGGATTATGCGCTGCGTACGGTTGCAGGTTGCGAGTTTAACGCGATTTTCCTGACAACTGACCAATCGTTTAAAATCGCAGGCATTGAATGCGGCGTACACGGTCACAACGGCATTAACGGGAGCCGTGGCAATCCGAAGCAATTCAAGAAATTGGGCAAGTTAAACACGGGGCACACCCACACCGCCAGCATTTACGGCGGCGTTTATACCGCTGGCGTCGCTGGTTCCCTCGATATGGGCTATAACGTTGGCGCGTCAAGCTGGACGCAAACGCATTTAATTACCTATGCAAACGGCCAGCGCACTTTGATTGACTTTAAAAACGGCAAATTTTTCGCATAATTAAATTTATAAGCGGGGTATATACCCCGCTTATATCCCTTATTAAATTAATTGGAGTTTTATAACTATGAAAAAGCAAAATATCCCATTCGATCGCGCTCAATCTTCCATCGTTCTGGTTTATTCTAATGGTGAGCGGTATCACGTTGAGGCCGGTCACGTTGTTGATGATTTAATCGACTTTAATGACGCTTTACAGATTACTACTTTCGCCTATACGCAAGGCCGCGCAAGTAGTCACATCAAGGCCGCAGGCGTTTATGTTGATACGGTGAAGCAGGAAACGATTATCATCGACGCCGTAAAATCCGGTCTAGCCTTTGCAGTTGTCGCGCCTTGTCCAGCTTGCTTTGATGATCAGCTATCGAGCGCAAAGGTATATATCTGCGCGGGTGTTCGTTCTCATGTATCCGGCGAAGATATTAGTTTCATCGCTGATGCGTTGGCTTATGGTCTTTGATAGTTGATTTATTATTGCCCGCTGATAAATAGCGGGCAATGCTGGATAAACTAAATCCCTTTAATGGAGAACGTAACAAAATGAATCAAGTTAAAATGAATATTACCCGTAATTTCCCGCATATTTCCCGCGTCATGATTTGGGATCTGGACGGAACAATCATTAATTCATTCCATCGTGTCGCGCCTTGCTTTGATAGCGAGGGTAATTTAGATTTAAATAAGTATAAGAATGAAGCGTGTAAGCATCATTTAATAATGCAAGATACCTTATTGCCTTTGGTTGAATATATGCGCCAGTGCATGAATGACGCAAATACTTTAAACATTATTTGTACCGCTCGACTAATGAGCAAATCGGACTATTATTATTTGCGCAAACAAGGCTTACGCGGTCGTGGGGATAGTAATATCCGCGTGTTTTCCCGCGATACGCTGCATAAATATTTTGAAGCTGATAAAGTTAGCGAAATATACCACAGTAAGGACGCAGTTTATAAATCGTATTATTTTGAGCTATTCAAACAACTATATCCGAACGCTGATTTTACAATGATTGATGATCATAAAGGTGTATTATCAGCGGCAGCGTCATACGGATTTAAAACGCTGGACGCGCAAGCCGTTAATGATATTCTATCAATCGGCGTGGCATTGATAGGCGGAACCTTTATTGATGAATCTCTCGATGATGATAATGATTATCAGTTCCTAGCGGACCGCTTAAAACTATGTTGGGAAAGCATGACCGAAGAAGAACGCGCAGAATATAGTTGCAGCCCGCAACAATATATTGAGAAATTAAAAGTTGCGTAATAATTAAAATTGAAATAGTTTCATCCTGTAATTAAAAATGGTTGCAGGGTGAAACAGTTAGCAGGGTAATAGTCACGGGGGTGGCGGTTAGCAGACTAAGTATTTTCGCCCTAGCCACTGGACTCACCCACGCGTACGTAATCCAAAGAATTTGGCAAAAGTCATTTTAGCGCTAATTAATTATGATTTGCAAACTCACCGTGATAGTGCTCCCTGGCTTTTCTAAGTTCTTTTTCAGCCTGCTCAAGAGTTTTAAAAGTTCCCACGGTAATCCTATTGCCATTTACACGTAATTTTGCTTCGAACTTTTCCTCACCACGTTTATATACTCCCTTAACTCCGGTAGACTCATTCTTCCATCCCGAAGAGTTTTTGCCATTCTCTGCATTTGTTGCTTTACGCAGGTTATTCCATCTATTGTTGAAAGGATCTTGATCTTTATGATCAATGAGAAACTCACTCGGATCTTCTCCTGTCATGTATAGATATGCTACCCGATGGGCTTTATATAACCCATTACTGCCCATTGATAGGGATATTCCTGAGCTGTTTCTACTGCCTGCTGGCTTACCTTTACGACTTCCCGAGTTCCAAGTAAAGATACCAGTTCCAGGATCATAATCAAATTTCTTCTGGTATTCTGCTAAGGGCAGTAGAGGTTTATGATTTGCCATCTATCTTGGATCTCCTCCGAGAACTTCTTGAACCGTCATTCCACTCCCGCTCAAACTCCGCACGTTTCTCATCAAACTTCCGCTCCCTTTCCGCAATCTCCCGCGATACTTCCGCAATATATTTACGATGCTTGTTGATTGCCGCAGTCGTCCCGAAAACTCCCGCGAGTATCCCGATAATAAAAGCAATTACAATACTAAACATCTAATTCCCTCTCAATTTGCAGAATACGGGTGCTATCACAACGTTGCAGTAGTACTAGCTTTTCTAGAATAACTTGTTGTTGTTTCACCTGAGCTTCTAGAGTTTTTAGGCGGAGATACACGATACGAGAGACAATGAGGATTACCCAGACTAATATTACTATTAGTGTAACTGCCACCTCCATCATTTACGTTTCTCCAATAATAAGGTCTCAATTCTAGCTAAGTGATTATCTAAAATACACTGTCCAATAATCACAATCCCTAGTAGTGTAATAATTACCCATTCCATTAAATCCACCCCGCCATAGCTGCTAACCAAAAGCCTACGAAAATAAAGAATAAGATAGTTCCGAACCCAAAACTATTTATCCAGCTATCATACACCTCTCCACGTCTGCTCTTTCTTTTATTTGACATATCTTTCATGCTCCTGTAAATGTTGTATTTGGAATATTTTATATTTTGTGCATAACCAACCATGCTTGTGACTTCCTAGAGGACTTCTACTTTTCTTACATAGTGGTTTCTGCCAATATACCATCCAAGAAATAAAAAATTTAGTTTACTTGGATGTCTTTTTGCTTTATACTAATTACAGGTAGTTAGATTGCTCTAGTTTAAATTTACAATCACCATATTTAAGGTCAAACTGACTGAGATCCCACCACCCAAACTTAGTGCGGAGCTGTACTACTGGAAAGCGATCTCCCTTAATACGAACTTTTTGAACCTTGAGGCCGTAATGTTCTTCTCCAGCACCACCAAAAGATTTTACAAATCCAGTACAAAATGGTTTGGGAGCAGGTGCACAACCAGATAACATAACTGTGGTAACTAGTGCAATCACAAACTTTTTCATATTTATCTCTCCATTTCTAATTTATGAATCTATTATAGCAAAATAGAGGGATGAAAGCAAATACATTTTTATAATAGGAGATTATATGGGTTTTTTCGCTGGAAAATATAGCGATGGTAAGACCGTACTATCTTTAAATACTGAATCTGGTGGTGACATTAATCGTCACTATAGTCCAAATGCTAATAGTATTTTTCATAGTGATATGCCATTTGTCCTAGTTGATGGTACTTACGAGGCTGGGTTAGGAAATGCTGGAAATGGGTTTTTTGTATGCCAGATGCCTTCTGACATAATAAATATTAAATCCAACGACCCAGGTAGAGTTATACTAACTGCTATTGAGATTAATGGTACTCATAGGGCTTTTCTTAACGGTACTCAGAGTAAGGTGGGTCAAACTATAGTTGCCACTCAAGCAGATCCTTTTAGATCTTTTGCTAGTGTTTCCCAGACTAGTGGATTTGCATTTGGTAATAGCCTGGCATCTGGTACATATAACTATAATCCATCTATAGGACATGAAGAATCTATTTCTAGGAATGGTACAGGGGGTACTACCTTACATAGTACGTATCATGGTATAGTTAGGCCAGGTGCAGGAGCTCCAGTAGGTATTACTGTTGCAGAAGCTTTTGCACAGTTAGGATTCCCTACTAATAGTAGTACAGTACCTATAGATGGTAATAACCAATATTACTGGGACCCAGGATGGATGTCTCCTTTAGGATCAGCACACAGAGGGCACGATTGGTTTTATGTTTGTAACTCTAACATACGTGGGTATGGTGGGGTAAGACAAGGTCTTCCTGGTAATGTAAATACTATGTATCATGATGGAGGTAACAGATTTGTTTGTAGGGGTTCTACAACTAATTTAGCTAACCAATCTGGTAACGCTACAATATTACAGGATTGGTATAACATAACCCCTACTAAAGTTATTTGGTACGTTTTGAATTTAAGATACTCAAATGGTGGTATGAGTATCTCTGGTAATCCTTTTACTGGTTCAGATATTCTTATATCTCCTTCTAATTTCATAATTAAAGGGGTTAGTCTTCCCAATACTGGATACAAGTTTATTAACCAAAACGCTTTCGGTAACTTAGGTTATAGACCAGATATGGAATACATTGGAAATAACGCAGCATACACTGGGGCCTTTGGGGATACCACTGCAAGATGTGAACTTGTAGGTTCTAGTAACGGGAGTTTATGGTCTCCTGTAGACTATGGAGGGGCTAAGTCTCAAATTAGTATTTACAAATTCGGAGCTGGTAAGCAATGGTACGTAAACTCTAATGATAATACTATCGGTAATGAACACGGGGTTGTTTGGGGGCCTTCAGCAGTTCCACTACGACTTTTTAGCGGAAATGTTGGTAGTTCTTACATGGGGGATGATATTACTCCCAGCTATCCAGGAACTGGAGATAGATACGTTGGTTTATCAACTATTGGGCTAGGTATACCGGGTGGCAATGCTACAGTAATTCTTACCACTGAAGTTATATCAGGTAATCTTAACTGTGCAGGTGTTCCTGCTAATACATGGAATAACGGTGTGTTTCAAGTGCAAGGAAGAAGAGCATATAGTTATAGTAATGGAGACGCGATATTCCACCAGATTTTAACACTACCAGTAGGGTATTTAGTACCTTTTCATACTACATCTGCTTTTAGATACACACCTAACAATGCCCTAAGTAGAAATAGTTTTATATACACTGCTAAAAATCTGGGGAACGGAAATGTAGAGTTAGGGGTAGTTATGCACGTAAGTTTAGGTAGTGCAGTTTTCCTACCTAGATTAAGAGTAACAGTTCAACGCCTTACCTAAAGGAGGAAATATGGCAAATGATGTATTAGTACCAGATCTTATGTCCCCTGAAGGGATGGATGTAATTGAAGCTTATTTACAGTGCGGTAGTGATGTGCCCTCTGCCGCACGTAGTCTCGGAATGTCAGAAATTGCTTTCCGAGATATTATGAATCGTAGTGAAGTTAAGAACTACTTAAATGATATTTTTATGGAGAGTGGATTCCGTAACAGAGATCGTTTATTTGGTGTTCTGGATGAAGTTATCAAGCGTAAACTAGAGGAGCTAGAAGAAACCGGCATGGGTTCTGATCAGGATATTATGGATATTCTCTGGAAAGCACATAAAATGAAAATGGAAGAAATGAAAATGATGGTAGAATTGGAGAAAGTGAAGGCAGCAGCCCGTACTCCAGCTAATCAGACTAATATCCAGAATAACATTATTGCTGGAGCTGGAGATCAAAACTACATGGATTTAATTACTTCCCTAGCTACTGGAGGTAAGAAGTAATGGAAGTATCAAGACCCTATGTTAATACAGTAGATGTTATTGATTTCGGAATAGATAAGCGTTTCTTTCGTCTACCTGTTTCGGGAATACTAGCGCAAGAAGGTATTACACCTAATGGCCCTCAAATAGCAATTATCAATGCCCTAGAAGACCCTAGACATCGTTTTGTAACGGCGTGTGTATCACGCCGTGTGGGTAAGTCCTTTATAGCATATACACTTGGGTTCCTAAAACTGCTGGAACCTAATGTGAAAGTACTAGTAGTTGCTCCTAACTACTCACTGGCCAATATCGGATGGTCTCAGATTCGTGGTCTTATTAAAAAGTACGGCCTACAAACCGAACGTGAGAACGCTAAAGATAAAGAGATTGAGCTGGCAAACGGCTCACTGTTTAAACTAGCTTCCGCGGCGCAGGCTGACTCAGCAGTTGGACGTTCATATGATTTTATCATCTTTGATGAGGCGGCAATTTCTGATGTTGGTGGTGATGCCTTTAGAGTTCAGCTACGTCCTACCCTAGATAAACCTAATTCTAAGGCTCTATTTATCTCTACCCCTCGTGGAGGTAACTGGTTTAAGGAGTTTTATGCCTATGGATTTGATGATACATTACCTAACTGGGTATCTATTCATGGTACATATCGTGATAACCCACGTGCTGATCTGAATGATATCGAAGAAGCACGTCGTACAGTTAGTAAAAACTACTTCCGTCAGGAATATGAGGCTGACTTCTCTGTATTCGAAGGTCAGATCTTTGATACCTTTAATGCTATCGATCATGTTAAAGACCTCAAAGGTATGCGTCACTTCTTTAAAGATGATGAAGCATTCGAAACGTTGCTCGGTATTGACGTTGGTTATCGTGATCCTACAGCAGTTCTTACTATCAAGTATCACTATGATACGGATACTTACTATGTATTAGAAGAGTACCAGCAAGCGGAGAAAACCACAGCTCAGCATGCTGCTTACATTCAGCACTGTATAGATCGTTATAAAGTTGATCGTGTTTTTGTTGACTCTGCCGCAGCTCAGTTCCGTCAGGACTTAGCGTATGAACATGAGATTGCCTCTGCTCCTGCTAAGAAATCTGTCCTAGATGGCCTAGCATGTTTACAAGCACTATTCCAACAGGGTAAGATTATTGTAGATGCTTCATGTTCCTCATTAATTCATGCACTGCAGAACTATAAGTGGGATTTCCAAGAAGGTGAAGAAAAATTATCACGTGAAAAACCACGTCATGATGCTAACTCTCACCTTTGTGATGCTCTGCGCTATGGAATTTACTCTATTTCCCGTGGTAAATAAATAAGTATAGGATGGGATACTACTCAGTTGGTATCCCATCCCTGCATTTTAAAATCCCCTTTACAAATTCGATACGATTATGTATACTATATTCATACAGTTGAGGAGAACACTATGGCAAGCAATGTAAAATATAAACGCGATGCTATATCCCTTATGAGAGACGGAATAAAAAGTCAATATAAAAAAGACTCTCAATGTGCTATCTGCGGTTGTGCTGAAGAATTAGAGCTTCATCATTACCATACGGTGTCTCTACTAGTTAAAAAATTTGCTAAAGAACTCCAATTGGATTTCACTGACGAAGAAATAGTCCTTTCAAATAGGACGGCATTCTATGATCGATATAGGCATGAGCTAGTAGAAGACACTGTTACCCTTTGTGTACACCATCACCAATTATTACATAAGGTTTACACAAAAGAACCTCCTTTATTTTCTGCTAATAAGCAAAAAGTGTGGGTTCAAAAGCAGAAAGACAAATTACAGAATCCTCAAGAAAAGACACAAGTCAAGACTGAAACAAAATCAGGATTCGCAAGGTTCTTATAATGGGTTTTAAAAGCTGGATTACTGAAAAGCTAAATCCGGGTCAACGTATTATAAGAGACATGGAACCAGTTAGTCATCGCACTAACCGTAAGCCTTTTACCACTGGACAAGCCTACAGTAAAATTGAGATTCTCAATAGAACTGCTAATATGGTTATAGATAGTGCGGCGGAGTGTTCTTATACTGTCGGAGATAAATATAATATTGTCACGTATGCCAATGGCATCAAGGCAAAGACTCTAGACACTCTCTTAAATGTACGACCTAATCCATTCATGGATATAAGCACATTCCGTAGACTTGTAGTCACTGACCTACTTTTTGAAGGTTGTGCATACATCTATTGGGATGGCACAGCACTTTATCATGTCCCTGCTGCACTTATGCAAGTAGAGGCAGATGCCAATAAGTTTATCAAAAAATTTATATTTAATAATCAGATAGACTATCGCGTAGATGAGATTATCTTTATAAAGGATAACAGTTACGTGTGTGGCACAAATTCTCAAATTTCTGGACAATCTCGTGTTGCTACTGTTATTGATTCTCTTGAGAAGCGATCTAAGATGCTTAACTTTAAAGAGAAATTCCTCGATAACGGAACCGTGATTGGTCTTATTCTTGAGACGGATGAAATCCTGAACAAGAAATTGCGTGAGCGTAAACAAGAAGAATTACAACTAGATTATAATCCTAGTACTGGTCAGTCCTCTGTCCTGATTCTAGATGGTGGTATGAAAGCTAAACCGTACTCCCAAATATCCTCTTTTAAAGATCTAGACTTTAAGGAAGACATTGAAGGATTTAATAAATCCATCTGTCTAGCCTTTGGTGTTCCGCAAGTGTTACTTGATGGCGGTAATAATGCGAACATTCGACCAAATATCGAACTGTTCTATTACATGACTATCATCCCTATGCTGAACAAACTGACTAGTTCTCTTACTTTCTTTTTTGGTTATAAGATTACTCCTAATACTAAGGAAGTAGCTGCGTTAACACCAGACAAAGAAGCTGAGGCTAAACATTTAACCTCATTGGTTAATAATGGTATTATGACTGGTAATGAAGCTCGTTTAGAGCTGAACCTTGAACCTTTAGATGATGAGCAGATGAATAAGATTCGTATTCCTGCTAACGTTGCTGGTTCTGCAACAGGCGTATCTGGTCAAGAAGGTGGTAGACCTCAAGGTTCCACCGAGGGAGATAAAGAATGATTGATTATAATGGTCTAAAGACCATTTTTGGTGAAAAACTACCAGAATCTCATATCTTCTTTGCTACGGTTGCTGCGCATAAATATGTTCCTAGCTATGCTTTTCTACGTAGAGAACTAGGACTTTCATCTGCGCATACTAACCGTAAAGTATGGAAGAAATTTGTAGAGGCATATGGTAAAGCAGTTCCCCCTGCTCCACCATTAACTCTTTCTAAAGATTTAACTGCTAGTATGTCTATTACAGAAGGGGCAACATTAACACTTTCTGTTACTGCAACCGGTGGCACCGGTCCTTATACTTACGCATGGACTAAAGATGGTTCTCCTATTCCAGGTGCTTCAGGAGCTACCTACACTAAGCCTGCAGCAGCTACTGATGATTCTGGAGTCTATAAAGCAACGGTTACAGATAGCAAGAAAGTTAGTAAACCTTCTACTGCATGTACAGTAACGGTTAATCCAGGTGTTGGAGGCTAATAAATGACACAAGCTGCTATTGACTATAACAAGTTAAAATCAGCACCGGTTCATTTAGATGCTTATATTAAATCTATTGATAGCGAATCCAAAGAGGGTGTTGTAAAAATCCGTGGATTCGCTAATACAATTAGTAAAGATCGCGCTGGTGATGTAATTCCTGCTTCGGCATGGAAAACATCTAATGCACTTGCTAACTACATGAAAAACCCGATTATTCTTTTCGGACATGACCATCGTCGTCCAATCGGCAAGTGTATTGATCTTAACCCTACTGAAATGGGTCTCGAAATCGAATGCGAGATCTACGAAAGTTCTGATCCGGCTATCTTTTCACTAATTAAAAACGGTGTACTGAAAACTTTTAGTATCGGATTCCGCTGCCTAGATGCAGAGTGGGATGAAGCTACTGATATATTTATTATTAAAGATTTAGAACTATACGAAGTCTCGGTAGTTTCTGTACCTTGTAATCAGGACTCAACATTCAACCTCGCTAAGAGCATGAATGGTCATGATTATACTGAATGGCGTAAATCTTTTACTGCAATAAGTTCTAAAGCTGTCCCAGCTCAAGAACGTAATCTTTCTGAACTAGAAAAACTTGCGATAGCTTTAGGCTACGTTAAAGAATAACGGAGAATTATTTAAAAATGACTATTGATATTAATAAGCTGAAAGAAGAACTTGGTCTGGGTGATCTGGCTAAATCTCTGGAAGGTCTGACCGCTGCTCAGAAAGCTGCTGAAGCTGAACGTATGCGTAAAGAGCAGGAAGAAAAAGAACTGGCCCGTATGAATGACCTGGTTTCTAAAGCAGTTGGCGAAGATCGTCAGAAACTGGAAGAAGCTCTGACTCTGGTTAAGTCTCTGGACGAGAAATCCAAGAAGAGCGCAGAACTGTTTGCACAGACTGTAGAAAAACAGCAGGAAACTATTGTTGGTCTCCAGGATGAAATTAAATCTCTGCTGGCAGCTCGTGAAGGACGTTCCTTCGTCGGTGATAGCGTAGCTAAAGCACTGTACGGTACTCAGGAAAACTTTGAAGATGAAGTTGAAAAACTGGTTCTGTTATCTTATGTAATGGAAAAAGGCGTATTCGAGACCGAGCACGGTCAGAGACACCTGAAAGCTGTAAACCAGTCCTCTTCAGTAGAAGTTTCTAGTGAAAGCTATGAAACTATTTTCTCCCAGCGTATTATTCGTGACCTGCAGAAAGAACTAGTAGTTGGTGCTCTGTTTGAAGAACTGCCAATGTCCAGCAAAATTCTTACTATGCTGGTTGAACCAGATGCTGGTAAAGCTACTTGGGTAGATGCTAATACATATGGTACTGATGCTACTACTGGTAACGAAGTTAAAGGTGCTCTGACTGAAATTCAGTTCAAAACCTATAAACTGGCTGCTAAGTCCTTCATTACTGATGAAACTGAAGAAGATGCAATCTTCTCCCTGCTACCATTGCTGCGTAAGCGTCTGATTGAAGCACACGCTGTTTCTATCGAAGAAGCGTTTATGACTGGTGACGGTACTGGTAAGCCTAAGGGTCTGCTGAAACTGGCTGAAGGCGATAGTGCTAAAGTTATTACTGAAGCTAAAGCTGATGGTTCTGTTCTAGTAACTGCTAAAACTATCTCTAAACTGCGTCGTAAACTGGGCCGTCATGGTCTGAAACTGAGCAAACTGGTACTTATCGTATCTATGGATGCTTACTACGATCTGCTGGAAGATGAAGAATGGCAGGATGTTGCCCAGGTTGGTAATGATGCTGTTAAACTGCAAGGTCAGGTTGGTCGTATTTACGGTCTGCCGGTTGTAGTTTCTGAGTTCTTCCCGGCTAAAGCTAACTCTGCAGAGTTCGCAGTTATTGTTTATAAAGATAACTTCGTAATGCCGCGTCAGCGTGCTGTTACTGTTGAACGTGAGCGCCAAGCTGGTAAACAGCGTGATGCGTACTACGTTACTCAGCGTGTTAACCTGCAACGTTACTTCGAAAACGGCGTTGTATCTGGTGCTTACGCTGCATCTTAATACAGGCTTTTCAGCCGATAAGGAGAGCTTCGGCTCTCCTTTTTTATTGGGAAAAATAAATGCAAATCATCACAGCCGAAGATTATAGATTATATGGTAGCTTAAAACGACCTGAATTAGAATCTGGTGTAGAAATGATGATTACTGCTGCCAATGCGCTGATCACGAGCCTTCTAGGCATGGATGATGCTGATGCGGTAGACCAGTTAATCAATACAAAACCTACACGTAGGAAATATTTTCTGAGTTCACCATCTGCTACCTCCGTAACTAAAGTGACGATTAATGATAATGAGATTGACCCAGAGCAGTATAAGCTATACTCTGACGGTATTATCCTTCTCAAATTTAATCCTCCAGAAGGTTATATGGATGTAGCATATACACAAGGTGGATTTAATCCAGTGCCTGAAGATCTCAAACTTGCAGCGTGTATGCTAGTAGATCATTGGCATAAACAAGATTATCGCCAAGCTAAAACAATTGGTGGTGAAACAGTAACCTTCAATAGCACTAAGTCTGGTATTCCAGAGCATATTCGTACTATTATTGAAGTATATAGGAGAGTATAATGTCTCTTTCCGATCTAGCTAAACAAATTATTAAAGAGCAGCTAGATACTGCAGGACGATCTGAAAATAATAAGAATACTGTTGTGTACTCTGTTGAAACAGGGTTAAAAGATCCTACCAGAGATGGTACTATTGCTCAAGTATCTTTTAAGTTTTCAAAACCCGTATCACAAGATCTTCTTGATGTTAGAACAGCCTCCATACTAAAAGCTGTATCCTCTAGTTTAGATATTTCAGGAGATTTAGGTGCTCTAGAAAATTTAATACAAGCAACTGCTGGTAAAAAATCTGCTGTAGGTAAAAAACGTTCTACAGGCAGAGTACAGGTAAACTTTGGAGATCCTAAAGACGTAGAGGATGGATACTCAGGTGCAATAACAGGTGCTTCCGGACGTTTCGTGTCTAATAGCAATATGAAGGTTATATTAGAGATAGTTGCTAAAGAATACTTAATAAAGGATATGAAAAAGACAGGAGCGCCATTAAAATTTAGAACCGGTCGCTTTGCAAATTCTCTAAAAATTAAGGATGTTATGCTTAGAGACGCAGAGACTAGTAAAGGTTCTCCTGAATTGAACGTAACATATAATTATATGACTCGTCCATATTCTGTGTTCAACCCCGCAGTATCTACATATAGAAGATTATCTCTACGACCTTATCCTGGCGCTAGAAACCCACAAAAACTTATTGGTGAGGCTATAGCAAAAGCTGCAAGAGACCTGATTCACTCCAGATATAAAATTAAGGTTAATCAAGGAACCTAATAAATGGACCATAGAACAAGTATTGCACAAGCTATGGTTGACCGAATCTCTAAACAAATGGATGGTTCTCAACCTGACGAATATTTTAATAACCTATACGGAAACGTTTCTCGTCAAACTTATAAATTTGAGGAAATACGAGAGTTTCCTTATGTGGCAGTTCATATCGGAACTGAAACTGGGCAGTATCTTCCTTCAGGCCAACAGTGGATGTTTTTAGAACTTCCAATCCTGGTGTACGATAAAGAGAAAACAGACATTCAAGAGCAACTTGAAAAACTCGTAGCGGATATAAAAACCGTTATTGACACAGGTGGAAATTTAGAATATACTGTTAGTAAACCTAATGGATCGACCTTCCCATGTGAGGCAACTGATATGATCATTACATCAGTTAGTACAGATGAGGGTCTACTGGCCCCATATGGTTTAGCAGAAATAAATGTAACAGTGAGGTATCAGCCTCCACGTAGGTCACTTCGCAGATAAGTTACAGATTAGGAGAAAATAATTAAATGTCTTTACAACTATTACGTAATACTCGAATCTTCGTGTCTACGGTTAAGACCGGTCACAATAAGACCAACACGCAAGAGATTCTAGTTCAGGATGATATTTCTTGGGGTCAGGACAGTAACTCAACAGATATTACTGTTAATGAAGCTGGTCCGCGTCCAACTCGTGGTTCTAAACGTTTTAATGACTCTTTAAACGCAGCTGAGTGGAGTTTCTCTACTTATATCCTGCCATATAAAGATAAAACTACTAACAAACAGATTGTTCCTGACTATATGTTATGGCATGCACTTTCTAGTGGTAAAGCTCTTAACCTAGAAGGTGATACAGGAGCACACAATAACGAAGCTAACTTTATGGTTAACTTCAAAGATAACTCTTATCACGAGTTAGCAATGTTACATATTTATATTCTGACCGATAAAGCATGGAGTTATATCGATTCCTGTCAGATTAATCAGGCAGAAGTTAACGTTGATATTGAAGATATTGGTCGTGTAACTTGGTCTGGTAATGGTAATCAGCTTATTCCTCTGGATGCTCAGCCATTTGATCCTGATACTGTAGGTATTGATGATGAAACTTATATGACTATTCAGAGTTCTTATATCAAGAACAAATTGACTATCCTGAAAATTAAGGATATGGATTCTGATAAGGCATATGATATCCCTATTACTGGCGGTACTTTCACCATTAATAACAATATCACGTACCTAACCCCGAATATTATGTCCCGTGTAAATATTCCGATCGGTTCATTTACTGGTGCGTTTGAATTAACTGGTTCACTAACTGCCTATCTAAATGATAAATCTCTTGGTTCTATGGAGCTGTACAAAGATCTTATCAAGACTCTGAAGGTAGTTAACAAGTTTGAAATTGCACTTATCCTTGGTGGTGAGTATGATGATGAACGCCCGGCAGCTGTGTTAGTTGCTAAACAGGCGCATGTTAACATTCCTACTATTGAGACTGATGATGTACTTGGTACTTCAGTAGAGTTTAAAGCTATTCCTACAGATCTGGATACTGGTGATGAAGGTTATCTTGGTTTCTCTAGCAAGTATACTAAAACCACTGTGGCTAATCTGATTGCTACAGGAGATGGCGCTAAAACTCCACCAAAACTAGTTGAATCAATCACAGTTAAATCTGCTGGTAATGTCACTTCAGTAGCGAACAGTAATACTCTACAGATGTCTGTTGAAGTAACTCCGCCAGATGCTACTAATAGTGCCGTAACCTGGTCTATTTCTAGTGGTGATGCAGCTACAATTGATCCAGAGTCTGGTCTATTAACTGCGGACACTACTAAGACAGGCTCTGTTACTGTCAAAGCTGTAGCTAAAGACGGTTCTGGTGTAGAAGGTACTAAGAGCATTACAGTTACTGCTGGTGGCTAATTAAATGTACTACTCTCTAATGAGAGAGTCAAAAGTTATAGTTGAGTATGATGGTAGGGCATTTCATTTTGATGCCCTATCAAACTATGATATACAGACTTCCTACGAGGAATTCAAGACTCTTCGTAGGACTGTTCATCGTAGAACTAACTATGCAGACTCTATTATAAATGCTCAAACTCCCTCTTCTATCTCTCTAGCAGTAAATTTCAGTAATACTCTTACTGAGGCTAACTTCTTTGAATGGTTAGGTTTTGATAGAAAAGGTAATACTTTCTTACTCCCACTATATAGTAGTAATATTGAACCTATTATGTTCAATATCTATATAGTAAATAAAGATAATAACTGTGTATATTTTGAAAACTGTTATGTATCTACGGTAGATTTTTCTTTAGATAAGAACATACCAATTCTTAATGTTGGTATTGAGTCTGGGAAATTCTCAGAGGTATCTACCTATAGAGAAGCAGCTTCTATTATACAGGGTGAAGTAATGTCTTACAGCCCAGTAATAGCTTCTACTAATGGCAGCATCTTACCCGGTCTTATTTCTGCCTCTTTATCTTTCCAACAGCAGTGCTCCTGGAGAGAGGATAAGAGTGTTTTTGATATAAATAAAATTTATAATAATAAAAGAGCCTATGTAACTGAAATGAATGCTTCGGCAACCATCTCTCTATACTACTTAAAACGTTTTGCAGGAGATATGGTTTATAATATAGAACCGGAGATAGATATACCTTTAACGATAAGAAATAATAATATTTCTATAGATTTTCCTTCAGCACGTATTACAAAACGCCTAGAGTTCTCAGATGTGTATAGAGTTGAGTGGGATATTATACCTACTGCTTCTTCAGACCCAGTGAGAATAGATTTCTTTGGAGAAATTAAAAAATGATTAATTTAAAAGATATTACTCTTGATACTCGTACTATTACTCTTTCCTACCCAGGTATGCCGAACTTTAAACTAGAACTTAACTATATGTCTCGTGCTACCTCTAAACGTGTTATTTCTTCTGCTAAACGCGATGAATGGGTTAACGGTACTTTGATTCAGGTGCAGGATGATGATAAGTTCATTGAAGCCTTTGTTGACGCAGCTATTAAAGGCTGGACTGGCTTAACTGTTGGTGACGTTGAAAAACTGATGCTGATTGAAACAGACGCTGATCCTACTACTGAAGTTCCTTTTAGCCGCGATAATGCTGTAATGCTCATGCAGAACTCTGCTGCGTTTGATTCTTGGATCAACCAGACAGTGTTCCACTTAGACACTTTTCGTAGCCCAAAAGCGTAAAGAACTCCTAGATGCTGTTGCTGATTTTGCAGATAAATGTATTAAAAGCTCAGCATCTAAAATGACCAAACAACAATATTTGATACTTTGTGAGTCAATGGGTATAGAACCTGATCCTAAGGCTATGCCCGTTGAACTCGAAGATTTTCCACCTATTGTATCTATTAGTATGAATATTTATAACAGTCTGATTGACTGTTTCATACCTGGTGACTTTCCTATTTTTATAGGTAAGGATAAGGCTGCATTAGGTGTTTTATTTGATATTTATGGGATTACTGATCCTATAGAAAAAGAATTTGTTCTACACATTATCAATATATTTGATGCTAAAGCTGTAGATGCTGCACGTAAGCGTGCTGAGAAGCATAAACCGCAAAACGGAAGGATTCCTAACGTTAAGCCACATGCTAGATCTCGTGCACGGTAAAAGTTTCCTCCAATGGGCGTTCCACGATGAGGCTTGGCTCTGGGTGATTTGCCCAGAGCCTTTTTTATTGGGAAAAATAAAACATGACTGATAAGCTAATACGAGAATTACTAATAGACGTTAAACAGAAGGGGGCAACTCGTACTGCAAAGTCTATTGAAAACGTATCTGATGCGTTGGAAAATGCTGCTGCTGCTTCCGAACTGACAAATGAGCAGTTAGGTAAAATGCCCAAAACCCTTTACTCCATTGAGAGGGCAGCAGATAGAGCAGCGAAAAGTCTTACTAAAATGCAAGCTAGTAGGGGTATGGCTGGTATCACTAAATCTATTAATGATATTGGTGATAAACTAGACTACCTAGCTATCCAACTTATTGAAGTAACAGATAAACTAGAAATTGGATTCGATGGAGTTTCTAGATCTGTTAAAGCAATGGGTAATGATGTTGCAGCTGCAACAGAGAAAGTTCAAGATAGATTGTATGATACTAATAGAGCATTAGGTGGCACAGCTAGAGGTTTTAATGACACTGCTGGTGCCGCTGGTAGAGCTTCTAGAGCTATTGGTAATACTTCTGGTTCAGCGCGTGGTGCAACTCGTGATTTTGCGGCAATGGCTAAGATCGGTGGTAGTCTACCTATTATGTACGCAGCTCTTGCTTCCAACATCTTCGTTTTGCAATCAGCATTTGAACAACTTAAACTAGGTGATCAGCTAAATCGTCTAGAAAAATTTGGTGTTATAGTAGGTACTCAGACAGGTACTCCTGTTCAGACCCTTGCTAGATCACTACAAGAAGCTGCTGGATATGCTATTTCTTTTGAGGAAGCGATGAGACAGGCGTCTTCAGCATCTGCTTATGGATTTGATGCCGAACAACTTAATAAATTTGGTTTAGTAGCTCGTCGTGCTGCTGCTGTTCTTGGCGTTGATATGACTGATGCACTTAACCGTGTAATTAAGGGTGTATCTAAACAAGAAATCGAACTTCTGGATGAACTTGGTGTCACCATCCGTCTTAATGATGCATACGCTGATTATGTTAAACAGTTAAATGCTGCAAACACAGGTATAACATATAATGTTAATAATCTTACCACTTTCCAGAAGCAACAAGCATACGCTAACGCGGTAATTGCTGAATCTACTAAGCGTTTTGGCTACCTAGATGAAGTACTACGTGCAACTCCGTGGGAGCAATTTGCTGCTAATGCAGATGCTGCACTAAGAAAAATACAACAAGCTGCTGCTAAGTATTTAGGGCCAGTAATTGATGCTATCAACACAGTATTTTATACATCTCAGGCTTCTATATCTGCTGAAGCAGCTAGAGCTCAAGAAAAAACTAATAGACAGATAGACCCTACCAACGTTGGTGCTGTTGCTTTAAGTTTAGCTGCTTCTGAAGAAGGCTATAATAAAGCTCTAGATATGTATAAGGAATCTCTTGATAAGCGTAATAAGCTAAAATCTGAGTTCGATAAACGAATGGAACAAGCAGATTTCTATACAAAACTAGCTATACGTCAGGTTGGAGAAGGTATTCCTGTTGGTATTGCAGCAGCAGGTGCCTCGGAGGCCAATAAGCAATTTGTAGCAGAAACTGCAGCTATGGGTCTACAAGTAACTAGACTTGGTAAGGAAGTAGAGGATTCTACAGAGAATCTCAATGCTTGGAAATCAGCGTATCAAGCTGCTGGGGCTGCTGCTGCAAAAGCTAATCCAGAGTTTCAGAAGCAAATTAATCTACAGAGAGATACTACTGATCCTGATGCTGTATACGATTTTAACTCTACTGTATTAAAAGGACTAACTGAGCAGCAGAAAGCGTACAATCAGACTAAGAAAACTGCTAGTGACTTAGCTAATGATATACAGAACGTTGCTCAGAATACAGATACTGCTGCTAAAACTAGTGCTACTTTAGCAGATGCTATAAAAAACATAGAATCTCTATCTCTAGGTACTGGTAAGAGTGCTGATGAATATGTTAAAAATCTTAACCTAGGCTACAATACTCTGTCTGAAATGAAAACTGCGTCTCAGGCCTTATCTGAGTATGTTAAACTAACTGGTAATGAAACTAAAAATCAGTTAGCAGTTCAACAGAAGATAGCTGATGTATATAACCAAACTAAGGATAAAGAAAAAGCACAGGAAGCTGGTAGGCGTTTAGAACTCCAACAGTTAGAAGAGCAAGAAGCTGCTTTACGCCGTGTTCTTCAAACAAACCAGGGAAATAAAGCTGTTGAGAAAGAAATTGAAAAAATTCAGCTGGAGAAACTTAAGCTTACCAATCAGGGCATGGAAGCTCAGAAGAAAGTTAAGGATTATACAGATAAAATTCTGGGTGTAGATCGTGAGATAGCTCTTCTGAATGACCGTACTATGACTAGCACTCAGTATAGATTAGCACAGTTAAAGTTAGAACTAACCATAGAGGAGGAAAAATACGAGTGGTATTTAAAACAAGCGGATAAACAAAAAGAGGCAGAACAGTCTAGACGTGCTCAAGCACAGATAAGTAGAGAGTTATGGGAAGCAGAGAAACAAGCTACTGCTACTCATGTATCCGCCCTTATGGATGCCTTAGAGGTTAGCCAAACGCAGAGAAATGTCACTGGTCAGTCCCAGATTCTCACTGAAAGGTTATCTATTCTGCAGCAGCAGCTGGAGCTGTCTAAAGGTAATACTGAAGAAGAAATTAAATATCGTAATGAGATTTATAAAACTTCAGCAGCCTTAGAACAGCTTAGGAAACAGAGGGATAGCCAGATGCAGCAACAGGTAGGGTCTTCTGTAGGTGCTGTATATACTCCTACAACTGGACTATCTGGAGAAGATAAAGATTTTGCTGATATGCAAAATAGAATGGCTTCTTATGACCAGGCAATCTCTAAATTATCTGAGCTAAACTCTGAAGCAACCGCTGTGGCTCAAAGTATGGGTAATCTAACTAATGCCATGATCCAGTTCTCCCAGGGATCTTTAGATACTACTTCCCTGATTGCTTCTGGTATGCAGACTGTGGCCTCTATGATTCAATATAGTACTAGTCAACAGGTTAGTGCAATTGATCAGGCTATTGCAGCAGAGCAAAAACGCGATGGTAAATCAGAAGCATCTAAAGCTAAGTTGAAGAAGCTGGAAGCTGAAAAGCTGAAGATTCAACAAGACGCAGCTAAGAAGCAGATTATCATCCAAACTGCAGTAGCTGTAATGCAGGCGGCAACAGCTGTTCCATACCCGTTCTCTATCCCTCTGATGGTAGCGGCAGGTTTAGCGGGTGCTCTGGCCCTCGCCCAAGCATCTTCTGCATCGAGTATGTCGAGTATTGCTGATTCGGGAGCTGATACAACTAGTTACTTAGCCTTAGGAGAGCGCCAAAAGAATATAGATGTGTCCATGTCTGCTAATGCAGGTGAACTATCTTATATCCGTGGCGATAAAGGCATAGGCGGTGCTAATTCTTTCGTTCCTCGTGCTGAGGGTGGTAACATGTACCCAGGGGTTAGCTATCAAATGGGTGAGCATGGTACAGAAGTAGTTACACCTATGGTTCCTATGAAAGCTACACCTAATGATGAGCTAAAAACCTCATCTAACTCAACTTCAGGAAGACCCATCATCCTGAATATTAGTGCTATGGATGCTGCAAGTTTTAGAGAGTTTGCTTCTAGTAATAGTAGTGCTCTAAGAGACGCAGTAGAATTAGCTCTGAATGAGAACGGTGCTAGTCTGAAAACATTAGGAAATTCTTAAAACTGGAGGAGGACTTTGAGTCCTCCTTTTCTTTATGGAAAAATAAAAATTTCTTGATAAAATTTTCTAATACTATTATAATATTGTTATTAAAGAGGAGAAATTAACTATGAGATTACCAGACCCATACACGAATCCGGAACTTTCAGGCTTAGGATTCGAAAGTGTTAACCTGATTGATAATGACCCAGTAATTCGTGATGAGTTACCAAATGGTAAAGTTAACGAAGTTAAGGTATCCGCTCAATACTGGGGTATAAATATTTCTTACCCAGAATTATTTCCAGATGAATATAGTGTTCTAGATGCTTTTATTCTAGAATACAAAAGGACTGGTGGTTATATAGATGTTATATTACCACAATACGAAGCTTTTAGAGTTAGAGGTAATACTAGTCTAGTAAATATACCTGCTGGACAGAAGGGTTCTAATATAACTATGGATACAAAAGGACTTCTTACAGGTACTCCAAAACCGGGGGATCTATTTAAGCTGTCTAACCACCCAAAAGTATATAAAATAACATCATTTAACAAATCAGGTAATACATGGTCCATAAACCTATACCCTGATTTATTTATAACTACTACTGGAGCGGAGAAGCCAGTATTTAATGGAATACTATTTAGAACAAAACTCATGAATGGTGATGCTTTTGGATCTACACTAAATAATAACGGAACATACTCCAACATCTCATTAAATTTACGGGAAAGTCTATGAAAAAAATATTAGATAGTGCTAGAAACTACTTAAAAAATAATAGCAGAATAAAAACTGCTAGTCTAATTTCTCTAGAGTTGCCTAGCTCTACTGGTACTAGTACTGCTTTTATTTATTTAACTGATTATTTTAGAGATGTACTATATAATGGTATTTTGTATCAGGCTGGTAAAGTTAAATCTATTAGCGCACATAAACAAAACAGAGATTTATCTATTGGCAGTCTATCTTTTACTATTACGGGTACAGCGCAGGATGAAGTACTGAAATTAGTGCAGAATGGTGTGTCCTTTTTAGATAGAACAGTATCAATCCACCAAGCAATTATTACAGAGGATGGTTCTATTTTACCTGTAGACCCAGACACAAACGGGCCTTTATTATACTTTAGAGGTAGAATTACTGGTGGAGGTATTAAGGATAATATTAGTACTTCGGGAGTTGGAACCTCCACAATTACTTGGAATTGTTCTAACCAATTCTATGATTTTGATAGGGTTAATGGTAGATTTACTGATGATGCTTCTCATAGAGGGCTTGAAGTTGTAGCAGGGCAATTACTTCCATCTAACGGGGCTAAAAGACTTGAGTACCAAGAAGACTACGGTTTCTTTCACGCCAATAAAAGTATCTCTATTCTAGCAAAGTATCAGGTACAGGAGGAAAGATACAAGCTAAAGTCTAAGAAAAAGCTATTTGGACTATCCAGAAGTTATAGTCTTAAAAAGTATTATGAGACTGTTACTAAAGAAGTAGATATAGATTTTAACCTTGCTGCTAAATATATACCAGTAGTTTATGGTGTGCAGAAAATACCTGGAATACCTATTTTTGCGGATACGGAATTACATAATCCTAATATAGTTTACGTAGTATATGCTTTTGCTGAAGGAGAGATAGACGGTTTTCTTGACTTTTCCTTTGGTGATAATCCTATGATTTGTATGGACTCTAATGATAGCTCTGCTAGAACCTGCTTCGGTGTTAAAAAAGTAGCAGGAGACACCATGCAAAGAATAGCATCAGGAATATCTTCTAGTAGTCCTTCTGTGCATGGCCAGGAATATAAATATAACGATGGTAATGGTGATATAAGGATTTGGACTTATCATGGAAAAGCCGATCAAACTGCTTCTGAAGTATTAGTAAATATAGCGAAGGAGCGTGGGTTCTATCTCCAAAGTATGAACGGTAATGGACCTGAGTACTGGGATGCTAGATATAAACTATTAGATACTGCATACGCGGTAGTACGCTTTACTATTAATGAAAATAGAACTGAGATCCCAGAAGTTAGTGCTGAGATTCAGGGTAAGAAGATAAAAATCTACCATTCTGATGGTAGAGTAACTGCTAATAGTACTAGTTTAAATGGTATTTGGCAAACACTTGACTACTTAACTTCAGATAGGTATGGTGCAAACATTGCTATTGATCAGTTCCCTCTCCAACAATTGGTACAAGAAGCTGCTATCTTAGATATTATAGATGAATCTTACCAGGTATCTTGGCAGCCATACTGGAGATATGTTGGGTGGACTGATCCATTAGCAGAAAATAGGCAAATAGTACAAATGAATACTATTCTAGATACATCTGAATCAGTATTTAAAAACGTGCAAGGTTTGCTAGAGTCCTACGGTGGGGCTATTAACAACTTATCTGGTCAATATAGGATTACTGTAGAAAAATATTCTAATACTCCATTAGAGATTAATTTTCTGGATACTTATGGTGATTTAGAGCTATCAGATACTACTGGTAGAAATAAATTCAACTCAGTTCAAGCATCCATCGTAGACCCAGCTCTTAGCTGGAAAACTAACTCTATTACCTTTTACAACTCTAAATATAAAGAGCAAGATAAAAATTTAGACAAAAAATTACAATTATCTTTTGCAAATATAACTAACTACTATACTGCTAGAAGTTTTGCAGACAGAGAGCTTAAAAAATCTAGGTATTCTAGAACCCTCTCATTTTCTTTACCATACCAATTCATTGGTATTGAGCCTAACGATGCTATTGCATTTACATACGACCGTTATGGATGGGATAAGAAATACTTTTTAGTAGATGAAGTCGAAAACTCTAGAGAAGGAAAGATAAATGTTACTCTACAAGAGTATGGGGAAGATGTATTTATCAACTCTGATCAAGTAGATAATAGTGGTAATGATATACCAGATATTAGTAACAATGTTCTTCCTCCTAGAGATTTTAAATATACCCCTACACCCGGTGGTTTAGTTGGTTCTATAGGAAAAAATGGTGAGCTATCTTGGCTTCCAAGTTTAACTAATAACGTAGTTTATTACTCTATCATGCATTCAGGTCATGCTGAACCCTATATCGTACAGCAACTAGAAACAAATCCCAATGAACGCATGATCCAAGAGATAATTGGAGAGCCTGCAGGTTTAGCAATATTTGAAATAAGGGCCGTGGATATAAACGGTAGAAGAAGTTCTCCAGTAACATTATCTATAGAACTTAACTCTGCTAAAAACCTAAGTGTAGTATCTAATTTTAGGGTAACTAATACGGCTTCTGGGGATGTAACTGAGTTTGTAGGCCCAGATGTAAAACTAGCTTGGGATAGGATACCAGAAGAAGATATAATAGAAAGTATATTCTATACTCTGGAGATCTATGATTCTCAGAATAGAATGCTAAGAAGTGTACGTATTGAAAATCAGTATACTTATGACTATTTATTAATGTATAATAAGGCAGATTTTGCTCTTCATAACAGCGATGCTCTAGGAATCAATAGAAAACTATATTTTCGTATTAGAGCAGAAGGAGATGATGGAGAACAGTCTGTGGAGTGGGCATCCATTTAATGATTTCGAATAATGCACCAGCCAAAATGGTCTTAAATAGTATAATGACTGGATATACAATGGCATATGTCCAGCACTCTATATATACTGACTATGACGTTATTGGCAGATCTTTTTGGTTAAAGACAGGAGAAAGTGTAGATAGACGTGATTATACTGGTATAGATACTTTCTTCGTAATGATTAATAATCTGACCCCTTCAACCTCTTATGAGATTCAAGGGGCTTTCTACGACTCTATTATTGATTCTGAACTGTTAGAGGCTAAGATTGGTATCAATCTCTCTAATGAGACTAACTTTAGGACAAAAGAGAAGCCAACAATTGTTGCAGCAAGATCTGAATCAGAACCTGTGGATGTTGGGGTAGGTGCACCGATAGTTATCGTAGAAACAACTGGTGAAGCAAGCTACTGTACTATTGAGTTAAAAAGTACAGCTACTGAAGACAGTCCTTGGACTAAGTATTACATTGGTGCTTTAGGTTCTACTATTAAATTTGGTGGAGTTCCTATCGGAGATTACAAGATCAGAATATCTGGTCAAGTAACTATGCCTGATGGTGTTACAGTTGATTCTTCTGGGTATTATGAATTCCCTAATATTTTAACTGTAGCGTATAATTTTGTTCCTCCTACTGCACCTATCAATATTGTTTTTAAAGCTGCACGAATTGCTGATGGTAAAGAACGCTATGATGTTAGAATTGAGTGGGATTGGGAACGCGGTGGCGGTGCTAATGTTCGTGAGTTCTTGGTTACTTATATAAACTCTGAAGAATACGGTAAGACTGGCTGGGCTAAAGCCCAAAAGATAAACGTTGGTGCTGCTAGAGCTGCAACAATTATATCCTTTCCATGGAAAGTTGAGCATACTTTTAAGGTATCATCAATTGCCTGGGGACCAAATAAGCAGGATATAACAGAATCAGCTCCTGTAACATTTATATTGAATGAAGATACTCCTCTAGACAACAGCTTTGTCAATGAGACGGGTATTGATGTTAACTATGCCTTTATTAAAGGCAGCATGAAAGATGGAGAAATCTGGAGACAGACATTCTTAATCGATGCAGCTACTGGTGCTATTAACATCGGTCTGCTAGATGAAGAGGGAAAAGCACCTATTTCTTTTGATCCTATAAACCGTGTTGTTAACGTTGATGGTAAAGTAATTACTAGAGATATTAATGCTGCGAATTTTATCATGACTAACTTATCCGGTAAGGATAATCCAGCAATTTATACTCAAGGTAAATCTTGGGGAGATAATAACTCCGGTATTTGGATGGGCATGGATAATACCTCTGCCAAAGCTAAGTTAGACATTGGTAATGCCACACAGTGGATTCGTTATGATGGTGATGTGCTACGTATCTCTAGTGGTGTAGTAATTGGGACACCAAATGGCGATGTAGATATTGGTACTGGGATGCAGGGTAAACAAACAGTATTTGTTTATAAGTTAGCAACATCTCTACCCGCTAAACCACTAGAACAAGATTACCCGCCTCCTGGTTGGTCAAAAACTCCACCTAACCGTACAGATATGACACAAAATATCTATGCAACTACGGGTACACTTGATCCGGTTACTAACAAACTTCTTGAAGGTACTAGCTGGTCTGATGTAGTTCAGTGGAGTGGTACTGAAGGTACTATTGGTGCAGATGGTCAAAGGGGGCCTGGCATGTATTCCTTAGGTATTCCAGGTCTTGGAGGCTGGGATGATGGACAAGCTAATGCCTTCTTCCAGAATAACTTTGGTAGTCCACCAGTTAGATATGATGTATTGACTGAGTTTAATAGTAATGCTCCGCAATCTGCATTTACTCGTCAATGGAATGGTTCCGGTTGGATTAACCCTGCAATGGTTCTTCATGGCAACATGATTGTTAATGGAACTGTGACTGCTGATAAGATTGTGGCAGGAAATGCCTTCTTATCACAAATCGGTGTTAATATAATCTATGATAGAAATGCTGCGTTATCAGGGAACCCTGAAGCATACTATAAGATGAAGATAGACCTAAATAGTGGGTATATCCATATAAGGTAAAATAATGAGTACAGAAAATAGAGTAATTGATATTGTTGTTGATGAGAAAGTACCTTATGGTCTTGTCATGCAGTTTATGGATGTTGATGATAGTGTCTACCCTCCCTCTGAAATACCTGTTAACCTAACAGGTTACTCACTTCGTGGAACTATTAAAGCAAGTCTTGATGAAGATGCAGAAACTTTAGCTACTTTTAAAACTCGTATAATCGATGCGGCTCAAGGAGCTGCTGCTATTAGCCTTAGTGTTGGAGATGTTAATAATATTGGTATTAAGGCATCCAAAGAGCGTGATAAATATAACCCAAGACAACGTTTTGCAGGCTATTACGATATTCTAATGACCCGCGATGTTATTGGTTCAGAAGTCAGTTCTTTCCGTATTATGGAAGGAAAGGTTTATGTGAGTGATGGGGTAACTCAATAATGGCACTTAAAACTAAAATTATTGTACAGCAGATTCTGAACATAGATGACACTACAACTACTGCTAGTAAGTACCCTAAATATACAGTAGTTTTAGGAAATTCTATTAGCTCTATTACTGCTGGTGAATTAACTTCTGCTGTAGAAGCCTCCGCTGCTTCTGCGGCAGCAGCAAAAGGTTCTGAAATTGCTGCTAAAGATTCTGAGAATAAAGCAAAAGACTCCGAAATTATGGCGGGTATCTATGCAGATTCTTCCCAAACATCAGCTACTCAATCCGCAGCTTCAGCAGCAGAATCTGAGAAACAAGCTAGATTATCTCAGAAGAGTGCAGATGCTTCTGCTACATCAGCGGAAGAGTCTAAAGGATTTAGAGATTCTGCTGAACTAGCTGCTCAGAATGCTGAGAACAGTCGTAGACTTGCTGAACAAGCTAAGTCTGCTGCGCAAGCTGCTCAAACAGCGGCTGAAACTGCTAAGACTGGTGCTGAAACAGCAAAAGCTGGAGCAGATGCTGCTGCTACAACTGCTGGAGAACACGCTGCTGCTGCGAAACAATCAGAATTAAATGCTAAAACTTCTGAGACTAATGCTGCTAGCTCTGCTACAGAAGCGGGGGACAAAGCTATTGATGCTACTACTGAAGCAGATCGTGCTAAAGCTGAAGCAGATCGTGCAACTCAGATTGTTGATAGTAAACTTGATAAGGTAGATATTTCTGGTTTCATCAAAGTTTATAAGACTAAAGCAGAAGCCGATGCGGATGTTGGAAGTCGTGTACTAGGGGAGAAGATCCTAGTATGGAATCAAACTGATTCAAAATATGGGTGGTATAAGGTCACTGGTACTGCCGAAGCTCCTGTTCTAGAATTAGCAGAAATAGAGCAAAAGCTAGTTTCTATTAATAACGTTCGTGCAGATGACGCGGGTAACGTACAGATTACTCTTCCTGGTGGTAACCCCTCTTTATGGCTAGGTGAAGTTACTTGGTTCCCTTATGATAAAGATTCAGGTGTTGGCTATCCCGGTGTTCTGCCTGCCGATGGCCGTGAAGTCCTTCGTGTAGACTACCCAGACACTTGGGAAGCCATCGAAGCTGGTCTAATTCCTTCTGTATCAGAAGCTGAATGGCAGGCTGGTGCAATACTCTACTTCTCCACTGGTGATGGTTCTACAACCTTCCGTTTACCAGATATGATGCAAGGGCAGGCTTTCCGTGCACCAACTAAAGGTGAAGAAAATGCTGGTGCTATCAAAGAACAAATTCCTTATATCACCACTGTGAATGGAATTAGTCCTGCTGACGATACTGGAGCTATTAAGCTCCCTTACGTGGCGATGGTTAATGGAACTATTATACCAGATGAGAATGGAAACCTAGCACTAGGTAACGTTGTTACTAAGAATGTTTGGAATGGTACTGATGGAGAAGTTCTACTTCGTGGTGCTTTTGGTTTAGGTGGTGCTGGTATTGCGTTAAATGAACCTGATATAGTATCATTTTTTAAGGCTATGAGAGCTTTTGGCTCTGGGTATTATCGCAATGATACGGGATTTGATGGCTTGCCTGCATACGCTGCAGGTTTCTACTCCAGGGTAGCAGATACTAACTCGTTTATCTGCCCATCGTATGGTAGTGCTTCAGTATTTGTAGCTGCAATCAATGATGCTGGTTTAGATAGTGAAAACCCTATTGTTCATACTAATATTCTTTATGGTACTGTTAATAAGCCAGATCTAAATGGTGATACTAATGGAGTTCTTAGTGTTGGTAAAGGCGGTACTGGAGCTACCACAGTTAGTGCTGCTAAGAAAGCTTTAGAAGTTGGTGGAGTTTTCTGTAATGATAGCCCAGCTGATGCTGCTTTCAACTCTCTCCAGAGCCCTGCTGGTATTCATGAGTTTAGACTAACTAATGAGGGGTTATGGGGTGTATGGAAGAAGGGGGAAGAAACGGTAGCTGCGTTGCCTATAGGCTCTGGTGGTACAGGAGCTACTGATAAAGTTGCTGCACGTGATAACTTTGAATTGGGGTATCATAATACTCCTAGATTTACTGGGGTAGATCTATCTAATCCCGAAAGCATACCCTATAGTGGTATCCTTAATCTAAACAGGCTAAAGGAATCTGATCAAAATGTTATTACTCAGGGTAGAATCTATCATGAGATGCAATCAGATTTGGCTAAAATTACCCTTCATATTAACAATACTTTAAATGGTGCAAACCGTTATATACAGTTTGTAGAAAATGGTGATTTAACTGGGCTACAGAATGTACATGCAGTTAACTACCTTGCAAGTGGTTATGTTACAGCCCAGGGATGGATCAAAGGCGGGGAAAAAATCTATATACAGCAAACAGGTGGGGGCAACAGGGAAATTAGTATGGCTGTACCTACTCCTAATAATGACCCTGGTGCTGGTTCTTGGGTTAACTTACTACAGGGTAACTGGTATAACGGTTACTGGCAAGTAGGTGGTATCCGTGGTAGTGGACCGGACTTAGACTGCCTCCGTATTGGAGTTAACAACTCTGGTACAGATTGGAAGGAATTCAATTTCTACAACTCCTATGGTGGCCATATAACTGCTCCAAAAGGTTTTCGTGGTCAGTGTACTCAAGGATATTGGGGCTTAGAGTGGGATTACATGGGCGCCCCATTTCATGCAGAGTCTGTAGCAAATAATGATGGTGGTTGGTCTCCTATAGTATCGGGAGGTTCTTTATCCGCTGGTGGATATCATTTAAGAATAGGCCTTGGCTGTATCTCTAATGGTAACGCTGCATGGCCTGACGCTGCTCTTAAGTTAAATGGGGATGGCCAGTTCCACCGTTCATTCAACTTTAGAACAAACGGTAGCGTGTATACTTGGGGTAATGATCCTTGGGGAGGTAACTATGACTTTGCTATGAACCCTTCTTCAGATAGAGATATCAAAAGAGATATTAATTATGATGATGGGTTAGCCTCCTATGAGAATATAAAGCAATTTAAACCTACCACATTTATCTATAAACTAGATAAGTATAATCGTGTACGCCGTGGTGTTATTGCTCAAGATCTTTATAAAATTGACCCTGAGTACGTAAAACTGGTTCCTGGTTCCCCTATCATAGAAACTCCAGAACATCATTGCTGTGACGAAAAAACTGAGAACGTAGAAAGTAAGATCATTGACTATGAGGATGATACTTTAGCTCTGGATATTAACCCGATCGCTATTGATACGGCATTAGCAGTTCGTTACTTGTCTCTAAAGTTCGAAGAGTCCCAGGAAGAACTGAAGTCCGTTAAGGCAGAACTGGCAGAGTTAAAAGCTCTAGTAGCCACTCTGGTAAATAAGTAAGAGTATAGGGGAGTAATTCTCCCCTATTTACTAAGGAAATACTATGTCACGTAATTTAATGCCTAAATCTGGCGCAATGGCGCCTTACGTAGTAGTTAACAGAGACGCTGCAGTTGCTGGTGTTTTCTCTGTCGATGGAGAGGCTGGTGCTGTTGTACTAACTTCCAAATATCTACAAATTACAAAATATACTACTGATAAAGCTGCTACTGATGCATCTATTAATAGTATTAATGAATCAATTGGTAATATTAATACTGCATTAGGTGGTATTAATACTACTTTAGGTACTAAAGCTGCTAAAGGTGCTAATAACGATATTACAGAATTAAATGCACTGACTAAAGCTATTACTATTGCTCAGGGTGGTACTGGTGCTACTACGTTAGAGGGTGCTAAGAAGGCCTTACAAGTTGAGCGCCTTCGCCAACAGAGTAATGGAACTTTTATTGTATCTCCTAATGAGAAATATTCTTTATTTATATATGATAGTGGAGATTTTGGTCTACTTGATAATTCTACCGCAGCAGTACAAGCATTAAAAGTTGCATTTGGTGGTACTGGAGGAACTACTCCAAAAGCAGCAAGAAAAAATCTTAATGTTCCGGTTGGCGCCTCGGCTGAAAAAATTGCTGATGGGGAAGATGTTCTAAACTATATTGCGGTTGCAGGTCAAAGTGGATACTATTCATCTGGTGAATTAATAGTTAATGGGCCTCCTAAGCAAGAAGGTTGGTGGGCCTATAACTTCCACTGTCATGGTGTGGATATTAACGGAGCTGCTCAGTATGGTACACTAAAAGCTACAGGAGCACTTGGAAGTACTTGGATCAATATTCTAGATGGTACAGACAACTGGAGAGGATGGAAAGAGCAATTTAATACCCAGTCTATCATACAGTTTTCAAATGGGGGTACTGGTGCTACTTCTAAAGATGGTGCAAGAACTAACCTGGATATTGACAGATTCAAACAAAGTGCTACTGAGACTATGGTATATGCTCCCGGAAGTGGATTTAGAATCACTGCTAGGCCTAATGGGGAATGGGGTACATGGAGAGATGATACCGGTACTTGGGTTCCTTTGGCTATTACAGCCGGGGGTACAGGAGCTAATTCTGCCGACCAAGCTAGAAAAAATCTAGAGTTAACAGAGTGGAACCTCTTATCCTCTATGGATGGTAAATACCCTAATGGGTTTAATTTTGACACTCTTGCTGTAAATAGTAAGTTTACTGTTCCACCTACTGGAGGAAATATTGTTGGTACCCGACCATACCAACAAATAAACGGGTTGGAAGACGCTTGGTTTTTCCTAGAGACTCTAGTACACCCAGATCCTAACTATAGAATGCAAAGAGCCACCACGTTTACAGGAACTTGGAAAGGTTCAGTAAGCGTACGTATTATGGAGAATGGTACTTGGGGTGTATGGCAACAAGCTCATGGGGCTTTGGGGCAATTAGTTAATGCAATCTCTAACCGAGGTGCCATTAGAGTACAGGGGGCTGCAAGTGGGGAATCTGGGTCACTAATAAGTGGTGCTATTACTGGTGGTTCATTTACTGATTGGAGATCAAGACCTACAGGAGTACTAGTAGAACATACTGGATTGGATTCTGCATCTTCTGTATTTAAAAGCGTAATGTGGGGTGTAGACTGGTTAGCCGGTATGGATGTAGTAGGCTGGAGTGCCGGCGGTGCACAGTTAAACATGTATTGCAGGGGGGCTGAGTTTCGTTTTGATAGCGCTGGTAATGCTGTTGGTGGTAACTGGGTAAGCAGTTCTGATATTCGCATGAAAGCCAATCTTAAGGAAATTGAGAATGCTCGTGATAAGGTTAAGTCTCTAGTAGGCTATACATACTACAAGAGAAATACTCTAGCAGAAGAAAGAGATACCGTGTACAGTACTGAGGCTGGTGTTATCGCTCAAGATGTGCAATCTGTTCTCCCAGAAGCAGTGTACAAGATTGAGCCACAAAAAGAAGACAGTATGCTTGGTGTCTCCCATGCAGGTGTCAATGCTCTTCTAGTTAATGCTTTTAATGAACTTAACGAAGTTGTTGAAAAGCAGCAACAAGAGATTGATGAGCTTAAGAAACTGGTAAAACAGTTACTTGATAAATAAAAGAAAACCCCAGTGGATTGCCCACTGGGGTTTATTATTACCTGCTACCAGCAATAATACCTAAATTAAACACTGCTAACATAGCTCGAAGAGTAGGATCTTCTGAATTACTACATAGTTCGATAAAAGCCTCCTCATCCCAATGGATTACATTGCCTTCACGATCTACTTTGAGAACTACGTTATTCATGTCTGGTTCTGCTACCATAACATGATGATATGTAGCGGGATGTTCAAATGATCCTACCATATTAGGATCAACAAAATTATTTACTTCCTGAACTTCCAAATCCACCTTCTCCACGATTAGTCTCCTCTAGTTCGTCAACGATTTTAAAATTATGGGTTGAGTAGTGTGGTACTATCACCAACTGACAAAGTCTTTCGAAATTTTCTAATGTTTGTATTTCAGAACCGTAGTTAAATAGATTCATCTTAATAGTTCCACGATAGTCTGAGTCAATCACTCCTGCGGTGTTTGCGATCATCAGATGACGCTTACCTAAAGAGCTGCGAGGAACTACCAAACCGAACCAACCTCGCGGAATTTCCACCGCGACACCGGTGTCAATCATTAAGGATTTGCCTGGTGCAATAGCACGTAAATCTGCGGCAGGGTTAGTACCAAAGAACGCTCGTAAATCCATACCTGCGGCATCTTCGGAACCAATCTTAGGCATACAATCTGGATGAGTTAATTTAATTTTAATCATTGTTCTGCAATCTCCAAAATATCTTTTGTAAACTTATCTAATACATCTTGACCTACAGCAGCAATAGCATCTACACAGTAGGTAGGTAAATCAACCAGAATTAAGTTTCGGTAAAGCAATTCTTCCGAAGCATTTAAATTCTGTATATATTTCTGTTTTCCAGGTAGTGGAAGCTGATCAATAATATCCAGAACGTTACCAAATTCACGAATAATATTATACCCGCGTTTTGCCCCAATACCTTCAACACCACGGATATTATCCCCTAAATCACCCATAATTGCTTTCAGAGAGATAAACTGCTCTACATCGTCAACATTATGATGCTCATACATATCACGAAGATGGTATTCGCGACGTGTTGTAAAAGAGAAGCGAGAAACTTTATCAGTTAATAAAGTATCCCAGTCACCATCAGTAGAAATCAACCAAACGTGATCATACAGATGTCCAATGAGTTTAACGATATAAGCCGCCATATCATCTGCTTCTACACCACGAATAGTGAATGTTGGGAATGTAGTTTCACATAGTTCGAAAGCATCTTTCAAATACTCGAAGAACTGCTCATCTAACGCTTTCTCCTCTTCCGTACGCTGCGAGTATTTCTCATCTCGATTCCCTTTATACTCAGGGAGATGCTCTAAGCGGAATGCAGACTTCCCTTTATCTCCTAAAACTATTGTAGTTCTAGCGGAATAAGATTTTGCTAGAGACTGAATAGTGGAAACATAACTTGAGGCAAATGGTTTTTTACTGTTATTATGCTTGAAGCGAAAGCCTAAGTTAGTTCCATCAACAATCATTAGGTTACGACGGGAAGCCATTTCAGCTTCCTCTTCTTCAATAAATTTTCCCCAGGATTTACTCATTATTTAATTAAGTCCTCAACAGATGCATGATGTAGCCACGGCTCAAATAAACCAATTACGATTTCCATGTCTTTCTTATTTAACACCATATGGGTACGACTCATTAAGTTGTCAACCATCGGGTCTGAGCTATCCAAAGCTATTAACCACTGTCCTCTGTCTTTCTTGAATATTAATGCAGGTTTGGAGTTCATCTGCTCACCTTCACGTGAGCACTGCTGCCACCACTTCTCTAGAGTGGATTCACCAACATTAAATAAATTACTTGATATATTATCATCTTTATACCACTTAACTTCGAAGCAGTATTTACTAATGTGTCCGCTTTGTGGTGGAAGGTAGATGTCACCCTTCAATCCGTGGCTCTGGCCAAAAGCACCAGAACCAGGAACACGTTCCCACTCAAGACCTGTACGTTCACGTAAAATATCTCTTACCTGATATTCACCACGTTTACCCTTCTCTCTACTATCTACAGCCATGTTTTATTCTAAGTAGGAAAATCCTTCTGCATCTTTTTTGACAGTAATCTTATGGGCCAATGGATGCGTATGCCCATGAGAAACAATGATAGAATTTAGACTTTCTTCCTCATTTAATAATTCAACAAGGGTGTCAAGTCCTTTAGTATCAATAAAGCTAATTACTTCATCAAGGAATAGAAGATTAATATTAACTTTACTAATAGATGTTAGTAGCATTCGAATAGCTAACAGAGTTGCTAGGTTGATTCTACTTTGCTGACCAGTAGAGCAGTTCTCCATACTGGTACGGTTTCCATCATTGAAGATTACTACTTGTAATTTCGTTTCATCAAGCTCAAATCCAAGTGCGAACTTACCGCCAGTCATAATAGAAAGGTATTTATTGATAAGCTCTTCAAATACTTTCACACTATGCTCTAGTTTATACCCTACCAGATTTTTCAATGCGGCGATCAGAATATCGAGATCAGCAACAGCTTCTGATACTCCATCTAGTTTGGAAGTAATCTCAGACATTTCTGCCTCAGCTTTCTCAATCTGTTCTAGTTTCGCTCTATATTTTGCATTGGCTAATTCAACATTTGCATTATGCTCTTTGGCAATTGCAACCTTAGAACGTCCGTCAGCGATTTCCTGTTCTAGTTGTCGGATTTGCACCTGTAGGTTTTGCACATTGAGTTCTTCAAAAGAGGCATCACTCATTGAATTTTTGAACTCGTCTCTAGCTGCTACTGCTTTATCCAAAGCATCCTTTGCTCTGATATACGTAGTGTACTCAAGTTGTTCTTTCTTCAGCTGTTCTAGCTTGGTTTCAAGAGATTGCTTCTCTTTGAACAGAGGATCATATTCTGTTCTAGCCATATCCATTGCTTTTTGAGCAGCAGTTATATCCAGATGAGTACCACAAGTAGGACATTCAGTATTTGAAGCCTCTTGCTTGAACTTCTGATAACGTTTCTTGACTTCGCCCGCACGTGAGGTCACAATTGTTAGGTCACGCGTAACACTCGAGATCTCTTCATTTTGGTCGGTGGGCGCAGGTAAATTTTTGAAAGGCTCGAAAGATTGTTCGGCAACTTGTACAGCTTTGTCCAAATTACGCAATTTAGTAATATTAGCCTCTTGAGACTTGGCTAATGCCGCCTTAATTTTCGATTCAGTAAGTTCTTGTGCTAAGGGTTCTTCGTCAAACTCAGGCACTTCGACTGGTTCCTGCAAAGTTCCCAGATTATTCTTTCCATTAAGGATTTTCGTAATTACAGCCATTTGGCCCTGCAAATTATTCAAGGTATTTGCTATTTCTTTACGGTCGGCCTTAATAGTTTCTGACATTTCTTTGTACTGTTCTTGATTGAACAAGTTAACAAGAAAAGCCTTACGTGTTGCATCTGTTGCTTTTAGAAAATCTAGGTTGGAACCCACTGATTGATAAATTAGTTTGGTGAATGTTTGGAAGTCACCACCCATAATCTCTTCAATCATCTTGTATGTTTGAGTTGCCGTGTGGCCACTAATATCTTCTCCATTCTTAATAAGAGTTACTTTAGCAGTTGATTTAACTACTTTATGCAATTCATACTCATCTTCATCTTTTGAGAAGTAAGCGTGCATATCATACTCTTTTTTCGGAGAAGACCAGGAGAACAGAGCATCCTTCTTAATACCACGTGAGTTCTTATTATAAAATAGTTCTTCAATAACAGTAGCAATAGTGGATTTTCCTAACCCATTGCCACCAATTAGTTGGGTAACTGGATTCTTATCGAAATGAATTACGATGTCCTTACCGTAAGACATAACGTTACTAAATTTTAGTGTCTTAATTGTAATCTTTGACATATTTCGCAGCTCTAGCCAAGATTCTATCAATGTCACCTTGAGATAGCTTCTCAACTTCACGGAAGTAAAGTTCAAGTTCACCTAACATATCAAGATCAACAAGATTTAACTTAGCGTCTTTAGTAACTCGATGATTAATCTTCTTATCTAATAAATCAGAGTCTTTGATAGACTTTAATTGAACAACGTCACCAGTAACTTCATAGACTACACGATCATAATCACTAGGTTCCATCTCTTCACCAGCTCCGATTGTTTTACGAATCAGTTGTGGTAAATCACCGAGTTCAATCCATTCTACTTTTAATGTATCGGTATCAATGATAAAGCAACCATTTGTACCTTTTGTGCGTTCTCTATGGAACGATGTAGTTAATGGAGACCCTGGGTAGAGGAGTCTAGTAGATCCGATAGTCTGGCTATTAGTATAAGAATGTAAATCGCCAGCAATTACAGTATCATAACAGTTGTACTTAGTTAGATCAATTTCTGGTTTTACATGTGGAGGGATTTCACCACGAACATGCGTGAAACATAGTTTTGATTCAGATGGTTTCCACTTAGACTTATGGATCTCATCATACGGAACAATATCAAATTCAGGGGAACGATATGGTTTGGTAATTACTTCCCACTTCCCACTCGTTACTTTATTAATAACTCCCGCATAATGATATAGGCATGAAATAGTTTTAGTTAACATTTCATGATTTCCAGTAAAGATTTTGCCCGGATGGTCAAGTCTTGACATGAACTGTTCAAGCAGTTCTATTTCTTCTGACGACGGGTCGGCAACATCAAGTATATCACCACCAGCAATATGAAGATCACAGTTATGATTATGGAATATATCATTTAACCGTTCTCCTAGCATCAGGAAGCGACGCTTCTGCCATTCCTTTGGAACTTTATCTTGTCCTAGTTTGATATGATGATCAGCACTAAATAATATTCTCATTGGTTAAAAAGAAAGGGGCCGAAGCCCCTCTATTTATTAGTCGTCCAGATCGCTTGCAGCTTCTGTGTCAATACCTTTCTGGGAGCCTGCATTGCTATTACCAGATTTGGCATCATCATCTTTATTCTCACGACCCTCCATGAAGGCTTGAATTGCTTCTTTCTGCTCTTCATAGGTAGGAACCGGATAGGTTTGTTCCAGAGAAGGAACTTTTTCGAACTTAATGATGTCGCCATCTTCATCACACATAGCTTCACCGATCAGATCTACGTCTGCAGCATATTGCTTAGATTCTGCACTGTTAGGATCTTGCAGCTTAATCTGGAACTGCATAGCAGCAATCTGCTGTACATCATACTCAGTATCGAAACCTTTACCTTTTTTCTCGATAGAAATATCAATATCAAACGGAGTTGCCAGATTCAACTGCTTCATGATAGACTGGATGCCTTTCAGAATCGTAGCCTTGACTTCCATTACTTTCAGTTTGTTATCAGAACGGTCGATAACAAAAGCGATATAGTTTTTCTTCGGTTTCAGCGGAACACGATTACCATCTTTATCCAGCTCTTTCTCGAAGAAGCCCATCTCATGAACCGGATCAGCTTTACCACGAACAAAGCTCTCTTTGTCACGGTTAAAACGGAGGCATTCGAAAGGAGCTACGTTACCCTCTTTATTAGTCAGCCAATAGACATAACGTGGAAGAACACCAGAAACGATACGAACACGAGTGATACCGTTGTTGAACTTCAGGAATTCGATTTTATCGTTAGAACCGCCAGTAGTTTCGCCCCAAGACTTAGCCATATTTTATTTCCTCTTTAAAGATTAATTTCGATTTGTTAATTGCGATTAGTGGGTTAGTGTCGATTACTAAACGTGGTATCCATACTGGAACATATTGTATGTCCAAACTAGGATCGTTTGTAAACTTGTATTCGGCATAATTTCGTAGACTTAAAATCCCTAGATATTCTGCCAGTTGTCTATTAGACAATTTATTTGGATTATCAACTATTGTTGATTCATTCAAAATGAATGAGGAACCGACCAATAATTGGTGAGCATCAGGCTCTGTAAGCATTCTTTTGAATAGCTTAATAATTAGGTCGGAATTTCCTCTAGCTAGTAAGTATAGCTTTTCATAATCGAAGAATTTAATTTTTGTTTTCTCCTCGAATTTATGTATATATTATACTAGATTTCGAGAGAATTTAGCAACTAAAATTTTTATTTTTCTGCTTCGGACTTTCTTATCAAACCGAAACTTTCTCTCTCAAATTTATGTATATATTATACATCATTTATGAGCTATTGCCAAATGCAATTTTAGCTAATTGAACTGCTTTCTCCGGAGTCATAGTAATAGTTTTCCACCCGTTATTACGATATACTGCCATACGTCCAGAAGCCTGTCTTAGTCCAGTACCACCTTTCATAATTAGATCTACAACAATAGGATCGAGTTTACCCTTGACAATACGTTGAACACGGCCTGCAAGCTGTTCAATGAGAGATTCATTATTAATAAGACTTCCCATTATTAAACAAGACAGCTCATTAAGGGAAATACCTTCAGAGAAGATACTTTGAGCGGCTGCGAGTACACAAGGTCCACCTTTTGCTATATCTTCCTGAATTTTTAATCGATCATCTAAGTGGGTTGCCCCTATAATTTCATATGTTGTAACACCACGCTGTGCAAGAGCTTCTAGTACTGTTTGGATTAACTCTGTTCTGTCACTTACAATGAGTACTTTATGCCCCATATTCACATATAAATGTGCTAGATTTATAATAGTCTCTCGATATTCAGGATGGTTGTACACATCATTAGCACGTAATGCCCATGGCACATTCTGATTTCCTGATAACTCAACAGGCACGGAGTACCTATGGATTGTAGGTGCAATAGTATTATTAACCGGCGGGCTAAAGATCTTATATCCAAAGAAATCTTTGAACATAACTTGTAGACCATCTTTTCTTTTTAATGTTCCAGATAGCCCGATTTTATAGCGAGCACATGATATTTCTAGGAAGTTAGTGAAAGTTGTAGCCACACAATGGTGAACTTCATCAACTATAACAGTACCGAATACTTTAGAAAGATTATTCGCATGTTTATTCACTGTTTGAATATTACTGACCACAATTGGTGGGTCAATATTGTATTTCCCGGAACCTATGATGCCTGGTTCAAACCCAAACCATTTACGAACTTCTGCCGCCCACATTTCACGAATAGATGTGTTGGTACAAATTACCAAAGTTTTCTGGCCAAATTTATACGCAAGCGCAAGGGCTAGGATAGTTTTACCAAATCCAGGCTTACCATTAATAATACAGGTATCATCGCATTCTTCGTATATTGGAAGCTGGTCTTCTTCACGCAGCTTGAACTTAGGTTTTGGTATATCTACCGGAGCTAATGTGCGTTTATCAACTAATTCGTATTTTACTCCTTTAGCATCTAGTAAGTCTAGACGTGTAATAGGAATCCACTTAATCTCTTTGGCAACAACACCACTATTCTTATACATAATAGGGTATTTACTAGTCATTGTCTCAATGTGATAAGTGGTTTGCTTACTACAATAATCCCAAAGTTCATCATCGGGCTTGAAATAGGCTTTATTAGATATAACAACCTTCATAATTTTATTCTAAGTCTAGGAATTTCAGGCTCCTCTTGATGGACTTGATAAATAACAGGGCTATTATTTACCAGAATATAGCTTATATAAGCTGGAACATAGGATAATACAAATGGATATGGAACCTTAGCTACATAGCATTGGTATTTTCCGTTATAAATTCTAGCTGAATGCAAAACTTTAGAGGTGACAACATCATAGAACGTAGTTTTCTTCCAGTTAATAAGATTTCCATCAGAATCTATAAATTGGCTACGCTTTGACCCAACTAATTGAGACAACATTGATATTCTACCTCTAATAGGGTAGAGCTTGTATGGTAATTCTTTCCGTTTCTCAAATAGAATAAGCCTACGTTGAGAAAACGTGCCAGGCAACTTCCTGTTATCTAGCACATATTTATTATATCTTGTTGTAATTACGGAATAATCACCTTCTTGCTCAATTGATACAAATGCCCGTAAAGCATATACGGGCAATTTGAAATCAAGCACCGAGAATCCTTCTCACGTTATCCAAATCTTTACATACAGCAATAAACTTATCATCCTTGTATTTGCTATGATCTGGATGCTCTTTATCCATTGCAGCTAGTTTCTTATACTCGAACTCTGCATCAAGTAATACACCCTTAACATAACGAGTATATTCATCATCATCAATACAAGCGATTGATGGGTGCTGTTTCTTCATCTTACCACAAGAATAGTCACGAGAACCTCCAGCTTCAGAATCTGAATCAATACCAATCGGACAGCCAGGAATACTGATACCACGGTCTTTTTGAATATTACGAATCAGGATTTCATTGTATTGGTCGATCAAATCCTCACGAACAATAGCAACTACGGAGTCGTGAACCAGCATAACAATCTTCATCTCTTGTTCTAGGCCAAGAGAGATGATCTCATTATCTGCATCTACAGCCCCTAAAAGGAGACTATCAGAAGAAGCAGACTGAATGATTGCGTTAAATCCAGAACGGATTTCTTCACCCTGAACACCACGGTCTTCGGAGTGGATATTATGCAGACGACGTTTACGACCAAAGTGACTATAGATAAATCCATGATTCTTGATCTGATCGTGGCACTTATCAATCCAACGCTTAAGCTGTGGGAACTGACCGAAGTAAGTTTCAATGTACTCTTTAGCATCTGCAACAGTACACTCTACAAACGGTTCACCTGTCTTAGCAGCCTGTTCCAGAAGAGCTTCGTTAACAGAATGAGCTACTTTAGCTGGGCCAGAACCATACAGAATACCAAAGGTGATTGCTTTAGCTGCTTGACGCAGAGCTGGGAATAGCTTTTTAACATCACGAGGCTCGCATTGGAGTTTAAATACCATGTGTGCGATGTTAGAGTGGAAGTCAGGGTATTTATCTGGTTCATTTCTCATGTTGATAAATACTTGTTGCATATTTCTATCGCCAGATAGAACAGCAGCATAATAAACTTCCGCAGTTGTTAAGTCCCATGCAATTACACGGTATCCTACAGGGGCTACTACACAACCCTTGATAATGGATTCATCACGTGGTAACTGTTGCAGGTTCAGTTTACCAGAAGAACTCAGACGACCAGAAGTAGTCATATGTTCATGGAAGCCAGTACGAATGCAACCATCAGCATCAATACTCAGAAGAATTTTCTCAACGTAAGTAGAGATCAGCTTAGTCAGCTTACGAATCTCTAGTAGAGTCTTAGCAATTGGATGCTGCGTAGACAATTCGTTCAGAGCTTCTGCATCTGTAGAGTCTGCTCCAGTATCCGTCAATTTACCTGTTGGAGTTAACCCAACATAATCAAACAGAAGAACACGGAGTTGTTTAACAGAGTTTGGGTTAAACGCTTCGTTCTGATCTTTCTCTAGCTGAACGACTTCTGGGTAAGTATACAGCTTCTCACGGGCTTTATTCAGATTATGAGTTAACTGATACTGAGCTTCTTTCAAGCGATCAATAGAAATTGGTACACCACGATCCTCAACACGCTGGAGAAATACACAACCAGGCATTAGGACATCATAATACAGGCTGCAAAGTTTTTCATTCTTCTCAATTTTTGGTAAGAAGAAGTTGTGCAAACGTAGTGTGGCATCAGTATCTTTTGCAGCGTAAGGCCACATAATATCAAACGGAATTAAATCATAGGTGAAATCTTCTTTCTTGATTTTATGTGCTTTGCAGTAATCCTCCTTGAACTTATCTAGTTCAAAGTCATAGTCACCCATATCGGTATACTTCATTGCTAGAGATTTCAAGCCATGAGTACCACGACGCTCATCTAGAACATAATGCTGCAACATTGTATCATGGAGCCTGCGTTCTTTATGTGCTTTATCAAAAGTAAGTCCCAGATGGTACTTATAAAAGTGCATATCAAACTTCAAGTTGTGAAAAACAATAGTGTGGTTTTCACTATCTAGAATTTTCTGGAGATAATATACTGCAACCTCTGTGAGACAATCAGAATCGATATACACACCCTGATACTCTTGGTGAGACATAGAAACACCAAGCAGATAACCATCTCGACAGTATAGTGCTGAGGTTTCGGAGTCGAATGCGACAGGTCCGATAACCATATTATACACCATCTTGATATATTCTTCCGCCTCGTCAGGGTCAGTAATAGGACGGTAATCACCAGCTTTTGCAATCTTCTCACGACCATTGATAATATCGTGGATATTTTCTACTGTTGCATCGAAAACTGGTTTCATTTCAGGCTTAAAGTGTAACTGGGCTGGGCTGATACTCGCAATCCAGTTAGCATATCCATTATACTCTACACGTTTACCAGTATAGTCACCAATGCCTTTCTTACCTGCGAAATACAGGAAAGGTTCAGCACCTACTAGTATAACAAAATCGTAATCATTCGGATCAAATGGGTTTTCTGGTGTTCCAATAGTAATGTGCTTTTTAAGCAAACGACCGGATAACTTTTCGTTACACATATGGAATACATCAACTTTCTCGCCGTATAGCTGGAAATGTTTATCGTAACGAGTGTTATTTAGAGCTTTATCAACTACTGCTATTTTCAAATTTAATCTCCTCTTGGTAAGTAAGTATAACTTCAGTGTTTCTTCTCTAACTTACCAATATATTATACCAAATCTTTAAGCGATTCAGCAACTAAAATTTCAATACGTTTTGCTAACATATCAATTTCATCTTTGTTTAAGTCACCTGGATCTTTGCCTTCTGGTAGAAGAAAGTTAGCAACTACAGGTGTTAAACGCGTTTTTGTACGAATTAATTTGGCCAATGCTTGTGCAGCTTTATTACCAGAAGCATCATTATCTAGTAAGATAACAACAACTTTAACACCAGCAATAATATAAGGACTGAACTTATCTGCAATGTTATCTGGAGTGAACTGATGTGTACCAAAGCAGCAAGAAGCATAGTCTATACCATTATCCTCTAGGTTCAGCATATCAAAGATACCTTCAACTAGGATAAGAACTGGAGTATTATATCGTACAGGGAAAATCGGTGGTGAAACTTGTTTTGGTTTTACTAAGTATTTAGGAGGGGCAGAACTGTTTATAGAACGACCCAAAAATAGGATATTGCGTCCAACAGCATCTGTGATTGGGAATACAATTCTGCCTTCCCAGTCTGCTTGGTGTTGGAAAGCAAAATATTTCTTCAAGGTCTTAGAACTTATACCTCGGAAATCACCTTCGAAAAGGTAAGCAGATTCAGGAATTGCAAGATTCGTAGATCCATTCCTAATCTCTGAAATCTTTTTACGTACCTGCGATAGTCTTGGGGACTGTCGGTACTGAGTCTCATTAAAATAATGGTAAATGCTCGGTATACCTTTACCGAAGCCACAACTCAAGCAGTGCATAATACCTGTTTCAGGATCAATACGCAAACTTGGGTGTTTATCGTCATGATCTGGATTGAGACAACAGATGAGGATGTCCCCACCTGTGTCTTTATATTCAATGCCTTTCAGATCAAGTAGTTCTGTTATTCTACTCATATATCGCTGGCCTGTTCACCTGTTGAATTTTCAGCTTTGTCTTTCTTAGCACGTTTAGGTTGAGCCGGCTTATCCTTCTCAATAGGGATAACGAACTCAGCTTCCATTTGAGATATATCTTCCATTGCTAGGTTGGTAGTGTTATCCATTCGCAGAGTTTCCCAGTTCATTTTAGGCATAAACTTCACGCTATCAGAAGAACGAGTCTTAACGAAGTCAAACATAATAGCACCTTGACCATTATCAGCTTTTGCAGCATTAAGATTAGCAGCCATGTCTGCGGAATCAAGAATCCCCTTTGACATACGTGTTCTACCATCTTGATCGATCTGGTAAGGAGCTACACCAGCCACGTTATGTTTCTGGCAGATAGATTTGAAAGACGAGCTGACAACCATCTGTTCTTTCCAGTCATACATATCAATGGTTTTAGAGTCTGGAAGTCGGGTTTGGTTAATATAGTCCAGTAAAGCTACTGTAACTTTATCACCATATCTAGCAACTAATTTATTTAGTTCTACGTCAACTGTTGTAATGGACAGTTCAGGATCATAAACAATAATCATAGGAGTATGTAGCTCATACCCTTCTATTAGTTTACTCTCCATATCGTAGAAATCACTCATCTTAGCCATTGTGTACTGTTTAACGAAGCTATCGAAAAGCTCTTCACCACCATTAAACATTCTAGCTCTAGTTCTGGCTAATCTCAACAGAGCTGCACCTTCTAGAGTATTATTACGCATTGCTAGTGCTGATACACCTGCTAACATGGCTAAATTACGCCTAAATACTTCATGTTCTTTCATCTCAATTGAGAAGTATGGAGCAATATCCCCATTCAAATATTGCTGAACCTGTATGTTTGAACAGATAATGGATTTACCAGTACCACGCCAACCACCAAGCAGTAACGTTTCTGTGCGAGCTAAACCAATTTGAGCGTCGAACTCATTACAAATACCAAGAGCGATTAAGTTCAGTTTGGTATCTTCTTCTCTCTGGAAAATACGCATGTTATCTGCGTTGAATACTTTTCCAGTATTCGTTACTTTCTCTTCTAATTTTAAGTGAAGGGAGGCAACTCGGTTGAGAATTTCTCCCTGATCCAGCATTGTTAAATCTTGAAGCACGTCTGTTTCTAGAAGCTTCAGGAATAAATCCTGTGTATATTCGGCTTCTAGGACTTCAAGTGCCTGTTCCATGCTCACTTCTGGAATTTGAGTGTTAGCTAAGACGACTAGAGCTTGAGAAAGGCGGGCGTTCCTATTAGCTTCAAGCATAAGTGCGTCAATGGACGGCATTGTGTTATATTTTTTATAATAATTCTGGACGGCTTGGTAAATTGAGGAGAAAGCGTCATTAAAATGATCTTTATGCAGTTTTGAGAATGTTTCCAATGCTATTTGCTTCTGTTCGGAAGCTAGAAGCATCTTCAACACTACAGCTTGCACGTTAAACAAGGTCATTCTCCTTTGCACGCTTTCGTGCCTTCTAAATGCAAAAAGGGGAAGGAGCATAGCCCCCTCCCCTTAGGTTTAATTTACCAGATTATTCAGCAGCCGCAGCTTTTGCATCCAGTTTAGCACGCTTAGCGGCACCATCATAGTCCTTAGCAACCAGACCACGACGAGACAGCATAGATTTAACACCACGCTCAGACTTACCAGTTTTCTCAGCGATCTCAGCAACAGTCATGTTAACCAGATCCAGACCTTCTAACAGATCTTCACGAGTTTTAGCACTTGAAGTTTCCTGTACCGGCATAGCAGCGATACGACCTTCACGAAGCAGGCTCAGAGCTTTACCACGGATCTGCTTAATATTGCGGCCGAAGTGAGCAGCGATAGCTTCAATAGTAGCACCAGCAACAACCTGATTAACAAAATCAGTTTCTTCATCCGGAGTGAAGGAACGAACAGCAGCAGCTTTTTCAGTTGGCTTAACAGAAGCGGTCATTTCCAGGCTCAGAATCTTACCCTGTACCTGCTTAGCACCGAACTGACCACCAGCTACAGCAGCAGCGATTTCAGCATAGGTATACTGACCAGCATGAGCGTTCAGGAAATCAACCAGTTCAGCTTCCTGCTCAGGAGTCCACGGGGATTTCTGTACTTCGTTAGCTTTCTGTACTTCAAAACCTTCTTTACGCAGTTTAGAGCCAACAGAGCGAGCAGTAACGTCTTTGCCAGTTTCAGCAGCCAGTTCAGTAGCGATAGCAGCTACTTGTTCTTGAGAGATTACAGCAACACCCAGAGCAGTGGCTTTTGCTTTCAGAGACTCGGTTACACCTTCTACGTTCCAGTTCAGTTTAGACATTATTATTTTTCTCCAATAGTTCTTTAATCGACAGGATTTCTATCCCATTCGTTTCGGCTTTCTTATAAGATGAGGAAGAACGTTTTGATTCATCCTCACAGATTAGGTATTTGACGTCTTTAGTAACGGATTTCTTAACCGTATACCCTAGACTTTCTAAATAGTTTGTTGCATCCGTTCTATTTGCAAAATCTTGCAAAGATCCGGTAATACATACCGCGATTCCGTTTGGCTGGGCAACTAATTCATCTGTAATTATGATATTAGCTTTTGCACCTCTGATACCAGTTGAGAATTTCCACGGTAGTTCGATAACATCCTTGCCTTGTGGGGAATTTAGCCAGGCTCTATAGTTTTCTCCAGCCTTGCCGTCAGCCTTCACATCGTGGAAGCTAGTGCAATTTTGGGATAATTTCTTTGCTGCAACCTCTCCAATTAGAGGGATTCCTAAAGAACCGAGAACTGAATCAAAGTCAATGTCTCCGCGAACTTTAGTATTTAATTCGCTAATTAACTTAGCGGCAACCTTGCTACCCACGGCTCTAACCAAATCTTCTTCGGTTAGGTAAAACAGTTCTGAAATCTTCGTCAGCTCCAGCTTCTCAATAGTTTTTGGGCCAAAGCCCTTTAACTTCATTTTTGTACAGAAGTTCTCAATTAACTTACTTGATTGCGCTGGACAGTTGGACTTATTCCGACAGAATAATTGTCCGTTGACAAGATCTAGCTTAGAACCACAAGAGGGACATTGTGTTGGAATTTCGATTTTCATCAAATTTCTTCCTTATCAATTTATATAAATATTATAGCAAGTATTTAAGCATTTAGCAACTACAATTTTAACTAACTTTGCTTACCCTCGCCATAACTTTCTATCCCTCAACTGAATGATAATAGTATATACCTAAGCGGCGAAAATGTCAATAACCACTTTATAATTCCGATATGGTAGATGGGTAGCAAAGGGTTATGTATTAATCGTATACTCGCTCTACTATGCACGGGATTACACCACCAGCACGAATTACTCGAATCTGGCAACCGATCTCTAGATCAAGAGAGTTAATATAATCAACGTTATTAAGAGTCGCTTTAACAATTGTAGCATCATCAATAATTACCGGTTCGAAATAACCAACTGGAGTTACTTTACCAGAAGCCCCTACCTGCCACTCAACTTTAGTAAGAGTTGTAATCTCGCCTTCTTCATCCTCTTTAATAGCGAATGCTCCACGAGGGAATTTATTAGTCCAGCCTTCTCGGAAGAATTTGTTGTTGTCATTAATACGAACAACTTTACCGTCCGTCGGAATCCATTTAAAGAAGGAACGCACATTAACAACTGTTAAGAAATCTTCATTCTCTAGCCAGAGCATATCTTTTAAATATGATTCTGTAATACCTACAGATTCAGCAGAACACTGGATACCATATGCAACGAAGATTAAACCACCTTCCCCGATACGTTGTACGAAATCATCGCTATCTTTGAGGTTAATAGCGCCAGAGGCAAAGTTACGTTTATTTTCTACTTCTTTTGTAATTAGAACTTCACCAGTGATTTGAGTAGGTACTTTTTGGGAAATCTTTTGAGGGATATTTAGCAATCTTACGTTGCTTGTGACATCATTCCCTAGAATACCATTACCACGAGTTAGTGCTTGAACAAAATCTCCATTAATATATAACAGAGAAATCGCACAACCATCTAACTTATCAGTTTCTACCTGACCTAATGGATTAAATGGAGGTTTATCTCCACGATTATAATAAACTTTCTGTAAAGAATACATACGATACAGATGTGGAATATCACCTTTAGGCCCGATCTCTTCTTCTAACGGAAATCTTTTAATCAGACGATCATATTCTTCGTCAGAGATTAAAGACATTCCCTGGTAATATGCTTCTTGACAACGTTTAATAAAGTCTTTTACATTAGTCATTCATTTCTACCTGTAGTTCTTTATTATACTGAGTAGTGAGATCGGCTAACTCTTGCGCTTCTTTCAACCACGCATCTTTGTACGCTTTATCGTTGATTCCACCAAAGTTATCTAGATAGTTATTTCTAGCAGTTGATACTAGGTTTAACTTTGCTTGAATTTTTGGAAGTGTTATGTTCATAATTGATCCTCTCATCAATTTATATAAATATTATATAACAAAACTGAGTTGAAAGCAAATACATTTATAAAGAAAAAGCCAAGAACTAGGCATTCTTGGCTTTTAGTTCTTCAGCTCGTTTCTGTACTTCATGTAAAACCTCAGATTCGCTAAGAATCTGTGTAAACGCATAGAAAAGCTGTGATGTTGTTTCTAGGGTGTAAGGAAAAGAGAAGCCAGATTTCGTTGGAAACCATTCATCATTAATATCAAGAAGCCAGTAACGAATACCCATGTATAGATTCCCACGAAATTCAGATACTGTTAATCTTACTTGTTCTCCCTCCTTCTCCCAAAGTATGATGGACTGGTCATCAACGTGTCCTTCATAGTTTTGATTTACCTGTTCGCTCATTTACATATCCCAAATACACAAAAAGCCCCATATAGGGGCTAATTGGTTTCTTATCGGCCTACTGGAGAAGCACGATCTAACTCTGATTGGAGGCTAGTCACACGACGGACTTTCTCGACAGGAATAAAACGGAAGCTATCATTAGTACGAGAGAAGACAAGGATCTCATCATCTTTCGCTTTACGAATACGTTCACGTTTAATACGCTCAGCCAGATATTTATCTTGGGCTGGATCAAATTCCATCGTACCCTGAAGGTACGTGGTTCCTTTCTGACGAAGTTTCTCGTAATGAAGATAAAACTCACCAAATTTTTCACATTGTGCGATAATTTCAGCTTTGGTCATAACTGTATTCCTTTTGTTGGTGGATTTATCTAAAAATTACTTAGTGATAGCTCGGATTGCTTCTGCCAGATGAGCAGCTGCTTTACCGGTCAGTTTGTCGATAATTGCATCATCCAGAAAATCTGGTGCTAGGCCAGCATCAGAGAATGCTGAACGAAGATCGGCATGAGCTTGGGCTTTGGAAGTACGAGAACCACCAGAGGCTTTTTCTCCAGTAGATGCGCTAGATTTAGAAGCAGAGCCAGCAGCTTTCTTGATATACAAACCTGCTTTAGTCAGCTTCATACGAAAACCGTTCGGAGTTACACCATTTTCCTGGGCAATTTCGCTAACAATTTCCATGCTAACACCGGGACGTTCATCCTCTGGGAATTGCTCCATACGAGCAACGTATTCGGAAGACATTTTTTCGAACAGTTCATCAGTCCACTGAGTTGGAGTAGTCATATTTTATATTTCCTTAATTAAGAATTAAACAGAATAGTTCTTTCAAACTATGAGAATATTATATCAAGAATTATAGAATTAAGCAACTGAAATTTTTCGGTAATTGCTACACATCTAGTTCAACAATCTCCCAATCATCAGCCAGAGCCTCGTCTAGGGTAAGGTTTACTTGACGGATAAGCGGGGATTCCATACCGTTCTCCCACACATGTTCAGTCACTGTACCCTGCTCTACGTTAAATTCTAAAACCACTGTAAAGTGTTTATTGTTTTCCCAGCAATCTCGCTGGAGATATTTTACGTCCCCAGCTTTCAGCAAATCTGTTAGCTTACTCACGGCGTTTTCCTTTTTCTTTATCAAGTTTCAGGGCAGCCTTAACAGCTTCGTTAATCAACGTAATAATTTCTTCACGAGTCCATTTATATCCCAGAGATTTTACGTCAACCCCTAGCTTTTCCAGGTGTTTAACAGAAGCCAGCTCGTAATTCATATAATGGACGTTCTGTTGTTTGCCTTCTGATAGAAGCCATACACGGTAGCAACCAACAGGATTATCCATTGCTTTTTTGATTTCACCGATACACTGGTATCCAGGAACCCAAACAAGCTCACCAACTGCAAATTCTTCTGCTACAGCATCATCAGGAATAATTGGAGGATTCAATGGATCTACAATATCGTTCAAACGAAGTAAAGCACCATAGCGTTCCAAAACTGATTTGACCATTGCTACAGAGCGATAATTACGATCAGCAATTTCTTCAAAAGAATCACCAGATAAATACTGCTCAATAACGTTAGCTAACTCAATGCCTTCAATGAGTGTGCCACGTTTCTTTTTCTTCATTTCGGCAACTTGGATCTGGCGGTCTTGCCATTCTTCAATCATCCTTTCCATAGTTGGATTGGATGATACGCCGAGCATTTCACATGCTGCTTTCTTAGTACCACCGTTCTCCAGATGCTCTATAACTTTTTTAAAGACTTCATCCGGGATTTCATGGATATGTTTCTTTCTACGAGAACCAGCCATATTTAAACTCCTCTCTCAAATTTATGAATCTATTATACAGAAAAATTTTCCTGAAAGCAAATAAATTTTTACGATTCCTTGAGCAAAGAAGCAAGTTCAGCATAGACTTTATCTAACTCAAAGCCGATGCGAAGAGACACGTTTGTTTTCCGTTGTTTAAGTAACCACTCGGATATGTTAGGGATGCCAGCTAATCTATGCGGTACCACCCTACATAGCTTTTCCGAAGTGTCGTAAACAGGAACTTTACGTTCTTTTACTGGGAACTTCCTTGTTTCCCATTTTTTATTCTTCACTGTCATTTCTAGCACCTAGCTCTGCCATTGCTTCATCATGCATATGTTTCTCCTCGTCAGTCATAAACTTATATGGGATTGGCATACACTCGATTTTACAATAAGTTCTGTACCAGTCTACAATATTCTCCGTATTCATATCCTTACCAATACCCATCATACCAAGATACATTCTCGCATATTTTGGGTTAGCACTCTGACCTGTTTTAAGGAAGAAATCTTTCTTTTTACCTTTCAGAGCTTCTATGAATGGTTTGATAGTGACATTTGAACACTTCTTAATATCTTCCCAGAACATCTCGTGCATTTTATGGAAAAATGCCGCTCGATCATTCGGTTTATCCTTGATATATTGTTCAACATGCTCAACTGTTACATCTTTAATAGACTCAAGATGATAGTAGCGAACAAGAAGTAGTTTAGCTTCATACGCATCTGCATGGCGTGGAGCACAATAATCAGGAGTTGAATACAAAATAGCTTTGATTCGCTCTTCCGTATATTCCTTCCCAGCACCTTCGATAGTTCCCCAGCTTTCACTGAAAATATCAATAGTTGCACCCTGATCAAGCAAGTAATAACGTAAAGTACTAGTATAGTTCCTAGATTCCAGCTCCCTACGACGTGCGTATAATTGCTGTGCTAACTCCAGCCAACCTTCATCAATGTTATATTGCTCAGAACCTGCGGAGAATCCACTCGTAGATTTATCAATAAAATAATAAATGTTCTGAGCGCCACGGTCGCGCCTGATTGCTTGAAAACGCATGTTTGGCGCTTGGTTGCTGGTTCTAGTAATAACGAATACGTTATCAAAATAGTTGAAGTCAACACCACTAGTTACTGATGGACTACATAATAAGCAATCAATTTGTTGGTCAATTAGCTCATTAGTTGTGTAATCCAGAATACGTCTAATATCTACATCAGACGTAGAGTTTGAGTGGATTTCCTTAACTAACGCACCCGTATTACGACGCAACGCCATGCCCTTCTCATTCAGTTCATCTGGACCACAGTCAGATACTAGGATAGATTTCTCACCCATCTCTAGAGAAGTCTGAAGTGCAACCCAAATACTGGATTCATCAGGGAACTCATAAGCATGAGCTTTTGACAGCATTTTACGGTGGTGATTATAAAATGCAACCGGTTTATCAAAATCAATTAGAGAACCGTAGGCTTCAATAGTCTCAGCACTAATATCACCATCGGATAAGATTACAGTTTTAGCTGTCATGAGGATGTCACGTAGAACTTGAATACACTCGCGACGTTGTTTAACAACTGGGGCGAATAATAGATCATTCATTACAGCGTCACATTCATCAATAAAGATGGTGTCTATTTGACCAATAAAACTTTTGAACTTATGCAAAGAGTGAATAGTTGTGGACATACGATCAATAGCTCCACGTTTAAAGTTGAGCATATCTACAGACTTATCATATTGTCCTGCGCTAAATTTCTTAGCGTTTGAAGATACCAGCGCTCTAGTATTTGTAACTGCTAAAAAGTTGCCAGGAAGAACCCCTGCGTCCAGCCATTTAGTTACTGCCGTAGTTTTACCAGTACCAAGACTTGCCTTAACAAATGTTATATGGCCCTTTGGGGGCACAATGTTAATCTTCAGGTATGGAACTTCTGGTGGAGAATCCACTTCTAATTTCTTGAGTGGAACACCCTTCAGATTTAATGGAATCTCACGTTTAGAATTATTAACAAACGCTTTGAGAGCCTGCTTACGACCGTTATTAAAGTAATCTTGAATATTACGACTGTTATCTTTAGTTGCAATATATTCAGATAAAGCGGGTTTAATCTCACGTTCTAGCCATGCGAAATCAACACCATCCTCTAATGCTCTATGGTATAGTTTGGGGATAATACGCAAGTACACCCCATCATCAGCTTCTTCCAATTCGCTGATGGTTTCTTCTACTTTATCAGAAGCAATCTTTTTGCCTTTAATTTGATCAAGTAAAGAATAAAACTCTTCCTTAAACTCCCCTCTAGTTGTTTCATAGTCAACCAGATTATTAGGCAAATTTACCTTCGAACCTTTAACATACACCAGACGTGGCTTACTCTCCGCTTTAAACGGATCAACAATACCATCGCTAAATAAAGGGTCGGCAAAATAGTGAAGCTGGACAGATGAATAATAAGCTAAGTCGGCAATATCAAAACCGAATTTTTGCTTACTACTATCATTGATAGACGTAAATAGGAACTTTAACTGACCTTGAGTTACCTTGACGTTAGATTCTAGCATTAAGTGCATTCGGATACCTGGTTTTAGGCCAGCCGAAGACGATGCATGAGCAATAAACCCTGCATCAAGAGGAAACATGTCCTCACTAATACTATTCAACATCTTAATAATGTGGCGGGCCATACCTACAAGATTAAACTTGTCGTACCCACCGGTATCTATGATACCATCCACGTCCATAGCAATAATATTGCTAGGGTTGGATACATTAAAGTTACCTTTCTTACGTCGCACATTATTTTTAGGTGCAAGACATCGACCTCGTACCGCAACGATATGAGGGTCAGACGTTAAACGTCTCATAAGTGGTAACATTTCGGCAAGGCTTTGCGGGTCATGCTCTTCTATTACATCAAATTTGAAGGGCATAGAAGCTGGTTTACCTTCTGGATGCTCTTTCGAGAATCGTTTGGCAAAGGTATAATCTTCCGCTTTGATTTCTCGCCAAATACCTGTTGCTAAATCACGAGAAAATCCGGCGTGACCTTGGAGGATAGAAAACACAACAATACTCCTGTATTGATTAATCGAAATCTTTTCTTTAGGACTATTCAGAAAGAATAGAACAACTATTACTACTATTTACGTAAACATCAATTATCATCAAACAATATGAATAAGTTATCATATCTCAGTGCTGTGCTCTCTTCGCTCATATACAGAATAGAACCTAGGTCATTGGCCGCTAAGCCGATTCTATTTGTCCTCACTATCCTATTGGTAGGTGACTACTGTACGTGCCGCCATTCGCTGCTCTTTTCGTTCGCACCCCCATATAAAGCTCTGCCTATATAACGAGCTAAATATGCACGGTTTGGATTTACCTTTCCGAATTCAGGGTACACAGATCACTTAATTGAAGATTAACTAATGCAATATAAACACTAGTAATAGTTAAAACAACCCTTAATGGGGCAGCCTAACTGTTCCGTATCGCGGATTGTAAACAAGAAAAATTAGCAAAATCAATTTTTACTAATGTCTCTCAATTCAATATAAATATTATATCAAGATTTTGGGCATCCTGCAAGTAAAATTTTCCGGATGGTGCTATCATTGGTCTTGAGTACGGGTAAAACCGAGCCAAAATGACTCGGTAATCAGAGTTCAGCCAATAAAAATCATTAGTCATTTAATCCCGGAACATAGATCCCAACACGGTTTAATTGTTCTTTAGCTTCTTTGAGAATATCTGGAGTGTACTCCCAAATATCATCTTCCACCTGTAAAAGATGGGGCGAACAACCGTCATCCGGCACACGGCATATGGCCAAACCACGTGGGTGGAACAAAGAGAAATTTAGGGCAACAATTAAACCCATAGCAGACAATTCATTCCAATCCAATTCCCATTCCCCCGCGTAGCCGGATAGGAAAACACCAACACAGGGATCATCTATTTGCTGCTCCGGAAAAGTGAAGGAGGCTTGTCTTACCCCCAACCAACGTTGTAGCAGCTTCTCCGCACGTTTCACCAAACTAGGATCAATCTGACGCCAATATACTTGTTCCATTGTGCCCCCTTAGGCAGTTAAACCTGGGATCATATACCCGAAACGTCGAAGTTTCTGAATCCCCTCATTTACTTCTTCCGGTGAGTAAGACCAACCATAACGTTCATTAACCTGAAAACCAGGAGATTCACTAGTTTTATAGTTAACAACGAGGCGATGCTTAGCAGGCATAAACAGCTTATAGTTTAACGCAAAAACTAAGCCCATTTCATCTAACTCTTTCCAGCCGACAATCTCTTCAAGACCCTCCTCTACCTGAACAATTAAACCAATACAGGGAGCCTCATCAATATCATCTTTAAAAGCAAAGGAGATTTCGTTATTCTCACACCATATTTTCAAAGAGTTAATAGCCTCATTATACAGGCTAGCTGGGAGAGTACGCCAAAAGTTAACCAAAATTGGATTAGCTTCTTTAGAGAATACATTATTGAACATATTTACACCTTAAATTGTTGTAGGGCTTTACACATTTCAAGATCTGGACTAAATTCTAACATATAGCTAACAGCTCTTAAATCTTGAAGATTTATCCCAGTTCTACCATTGACTATAACTGTTGGATACTGATACATCATAGCACCGGCATCATCCAGCACACACCAATGTTTGAGCCTATGCTTTTCAACGAAGCGAAGAACAGAATTACCCCTAGATAATCCACCCCCAGTAAAATCCGTTGTACCAAGAAAACGATCGATAAGGCCTAATCCGGTCATAATCTGAACGTTCTCCATCTCATTTCTGACAGAGAACCAAGATGATACTCCAACAATCATTATCGGAGAAGGACGAATAAAGTCCTGAAAAGCCTTGAGAAGCGGTTTGAAAACCCAGTCACTTCCAAAGAAAATCTTTTCATCATCAGGTGCATGATGGTGGGAGATGCTCGAATTGAGCACCCCATCAATGTCTAGAAAAATAATTGGAATATTACTTATTTCCTGACACATAAGGTCTACCCCCTAAATGAGCTTCTACACGAGCAATAAAATCAGTATCACTGAAAGCATCTACCGCACCTTTACTCCAGTAAGGGATACCGCGTTCTTCCAGCTGGTACATCTCACTACGAGTCATACCTTGATAGCTCGGTTCCGCCGCTAGTACACTATCATAGTAGTTAACAACCATAAGTTTCGCAGCAGTCAAATTAAGAACAGGAAATAATTCCCAATAGAAGTTAATTACTTGGTTAGAGCAACCAACCACAATGATCATATCTTGACTAGTAATACCATCAAAAACATTATACATTTCTGCATACGCTGGAGCATGCTCCCCAAAGAAGACTACATTAGGTTTAACCCATTTATAATCATCTGGGTCAATAGAATTGTATCCTACATCAATAATCCGTTTATTGCTACTATTGTAGCTATCAGCTACAACAACCTCTTTTAAATATCCGTGAATGTGCAGAATGTCACTATGTGGAACGCCAGCACGCTCAATAAGGTCATCAACGTTGGTAGTCAAGTTTACTACTTGACCTGGGTATTGTTTATACCATTCACCAATACGCAAATGCGCAAGATTGGGTTCAACAGTTTTTAGCTCTTCACGACGCTTGTTGTAAAACATATGGGTTTTATGGTAAAAATTACCACGAAAGGCATGAATATTACACACTTCTTCTAGATCATAATCATCCCACAATGCTTTACCACTAGCAGTATCAGTACGAAAAGCTCGTACACCACTTTCAACACTCAAACCTGCACCGCTAATAATAATTAACCTACGCACTATACGATTCCTCGCTTAAATCCTTCGATAATATTTCGGAGTAAAATTGCTTCCTCCGGGCGTACCTTTTCTTGCTTAATAAGCATATCCAATCCAGCAATACAACTAGCTACACCAGCATTATAACCAGAGTTCCATTGCTCAATAAGCATGTTTTCTAGATTACTTTTTAGACTCTGATTCAAGAAGTCCATAAAGTTTCTCCTCTAGTTCCATAACACGATTTTCATAAGAAGCACGCAACTTTTCAATTGCCAGCGCACGCACTGTAACCTCATTAGAATTAATAGCTAACTGGGCCAGGTCTTCTGTTTCCATACGTCCGTTGTAAATTAAGCGATATTTAAGATGTTTTACGTTTTTCATTCTTGTTCCTTAGTTCTGTACTGTAAACTCATTCTTATCACAGTGAGCATAATAATACCCATACATACGATAAATTTTCACAGCCTTAGTAGACCCCTTCGATTCTTCATAATCAATCCAGAGCCACTTGTCTTTACCTACATAATGTACCCGAAACTTCTTAACTTTCTTATCATTCCATGTTGCAACAACACGACGATAATCAAATCCACCCAACCAATCTAGAGCCTTACGTTCTTCACTAGGCTCTCCAAGATGGGAGACATCTACTTTAGGAAGCAACTCGCTCATAGCTTTCTCCTCTCAAATTTATAAATCAATTATACATAAATTTTTGGCTGAAAGCAAATAAAATAAAAGCCAGGTCGACTAGCAACCCGGCTGATTAGCTTATTTAGCTCGAATATCCTGATGTTTCACTCTGCCCATAACCTCGTGCTGTTTGCCGGGGTTAAATGGACGAGCACCCGGATTTCCAAGATACCCACAAACTCGACGAGTTACCTCAAGAGTTTCGGGGTCATGATTACCACAGATAGGGCACTTAAATCCATCTTCGGATGCTATTGTTTCACCTAAGAATCCACATTTACCGCAAGAATCCACTGGAGTATTAATACCGAAGTAATGAACTTTACTAGCAGCATAATTAATAACCCATTCCAGTGCATCTGGGAATCGTTTCATATCTGGTAGTTCTACATAGGAAATGCACCCACCAGAAGCAATCGGAGTGAAATTAGATTCATAATCAAATTTCACGTTAGGAGCAACTTTACGTTCTACATCAAGGTGGTGAGAGTTAGTGTAGTATCCTTTGGACAGAATATCTTCATGCTCCGGGAAATATTCGCGGTCTAGACGACAAAAACGGTCACATAGGGATTCTGATGGTGTAGCATACAGGCTATAACCTAATTTAGTTTCTTCCTTCTTCTGATCGACTCTATCCCGCATGTACTGCAATACACGCTGAACAAACTTGATGCAGGTCTCGGACATTGTGTCTACATCTTTGCCAAACATAAACTGTAGCATTTCATGGCAACCAATATACCCTAGAGATACAGAAGCACGGTTATAGAAATGATCGAATACATACTCATCCGGCTCCAAGCGTAACCCAAAGGCTCCTGACATATAGAGGATGGGTGCAGCTTTAGCTTGAATGTATTTTAAGCGATCAACTCTCCACTCCAATGCTTTTAACGCTGTATCCACACGTAGCTCAAGCAAATCAAAGAATAGATCAATATTTCCTTCAGCTTCGATAGCAATTCTAGGCAAGTTTACAGAAACAACACCTAAGTTATTACGACCGGCAGTTTCACCATCTTCTGTAGCAGCTAGGAATGAACGGCAGCCCATAGAAACTTTATAGTCACCAGTAACTTCCACAACCTTATCATAGCTGATATAATCTGGATACATACGTTCAGCAGTACATTTCATAGCTAACTTCTTGATGTCATAATTAACATCTCCTGGTTTCATATTTACGCCATCACGAAGTACAAATACCAGTTTCGGGAAGATAGCTGTACGTTTATTGATACCTAAACCATCCATGCGTACTTTCAGTATTGCTTTCTGTACTAGACGTGCTTCCCAAGAAGTTCCTAGACCAAAACCAAAGGTAATAAATGGACTCTGCCCATTAGAGTTGAACATGGTATTGATTTCATATTCTAAACCCTGACAAGCGTCATAGACTTCTTTTTCAGTCATCTCCGTAGCCATTACGGATGCTTTGGCTTCATCCTTAGTCCAACGTTTTGCAAACGCATGATTTTTGTCATAGGATTTACGAACATAAGGGGCTAATACTTCATCAAGGCGATCTACAGAAGTACCACCATACTGATGGGAGCTAACCTGAGTGATAATCTGAGCAGTAATAGCCGCCGCAGTAGTGATAGAGTTTGGAGTGCTAATTTCAGCATTACCAACCTTCATGCCATTCTTCAACATATCTTCCAGGGCCACCAGACAACAGTTAGTCATGCCTAATGCAGCATAATCAGCATCATGGAAATGAATATCCCCAATCATATGAGCATTTCGAATCTGAATTGGCATTTCTTCTAGAATTAGATACTTACTCAACTCACCTGCAAGCATATCCCTTTGTGTAGGGAAACGTTCTGAGGGTTTATTGGCATTATTAAATAGCAGTTCTTCATCTGCTGACCCTTCGATAATCTCTTTGCAGTTTCTAATTAACGCCTGCATTTCTTTATACTTTAGTTCTTCATTACGATTCATTACACCCTCCTTCTCTAACTAAGACTACTATTATAACTCATTCGAGGGCGGATGTCAATATAATTTTTCTCTTAGATATCGTATTTTGATCTGTGCTAAGAAACTTGATCAGAGTGTCAAAATTTTATTGACACCACCGTAACTTTTGTATAAGATATACACATAATTTAAGAAATTTGACAAGGAAATAAAAATGAACACTGAAATAACACAAGACCTACTAAGAACTTACTTTGACTATAAAGATGGAGAATTGTTTTACAAACCAACTTATAAAACCCCTGCAGGAAGAATATCCAAAAAAGCAGGTAAATCCGCCAGACTAACTCCGAGTAACGGGTACTATCGTATAAATGTACCAAGAATAGGTGTACAGAAAGAACATAGGATGATTTTCCTATATCATGAAGGATACCTACCAGAAGTAGTAGATCATATTGATAGGGATAAGGAAAATAATAGGATAGAGAACCTTAGGGCATCTAATCTTCAGGACAACGCTATTAATCGCTCCATAAGTAAGAGTAACACCTCTGGCATTGTGGGTGTCCATTATGATGAATCGTATGGTAAGTGGGTTGTAACGTATAGGGGTAAGTACTTTGGAAGATTTGATACCAAAGAAGAAGCTGCCGAAGTTAATGCTAATGTTCGTGCCCTTGATCAAACCCGTATAAATAGTTGATTATCTAGTATCACACATCTCCCGTTAAAAGCAAGCAAATTTTTTATTTAAATGCAATATCATAGGCTTATTTAAAATTGTAGTTGCTTTTTACTGTATATATTGGTATAATATATTTGTAAGTTGATAAACAAGATCTTTTTGTTGATCCTCTGTTAGCGAAGTACACTATAGGAGTGTTATTTATGGGAAAAGCACGTCAAAAAAGAGAGAACCGCAATGGTTCAAGAAAGCGTGGCAACAAATATGAGAACAACGTAATTCAGGCTGATTTTTCTAATGATTACGCTAATCCAGTTGCTAAATCCCTAGTAGGTAAAAACCGCGAGCAAAAATCATATATCAATATGATCAAGAACAACACAGTGACTGTGGGTATCGGTGAGCCAGGTACTGGTAAAACCTTTATTCCGTCCGTTCTTGCAGCTCAGGAACTCGTAGACATTCACTCAGATATTGAGCAAGTGATCCTCGTACGTCCTAATGAACCTCTAGGTAAGTCTCTTGGTATGCTTCCTGGTGATCTAGCGGAAAAGCTAGAGCCTTGGTTAGAGCCAATAGCTGATGGTATGAAATGGGCCATCGGCGATCATGCGTATAAAGGATATGTCGAACGTCAGAAAATTAAATTTTTGGCTGTCGAACATGCTCGTGGCAGAACTTTCAACAACTCCTATGTAATTGTCGATGAAGCTCAGAATATTTCCGTTGAGGCAATGATTTGTCTCCTAACTCGTGTAGGACAAGACTGCCGTTTAATTATCTGCGGAGATATAGCTCAGAAAGACATTAAAGGTGACTCAGGTCTAGCACTCCTTATGGAAGTCTATGAAAAATACGAAAATGCCCCATTCTCAATGATCGAATTGATTGATAACGTTCGTTCTGTTGAGTCTAAAGCATTCTATGATATTTTTAAAGACATGGGGAAGGTGTAATATGGGAAACGTCGTTCATCTGAGCCGTAAAACTAAAATACATCGTACTTCACTGAGTGCTGCTAATATGATTACACGTAAGGAAGGGGAAGAAAGTCCTAAGACAACCCTAGCGTGGAAAATTGTAACCTCAAATCCAAATAAACCATTCAATTATAACGAGTTGAGCACCTCCATAGATATTCTATTAAAAGAGGCAGCTAGAGCTAAAGTAATTGAACAAGCTAAAAAGCTAGACTGGTAATATACAGGGCCTGGGTATGAAAATACTCGGGCCTTTTCTATCAGAAAATTTTATTTGCCTAATGACCGATAATAAAGTAGAATATTCCTTAAATCCTGATAACTATAAAAAGGAAAGCCAAATGAGTCATCGCATTGAAAAAGTAATTAAACGTGACGGTACTGTAGAAGACTTTGCTCCTGAAAAAATCAATGGTTGGGCAGAGTATGGTTGCAAAACAGTTGATGTAAGTTGGTCAGCCATTACTATGGCTGCTCAAAAAACTCTGCCTAAAGGGGTTGTAGATTCCGACACTCTGATGGATGCATTAATTAAAGCTGCTGAAAGTCTTATTAAAGATAATCCAGCATATGATGTGCCAGCAAAGGAATTACGTCTTGCGCAAATGCGTAAACGCCTTTATGATTCTTTCGAACCACCTTCTCTACGCTTCTTCCATGATCACATGGTTAGCGTAGGTGCATGGGAAGACATGAGTGCATGGATTACCGATGAGCAATTTGAAGCTCTGAATCAGGTTATCGACCATGATCGTGACCGTCTTTTTACTAGTGGTGGGCTGAAGCAGTTCTTTGATAAGTATTCCCGTCGTAACATAGCCACTGGTGAAATCTATGAAACTCCGCAGTTTGCCTACATGGGTATGGCAATGGCGATGTTATCTCAACCTAACTGGACAATTCTAGATGCAATCGACCTCTACAACGCAATGTCACTCCACAAAATCAACGTTCCTACGCCGCCACTGGTTGGTCTGCGCTCTAGTGACCGTGGATTTGCTAGTTGCTGCCTCGTGGATTCCACTGACACGTTGGATTCAATCGACACCGCCGAGCACATCGTCTTCAAAATGGTCGCAGCCAGAGCGGGAATCGGGTATCATCTTGAAAGCCGATCAATTGCTGATCCGGTGCGAAATGGGGCATTCCCGCATTCCGGAAAACTGCCATATTATCGACACATTGACCGCTCAGTAAAGGCCAATACTCAGCAAACTCGTGGTGGTTCTGCTACAGTGTCTTATCCGTACTTCGACCCTGAAATCATTCAATTGATGCAGGTTAAGCAGCAACGTGCTACAGATGAGAATAAAATCGATAAGATGGATTATTCTCTGAGCTTTAACAATCTTTTGTTAAAACGTTATCTTAAAAACGAAGATATTACGCTAATGTCATACTTCTATGCTCCAGAAGTTCATGAAGCGTTTTATAGTGATGACGAGGCTAAATTTGAAGAAATCTACGTGGCAGCGGAGAAACGTGTGGCATCTCTTACAAAGATCGACCACGAAGGAAAAACAGTTCCAGCAGCTCCTAAAGTCTCTGCAAAAGAAATCCTAGATACTTGGCTACGTATCCGAATGGAAACAGGACGTATGTATGCTCATCACATCGGGGAATCTAATCGTCACGGTAACTTCCTTGATCCGATCCGTATGACAAACCTTTGTGTTGAAATTACTCAGCCTACACGCCCATTCCATCATATCACGGAACTGTATAAAACAAAAGAACAACTTGATCAAATGAAGCCGGAGGATATTGGTGAAGTATCTCTGTGTAACTTAGGTGGTGTTGTACTTGGACGCATGGAATCTCTGGCCGAGTGGGAAAAAACTTGCTACATCCTCCTGAAATTCGTTGATACAATTATTGAAATTCAGGATTATCCGTTCCCAACTATGGAATATACGGCTAAGAAACGTCGTAATGTTGGTATTGGCCTGATGAACGCAGCAGGTGCAATGGCAGCAGAAGGTCTGGCTTATGAAGGTATTGAAGCCCGTAACTGGATTCACCGTGAGGCTGAAAAACTGTCTTACTTCCTGCATAAAGCCTCTGTACGCCTAGCTAAAGAACAGGGCGCATGTGAGTGGTTTGATCGTACTAAACCATCTAAAGGAATTCTGGTAATCGACACGTACAAGAAAACTGTTGATGAACTGGTATCCGTAGGTCTAGAAATGGATTGGGAGTCTCTACGTGCAGATATTCTGAAATATGGTATGCGTAACTCTGTTCTGACTGCTCAGATGCCGGGAGAAAGTTCTTCTGTTCTGTTAGGTGTTACTAACTCTATCGAACCACCTCGTAAGATTGTATCTATCAAGGGTAGTGCAGTTAATAAAGTAATTGCAATTGCTCCAGGTGCAACCGATTGGGAAACGTTAATGAGCTATAAACTGGCTTATGATGTAGATCGTATCGAGTGGATCAAGTGGGTAGCAACTATGCAGAAATTCTTCAGTCAGTCTATCAGTACGAATATGTACTATGACTACACCAAGTTTGAGAATGAAATCATTCCTGGCCCAGTAGTAGTTCGTGATTTCATGACTGCTGTTAAGTATGGGTGGAAAACTTGGTATTATGCTAACTTCAATACCGCAAATGGTGGAGGTGCTGGAGAAGAAGCAGCCGGTTGTGCATCCGGCGGTTGTACTATTTAATAAAAACAAGGAGATCTTCGGGTCTCCTTTTTCTTTGAAATTTTACTTGCTAATCGCTACCAGATTTGCTATAATATTCCTGAAATAGTGAGAAAGAGGAAAATCAATGACTACTTTACTAAACCTGAACTGGGATCATACTAACGCTGACCTTTTCCTGGGAGATTCTCTCGGTATCGCAGATTATGTACGTGTAGCACATCCAGAACTAGAACGTCTGGCACTTCTGCAACGCTCTCAATTTTGGACTGAAACTGAAATCAGTCTGGAAGCAGATAAGAAACAATGGCCTAATCTCCCGCGTGAAATTCAGGAAATTACACTCCTGAACTTAGCATGGCAGACTCAAACAGATTCCTTTATCAGTCGTGCTCCTGAAGCAGCTATTATGCCGCTTGTAAGTCGTCCAGAATTGGAAGGTATGCTCAAGCAGTGGAGCTACTTCGAAGATCTACATAGTCGTGCTTATAGCAATATTATTCGTAATGTGCTAACTGATCCAGCAGAATTTATTGATTCTGTAACCAAAAACCAAGAAGCATTCGCACGCATCGCTGATTCTGTTGAACTATTCGATGAACTGTACCAGTTAGGTCAGTATTTCATCGCAGTACGCGATCATCGTGGCGACAATACATATCCAGAAACTGAGTTCCCTGAAGTTAAACGTGAAACTCAGGCTAAACTATTAGACGCTTACTTTGCGATCTATGGTCTGGAAGCAATGCAGTTTTACGCATCCTTTGCATGTACCTTTGCATTAGCAGAGAACGATATTCTGCAAGGTATTGCTAAAAATCTGCAATTAATCGCTAAAGATGAAGCTCTGCACACTCAGATGTCCAAAGCAATCATCCAGATTATGTTCCAGCAGTTTGACAAAGACCTGGTGGATGAAGCAGTGGCTAAAGCACCAGCACAGCTCCTGAAAACTCTGAAAACTGAAATTGAATGGGGTCACTTCATTTTCAAAGGTCGTAGTCTGATTGGCTTGAATGCAGAACTTCTAGAAGAATATCTGTACTTTGTGGGGCGTAATGCATTTATGCACATCGGTGTAGAATGGCCAAGTAACCTGCCGGTAATCACCAAGAACCCTATTCCATGGATCATGAACTGGTTGGATACCACTTCTTTACAGCCTGCTCCACAAGAAATCCAGATTGGTGCAGCATATCGTGTAGGTCAGGTAACTGAGACCTCTACTGATACTCTGAAAGATCTGGGCAATGAATTTGGAGATTTCTTATGATAACGGCATTATATGCAGTTGGGCCGAATGGGGAGTTCGGCCTCCGAGGTAAACTCCCCTGGGGTTCCTTCAAAGAAGAACTAGATGCTTTCTACTCTCAACTGGACGTGTTGAACCCAGATAACATCATCATTGGTGCGGGCACTTATTTAGCACTTCCAGAAGTTGTTCGGCAACGTATGATTGGAGAATCTGACCTCTTTATTCGTGCGGATCGTCCTCTGCCTGATGATATTAAACATGGTATTTACACTCCAATTTCTAAGATTGGGGATACATTACCTACGTTCTTAAAAGATCAACAGACAGTGGTTTTAGGTGGTGCAACATTACTGTACGAAATGTATATTCATGGACATATTGAAAGTGCTTTTGTATCAACAATCTTTAGTAATCAAAAACTAGAGGCAGATGTACATCTGGATAATATGATTCTAGATTACAACTATGAATCTACTCGTTTAGTTTACGCAACTGGCGCAAACAGTGATAACAGCCTGCGATTTGTACAGGAATTGGTTACTTATTAATGCAACAATATTTAAAAATTCTAACAGATGTAATTCTACTAGGTGAACCACGTAACGATCGTACAGGAACAGGCACAGTTTCAATTTTTGATTCCTATGCTAAGTTCGACCTACGTGAAGGATTCCCTGCCGTAACCACTAAACGTCTAGCTTGGAAATCGGTAGTTGGAGAACTCTTATGGTTTTTATCTGGATCTACAAATCTCCATGATCTGCGAGTATTCACATTTGGGCGTGACGAAGGACAGTGGACTATCTGGACTCCAAATTATGAAGACCAAGCCATAAGCATGGGTTATGACAGGGGTAATCTGGGGCCAGTATATGGTAAACAATGGCGCAACTTTGGTGGACGAGATCAGATCCTAGAACTCATTGAGGGTCTTAAGAATAATCCACATGGTCGTAGACACCTAGTATCTGCATGGAACGTTGCCGAACTAGATAAGATGGCACTACCACCATGTCACTATGGTTTCCAGTGTTACGTAAGTAATGATGGATACTTAGATCTTAAATGGACACAACGTTCTGTAGACTGTTTTCTAGGTCTGCCTTTTAATATTGCTAGCTATGCTTTATTAACACATATCCTGGCAAAACTGACTGGATTAAAACCTCGTTATCTCATCTTTAGTGGTGGAGATACACATATTTACAGTGATCATATAGAGCAAGTAGAGGAGCAAATGAAACGTAAACCACGTCCTTTGCCAACTCTAGTAATGCCAGAGTTTGTAGATCTCTATGATTTATTAGAGAATAATACTGCGGCTTGGTCCTTCCAACTTGAAGGATATGATCCACATCCCGCTCTTAAAGCTAAAATGTCCTCTTAACTTAAGTAGCCCTTCGGGGCTATTATATTTGAAATTGTACTTGCTTATTAAGTACAATTTCAAATATAATATACTCAATAAGTACAAAAGGATAATAAAATGAGTAAAGAAATTGAATTAGAACAAGCCCTTCTGAATTACTCCAATTACTTGCAGGGTGATAAAGAAACTATTACTAAGGAACAGGTATTATTAATACTAGACTCTATCACTTCTAAATTCAGGACTTTAGAAGACTACTACTCTGTAGGCAATGGAGATGAGAAGGTAGAGTTATGTCTAAATCTCCTAGAAGATATGGGTTGGGATGAGGAAGATCAAGTAGGGTATTTAGGTATATCTACAGAAATTCTAGAAAATACAGAGCATGAAAATATACTTGAAGTAAAGAGCAGAAGTGCTATTCGATATAATACTTATGGTACAGGTATTACAGGAATAAAAGCATTACTTAGTATAGACATAGGATGGTTAGATGAGTAAAAAGTTACCTAGCCAAGAAAGATTAAAAGAAATACTAATCTATGATCCAGATACTGGTATATTTACTAATAAGGTAAGTCGTGGTAGGGGAGGAAAAGCAGGTTCGCCAGCTGGATACCTAAGAAAAGATGGCTATATAACTATTAAGATAGATAAAATAGATTATTTAGCGCATAGGTTAGCCTTTCTATACATGACAGGATCAATACCTGATTTAATAGACCACAAAAATAGAATTAGGTCAGATAATAGGTGGATAAATCTAAGAGAAGCTACAAGCCAGTCTAATAACAGAAATTGTACCGCATCGAGTAAATCTGGATATCTAGGTGTACACTGGAACAAACAACTACAGAAATGGCAAGTACAGGTGATTGATAATAATGGTAAAAATATTTACGGGGGTGTTTTTGATTACTTAGACCTAGAAAGTGCGGTCATAAAGGCTAATGAACTAAGAAAAACACTTCATGGTAGCGAAGCAGTTATAGAAGATTTCTATACCAACTATTACCCACCAATAGAGGAACTTAATAAGTGAGCGTTTTCCACATTTACACAGATGGTGCTTGTAAGTCTAACCCAGGTCCAGGTGCTTGGGGTTTTATTGTTTATGATGATAACGACGATCGTTTAGGTTCTAAATCTGGTTATAATCCTAAAACTACAAATAATGAGATGGAACTCACAGCTATTGTAGAAGCTTTACGTTGGTCTGTTAAAAAAGATAATAGACCAATTGCTATCTATACTGACTCTGCTTATTGCAAAAATGGCATGGAAAGTTGGATGTTTTCTTGGCAAAGGAAAGGCTGGAAGAAAGCAGATGGTGAAGTTCCTCTTAATCTAGAACTTTGGCAGGAAGCATTTAAATTAACACAGCAGTATATCAACTTTCATAATACTAATCCTACCTTTATTAAGGTTAAAGGACATTCTGGTATTAGTGGTAATGAAGCTGTAGATGCATTGTGTAATACTGTTATTACTGAAGCTGAAATGGCTGAGATGTAATAAATAAATTAAAAATTCACTTGCTTAAAGCCCTCTAATTTAGTATAATATTCGTATTGAAAGTGAGGAGGGCTTTATGCGGATTTATAACTCAAATTCATTAGGATTTAAGCCATTGAGAAAACGTGCACAATCACCTCGTCAAATAAGAAAGGCTAATATTGGTGAGCCAGAAACACGTCTTCCACCTCCTCCAGAGCAACGTTTAGTTTATCTGGACGAAGAGTTAGCTGAACGCGAAAGAAAAGCTCAAGAAGAGATTGAGCGTAAGAAAATGTGTACTGCTCCAGCCTACTCCAAAGGGGCTTATCAGTATATCTATACAGCCGAGGAGGCTAAAGATGCGGGGCGTAAAAAATGAAGATTACCGAATTTAAAGGTACTTATAGTTTCTTATCTAACTTTTATTTATCACCAATTACTTTCGAATACCTAAACGAGATATGGCATGCTGATACTGTAGAACATGCTTTTCAGGCTATGAAATCCGACCAAAAAGATGATGTAGCTCATGTACTGCGCTCCCTAAATGCAGGTGTTGCCAAACGTAGAGGACGTAAATTAACTCTGCGCTCTGACTGGGATAAGGTAAAAGATGATGTAATGCTAGAGCTTTTACGGTTAAAGTTTGCAATCCCTGATTTGAGAGACAAACTGTTAGCAACAAAAAATGCAACTTTGATCGAAGGAAATACCTGGGGAGATACATATTGGGGTGTTTGCCGAGGAATCGGGGATAATACTTTAGGAGTTCTTTTGATGCAGGTAAGGTCTGAAATTAAAAGAAGCTTACAGTTAATAAATTAAAAATTCATTTGCTAAACGCTTCAAATTCTCGTATAATATACTTCATAAATTGATAAACAAAAAGGAAAACAAATAATGGCTAAGCAGAAAAACGCAAAAACTCAAGCAGCTCCGGCAGTTAAAACTTTCCCGAAGACTGAGGCTAATCGCAAAGCTCGTCTGGAACGTCACCTGCGTAAGCATCCTACCGATGCTCAGGCTGCGCAAGCACTGAATAATCCGGCTCCGATTCGTCAGAAGCCTAAAGCTAAAAATGCCACCCGTAAATCCTACAAAATGGTTATGTATGTAGAAAATTACGGCCACAAATCTGTCCCAGTTTCCCTGAGCTTCAACGCCGGGGCTGAATTGTTCTCTCGTAATGGCATGGCTATGAAAGACTATGAGAAAGCAGTTAACCAAAAACGTAAACCAACGGCAGACGTACTACGTGATGCTCGTGGACAGTTTGGTTCTGTTAAGCCAAATATCTTTGGCGTAGAGTATAGTAAAGATAACGTTCGCGCTCTGTGTTACGGCGTAGGTATTAAGTTCACGGGTGATTCTGCTCGTAAATCTGCTAAACCAGCTCGTAAGCGTAAAGCGAAGTAATAGATAAATAGGGGCTTCTGCCCCTACAATCTACTAATTCTCTAACTAATCAAGGATATTTTTTATGTTCTCTAAGAAACCACGTTCCGTTACTGAAATCGTTGCTTCCTTTACCACTATCACTGATGAGCTTCAAGCCCGTATTGAAGCTGATCAAAAAATTGCTGCGGATATTCAGAAACAGCAGGAAGAACTCGCTTTAAAGTTGGCTGAAACCAACAAGAGTGAAAAATCTGCCCAAACTATTATGGAAAATATCCTTAAACTGCTGGGTAAGTAATATGAAAGAAAATAACGCTCGTATTATGTCAGGTATGCTGCAACGCCTGTTCTACGATGGTGCAGTAAAAGCGTACAAAACTGAATTTCCAAATATCTGGAAACTAGAGTTTCGGTCATCAGATGACCCAGATTTTTTGTACAACCAAACATTTACTTGGTATGAATATTCTGATGAGTGTGAACAGTTTAGCGAGGGCTACTTCGTTACGCCTGGAGAGGCTCAGGCTGCTTTAGAGCATTACTGTCGAACTTGTCTTTGATAGGTAGGGGGCGAAAGCCCCTCTTATTTGGAGAAACTATGCGTAATTTTGTAGCAAAGAATGATTTTAACCGTGCTAGCACCCATAAGTCAGCTAGGGATTATACACGACTTTCTAGTCATGAGGTAATGGATACTTGTTATGAAGAGCTGGAAGGTAGCTGGAATGAGTGGCCCGACTTCTCTATGGAAGAGAACTGGGATGTCGGTGAGGATATGCTTCCTGGTTTTAAAGACCCCAAGAAGTGGGAGTCTATTAAAGAGACAGCTCTTTAATAGTTTTCTACACAATAAAGGATAAGTTATGAAAGTAAAACCATTTGGTATGCTAGATATTGAATCTCTAGGAACTCCAGGAGATTGTGGTACTACTCATATCGCAATGCCTTCTTTCGCTTTTGTGGCTATGCATGGAATTGATAAAGATCCTGATCTAGTATTTGTTACTTTGGATGTACAAGATCAGCTTAATTCTGGTGCTAAAGTTACAGCATCTACTCTAGCATTCTGGATGGATCAAGCTAAAAATAGCCCGTCTGCTATCCACATTATGGAAGCTATGAAGGAACGTAATCCAAAACTGATTGCCTTCCAAAATGGTAAACATCATTGCACTAATAAATTAGGCTCAAACTATGCTGCCTTCTCTATGGCTCAAAATATTATGGAGTTGGCTCTAGGCGAAAACGCTTTGTATTATGGCAATGGTCCAGAGTTTGATATGACTATCTACTCCGCAAATACGTTCCATGCTGGAACCAATGGAGAGGTAGTTCCGTGGAAATTCTGGAATTTGGGCAATGTTCGATCTCTTCGTAATCTCTGGATGCAAACTGGCTATAGTTATAAAGCTCTAGAAACCGAAGGTATTAGCTGGGCAATAGCTAAAATGGAGAAGATGGACACCATTCGTTATGGGATCTATCCGGTTAAGCACGACCCAGCATTCGATGCCCTAGTTGAGAGCTATTGTGTTGCAGCTATGATCGAAAAAATGAAAATTTGATTTGCTTCCGGCTCCAAAATTCTGTATAATATATTCATAAATTTGAGAAAACAATAAAAGGAAAACAAATATGCCAGTATCTAAAAATGTTCGTAAAAATGGTAAGAAAGCTACTCGTAATCTGGGTATCCGTCGTATGGCTGAACGTCAATCAGGTATCCAGAAAATCTTTGATCTGCTAAATCGTGCTAATCCTAAAATTGATAACAGTAACGATACTGTTCTGCGCACTCTGCTGGCAATTGGTCTGTAATAGACCAACTTTAAACAAATTCAAATCTCAAACTTCATATAAGGAAACAAATAATGACTACTCGTATTTCTAAAACTCGCGCTCTGGCAACTATTAAATCTCTGGAAGCTAAAATCCGTAAAGCTACTGAACAGCAGCTTCTGATCGCTGTTGGTGAAGGTAAGGATAAAAACCAGGTTGTAGTTGGCGCTGCAATCGAAGTAGCTGATCTGTCTACTCGTATTAAGGCAGATTTCCAATCTCTCCTGGATATGATGTCCCAGCGTGATCGTATCAAAGCCGCTCTGATTAAGAGCAATGCGGAAACAGTAGTTGAGATTGGTTCTCGTAAGATGACTGTTGCGGAAGCAATTGAAGCTAAGCGTTCTATGGAACTTAAAGCCCAACTGCTGGCTAATATGCGTAAGCAGTTCCATGCCGCTACGGTTAAGTTTAATACGCAGAAAGCACAGTTTGATGCTAAATATGAGCGTTTGCAGGATAGCATGGCTACCCGCGATAAGAAAACTTCCGAAGATGAAGTTAAAATGCAGCTCAACCTGCTGGAACTCAAGAATACTCCATTCTTGATTGATCCGCTGGAACTGGAAAAGCTGATTAAGCAGCATGATGAGGAATATCAGGACTTTGCAACAAATGTTGACTTTGTTCTGTCCGAGTCTAACGCCTCTACCTTCATTGAAGTAGAGTAATAATTTAAAAGCTAGTAAATCGGTAGACGAAAGCCCAAGCATCTTACCTCGCAGCAGCGGTTGAAATACGAGGTTAAATAGGACCGCTGACCATACTATAAAGTATAATCTATTGGAGATTATGTTTATTACACCAGCCTTTTAAGCTGACACGTAAGAACAAAGCGTCGTTGATATTACCGACACAACTTCAAAGATCAACATTTAAGTATGAAAGCTGAAAAGTTTAAAGAACTCAAACTTCTAAACTTCTAAAGCTAAAAGATGCAAAGTATTCGTTGATGATTCAAACCCTAGATCAAAGGTACATGGCTCATAAGATATGGCCTGTGGCGCCTCTAGGCTGTTTATCGGTTTACTAGTTTCACAATTTAAAAATGTATTTGCTAATCTACTAAATTATATGTATAATATATTTTTAAATTGATGAAACGAGGCTATTATGACTTTTCATATTTTGATTGATGATGTGCGTAATCTTCACGGAATGGACATTATCATTCGAACCCCAGAAGCCGCTGTAGAGTTTCTGAATAAAACTGATACCACAGGCCATTTCGTTTATATGGATAATGACTTGGCTGTAGATGGTATGGAAGGTTATCAAATTCTTCGTTTACTCTTAGAATTTGGGCAGAGACCAAAGAAAGTGGTACTAGTAACCTCGAACCCAGTAGCTAAGCAAAATATGCGTAATGATTTGCTTGACTTAGGGTATAAAGAAAATCCCAATCGTGTTGAATATGATTGGCAGGAGTAAAAAGAATGAAGGCAGCTTTGCTTTTAGTAGCTGCCCTTACCTTCAGCTTTAGTAGTCAGGCATCGCACGATGCAAAAGAAATAGATTGCATTGCTAAAAATATCTATTTCGAGAGTCGTGGTGAGGGCATAAAGGGAATGACGGCGATTGCACATGTTACTAAAAACCGTGTAAACTCCGGTAAATTCCCAGATTCCTACTGTAAAGTAGTATATCAGTCTAACCAGTTCTCTTGGGTATCTAAGAGACCAAAAGTTGATAAAACTGATGAGGCTTGGCAAACCGCTAAGAATTTAGCTAGAGTGATATACTACGTTGATTTACCACAAGATCCTACATATGGAGCACTATACTTCCATAGTGGTAAAGATAAACCTTACTGGACAAAGAAGTTTAAGAAAACAACTAAGATTAAGGGGCATACGTTTTATAAACCTGTTGTCACTAAAACTTAAAAATTTACTTGCTTAAATACTTAAATTTCCGTATAATACTTCCATAAATTAATGAGAGGAAGCGAAATATGAAATCAGTTGTAATTATTGGTGTTAACACTCGCGGTATTCGTACTACGAAAACTGTTAAAACTTCTAACGTTGCTGAAATCACTACGAACCCTAAAAAGTTTGATTTCGCCAAAGTCTCAGCAGTTATGACAGAACAATCTTTTAACCAAGCGTTAGGAATGAAATAATGGAAGAGAATATTTTAGATGTTTTGCGTAGAGCTTTGCAGGATTCTAAGTTTAATGGTTCTGATAAAGAAGTCGCTAAAAGCTATCAGACCATAATTGGGGATCTTCAGCGTATTGATAAAGATTTCATCACTTCTGAACAATTTGTGTCTTATCTCAAAGCTCAACTAAAAAGCATTAACCAGATGAAAGCTAAACTTCATGGTCAAGATCTTGATAGTTATAGCTTGCAGTCTGCTCAGTATGAATACATTCTAAATAAGTGGTTGCAGGAGTATCTGCCCCCTCAGTTATCTGATACTGAGATTCGTAAATACTTTGCAGAATTAGTTAAGCTAAACCCTGGAATTACAAAAGGTATGCTGATGAAAGCGATTAAGGAAGAATTTCCTGGGCGTTATGATGGTGGTACTGCTGCTCAGATTGCTGGCGAATTTAATTAAAAATTTATTTGCTAAATGCCTTTAAATTCTGTATAATATATTCATAAATTAGGGAACAGCGAGCCGATTACGCTGAACTTGTCTTAATGTAAGATGCGTCGAGCACTAAGATTCGTTGAATAGAGTCGGTGGGTTAGTTGTAAAACTAGTACACATGGGGCGGCAATCCCGGTTAGTGGCTAGAACGTGTAAAATGAGGCGTCTGAAACCTCTCCCCTAAACTCTTCTCTAATTTATAAATAGTGGGGTGTGGAAATCACTTATGTAGTAACACTGCCGTCCTAGTATAATTGGTATTATCAAGCCGTAACTGGTGGAAGATGTAGGTTCGAATCCTACGGTCGGTAAGAACTGGATAACTGATGCTTTTAACGTAAAAGCTTCCGAGGTTAGTTGCGCACTGCCTAAACCACGCGGTAGTTGGTTCCAGACTAACCAACCAGTCTGCTGAATAGTTTTATTACGATTTAACTATGTCCAGGCTAAAGAAGAACTTTAGAAGGTATTCTAGGATAGTGAAGTTCTTCCTCCATATCGGAGTAGTTTTTCAAGCTATCCACAAAGTGGGAAATGCTGACATGAGAGATGTCACTAATGGTGCACAATAGCACAGGTAATTCGCGATAATTCCTGTTGAGTAGCAGCAAAAGGCGGGAAGTCATGACCCCAAGCCTAACCGAGTCCTCAATATACCGCAGGACATAACCACTAAGTCACCCTGACTTAAACTGGAAAATAATAGACGTTACCGTATTTTGTCTTGAAATACTTAATGAGTGAGACTTATGACTCTCCCGGTATCGTCTGTATTTTTAAGAGTTTTTACGAGAGTTCTTAAAAATACTTAAACGGGGTGTAGTCTAAGGGAGAGGCAGGAGTCTTCTAAATTCCTTTATGCAGGTTCGAATCCTGTATGAGCAAAAATTGATGCGTAATATCAAACGTTGGGGTATTGGTGCTGCAGTTGGTTTGGTAGGTTTAGTTCTGGCCCTTAACTCCTATACTGTTGTTCAAGACGGTACTGTTAAAACCCAGACTTTCCTGGGTAAAGTTGACCCTAGCCCAGTATTACCCGGCTTTCATATTGTAAATCCTTTTGCTTCTTTCGATACTTTTAGTACTAAAGATATTGCTCTAAAATTAGATAAACTTCAGGTTCCTAGTCAGGATAAGTTTAAATCCACTGTTGACCTGACTGTTATGTTGCAGTTTGATGGTTCTAAGGCACCGATTAACCGTATTAATGCAGGTACTCAGGATCAATCGTTAGACAAATATGTAACTGAAAAATTACTGTCTACTATTCGTGAGTTTGGTAAATCTGTACCTAAAGCACAAGATTTGTTTGATGCTAAAATTCAGGCTCAATTGCAAACTGCAATTCAACAGGAAGTTGAAGAGTATGCACGCCCATATGGTTACACAGTTAAGCAGGTGTTCCTTCAGGATATTACTTTGCCACCGGTAATCATGGAACAGGTACAGAATACCAAAGTTCGTGAAGAGCAGGTTAATGCTGCTAAAGCTGAATTAGCTCGTGTTGAACAGGAAGCACAGCAAAAAGTTAAACAAGCAGAAGCAGATCGTGAAGCCCGCAACAACCAAGCTATTGCCAATGAACGTGACGCAGATGCTAAACTATACGCAGCTAAGAAAGAAGCTGAAGCTAACGCCGCATTACAACGTACCATTACTCCTGAGATGATTCGCTGGAAGCAACTGGAAGTCGAAATGATTCGTGCTCAGAAATATCAAGGTGGTGTACCCCAGACTGTGGTAGGTACTGGCTACGATGGTCAAATGATCATGGATATGCGTAATAAATAATACCCGCATGTAACATCTGAAGTAAGCCCTGCGTTCCCTGGAGAGCGCAGGGTTTTTCTGTATTTAAGATAAAAGAAAAGCCCCTAAGTCTTTCGACTAGGGGCTTTATTGTTTGGTTCTTTAGAACCATATACTCTTATTACAGCAACCACCCATACGGGAGGCCAACCTTGACTGAAAATCTACTCTAGGGGGCAGGATAAGAGTAGGCTTAAAGGCAAACGGATTGAACGCCGGTATTTGCGTAAACATTGCTGGAGAGCAACAACGTGCTACAGGCATTGGGCAGCACGAAACAGATTTTCTGCAACACATAATTCCTCCTTAGGAGTTATTACCACCATTTTGAGCTTTTGCAACTTGGCTTTGGCAGAAGCTATTAAACTTACCCATAAGTGATACAAGCTGTTTCCCATCCTCTGTCTTTGCGAAGTCTTCGAAAAGGGCTAGTACTGCCTGTCCTTCCGCAGAAACCTGCGGTTGTTGGGTTTGTTGCTGAACTTGCTGCTGCGGCACCTGTTGCTGCATTTGTTGAGGCATTTGCGACTGCCCGCTCATTTGCTGCATCATTTGCATAGGACTCACACTTCCAGGGTTTTGCTGGAGTTGTTGCTGCATCTGTTGCGCTTCTGCTAAACGCTGTTGCAATTGTTGTAAGTAGGGGTTATCCAGACCCGGAACGGGCTGCTGGGAGCCCATATTTTGATTAAGTCCGTTATTTACAAAACCATATTTACTCATAATGGGCTCCTCCCCTTAATATTAAGCCGGCAGTTTAGCCTGCAGACCAGCCAGAGTCTGAGTGATAGCACCAAGACTTAAAGCGATTTGATTAATTACCTGACCGTTAGCACCGCTACCCGCAGCGATTGCTTCACGTAGGCGACATGCGTCTAACTCATCCTGGATACGCGCAGTAGTTACACCAGCTATCGCAGTCTGAAGTTCACAGCAACATTCAGCGATCTGACGTTCCAAAGAGTTCTGGTTAGCACACATCTGAGCCTGAACAGCGGCAAACTGGTTATTAGTTTGTAAAGTCTGCTGGAAAGCGATCTGTGCAGAATCAAACTTATCTTGTGCACGAGCTATCTGATTAGCTGCGAAAGATTGATCAATCTGGCGAGAAAGATCGAACTGACCCTGAATAACGTTGCGAGTTTCCTGGCAGATTTGATTAGACAGATTAGCACCCGTACCATAGATCGTAGTTAGTACAGACTGAGTATCACGGCTCTGGTTTTGGGATGTCTGGCTAAAACCATTGTTAACTGCGCTTAAAACAGCTCCAGTACCCTGGTTAGCTTCTGTACGAGTAGTGTTAATAGCTGCTAGAATACTAGCGGTATCTTGGTTCTGAAGTACTGCATCAACTGCGGTACCTTCACCAACTACACCACGTCCACCGAATCCACCGAAACCACCGAATCCGCCTGTTAATAGAGCACCGATTAGGATAGCTCCGAATAGCCCCATACCTTCACCACCGAAAGCACCTGCGTTTGCTGGGTAACCACCCAGTAGGCCAGGGAAGCCACTAGTGAATACGTTTACTGGTTCTTGCATTTTATGTTTTCCATATTTATGACAATGTTCATCATCGTCATCTTCTTCATCGTCGTGTTCGCGATGTTTCTCTTCGTAGGCTCTGACCTTCTCCCACTTTTTCTTATCTGATTCCTCGTGACGGTGCAGTTCTGCTGCAACGCTAGCGACGGTCTCAGGACTCTTAGCTACTTCTTCTGTCATTTTTTGACACCTCCTAGTATATAGAAAATGTGTGTCTCTTTGATCACTCATCCATAACATATACTTTACACTACCCCAGCGAAAATGTCAAGGGGTCTTTAAAAATTGCCCCCGGATTTTTAGTGGGGTCACAAATTTTGGTCCTCACCACTTATCTGCTACCCTTAAGTGCCCTATGATTTTCCTCTAAAAAGTTAAAAAATTTGATTGCTTGAATGCTAAATTCTCTGTATAATATATCTATAAATTTGAGAGAGGAACCAAATATGAATGTTGATGAGCTAACACAGCACCTCTTATCTAGAGGATTTGATACAGATAAATATCATTGCTGGTTAAGTCCGGAAGGGTGGCTAACTGTCCCGTTGTATGACTTCTCTGGGATGTTGAGAGGCTATCAGACGTATAATCCTTCTGCTCCAAAAGGTCATGGTAAGTGCCCCTTTGAAGCTAAATATTTTACTTATTCTACTACACAGTGTGTATGGGGACTAGAAACTCTCAATGGAGATGAAAAAGTAGTATTGATTGCTGAATCTGTATTTAAGGCAGTTGCATTACATAACGCTGGTTATCCAGCCCTGGCAATGTTGGGTTCTTCTCCAGGAAAAGCGTTATTAAAGCAACTGAAATTATTACCTTTTAAATTGGTAGCTGTCGGGGACAACGATCCTGCTGGTGAAAAATTTGCTAGAAAATTGAACGGCTTTGTTTCTCCCGTAGATGTGGATGAGATGTCTACCGAAAACTTGAAAAATTTTCTTGCTATGAAGCTAAATTTCTAATATAATATATCTTATAAATTCGGAAGAATAGCATAACGGTATTGCAGCAGATTGCTAATCTGTCGGTTTGAAATATAGCCTTGTGGGTTCGATTCCCACTTCTTCCGCCAGATTTTGGTTCTCAAGCTCATATGGTATGAGCACCCGGCTCATAACCGGAAGGTACGTAGGTTCGAATCCTCGGGGAGCCACCAGTTAAATAGAGGTCACAAATGGATCTATATATAGTTTATGTTGTGTTTATTCAAGATAGAGAATACCCGGATGAATATAAAAAAGGATATAGGTTAGCCAGAGCTACCTCTGTAGCCCAAGCTATGGATAAAGTGGCAGATTATATGATTACGGTAGAAAACGTACACTATATCGACTACCTTGAAGCCTCAAAAGTAATTGACTAAGGAGACTATATGTCTAAGTTTCAAGAACTCAAGCAAGAGCTAGAAGAATGTGCCTGCCCCGAATGTAGGGGAATTGGTGAAAGTTCTGATGCAGAAGCAGGAGATACTTTTTGCAATATCTGGGTTTGCTCAAATTGCAATGGTACAGGTATTAATCCTAACTGCGGTATTTCCCTAGATATTGAACGAGGATAATACCTGTGAAACTAAAAGATTATTATATTGGTTGGTTTGTAGGATTAGTAGTAGGATTTTCACTAGGCTATAATATGTATCAACTAATAAACTGATTACATGGGGGTGTAATCGAATTGGCATAGGTACTGGACTTAAAATTCAGGTTTTGTGGGTTCGAATCCCACCACCCCTACCAAATTAAGGAAATAAGATGTATAGACATCCACCTCCGCCAACACGTCGTTCTAGAGAAGTTATTCTCATGGAATTGACTAAAAACTTCAAGGCAACCCTTGAAGATAGAGATCTAGGCACGGATGAAGACATTGATTTTATTTGTAGACTATTAAAGATGAAACTGGAGAAACAACATGGCTAATCCTGAAATTACCGCACAACGCTTCATGCTTAAAGGCATGATTGCTGAGGCAGGTATAACTCAAGAGGTTGCAGATTTTCATAAGCAATTTCTTGATATTATAACTCTAGCTAAAGAGACTGGAGAAAAAGAGCACGGAGCAGCAATTATGGCTATATCTCTTATTAGTCTAGACTTGGCTGAAGAATCTGGAGTTTAGCTCCTCCAAACAGAATTTTTAAAAATGTACTTGCCTTTTGCTTTAAATTTCTGATATAATAGTTATATAAATTGATGAAGGAGTTAACGAATGCAAAATCGTGTTATAGCTGCTGGTATTGAAAGTGCAATCTGTAAATCCTGGGAAGGCTGGGAAGGTGAGATTGAATGGCTTTATTTCTACGATGTAGAACTTCTGCCGGAAATTAAAGCTAAATGTGTTGAAGCTGGCATGGCTCCAGATGCAAAAGCTGATATTGATATTTCAATGTCTGAACTTAAAGGTCGTGTAATCACTGTTAGTGATGAGGGTGAAGAAGTTTTTGAACTTCCGTTCTCCTTAACTGTCACTCCTAAGTTCGACTAGCTAATACAGCATTGGGCAAGTTCTTTAAAATTTGACTTGCTCAGTGCCTTAAAACTTGATATAATAGTTATCTAATTTGGAAACATATCTGAATGAGAAGTAATTAAGCGAGTTGCTTTGAGGGGTAAAGTCAGGAAATCCTGAAATATTCCACCTTGAGTTTAACCGACTTACTTTTCATTCAAATATGAGGGATTGGCTCAGTGGCGACGGCGCCTGGCTGTAGACCGGGTATATCACGCGGAGGTTCGAGTCCTCCATCCCTCACCAAATTACTAAGGAAGTAATATGCACAATAAGTTAATAAATGAGCTTCAAAAAAGACAAATAATAACAAAAACTAAGGAGTTTGATATAACTCCAGATTTAATAGTTGAATGTTCAAAAGTTTACTTAGAATTAAGTAACACAAAAGCTAAGAAAGTCTCTTTAGGGGATCTTAGATATAACGTTAAACTATTGTGCTTATCATTAATTAAATTTAAACAGGAAAATAAACTTGCTATAAAAGAAGGCTTCATATATTTTATAGCAAATAAGGCCTGGCCCAATTATTTTAAGATTGGTATGTCAGCTAACCCAAAGAAACGCTTAGCGAACTATCAAACATATAGCCCCTTTAGGGATTATACAATGCTACACTGGTCTTTCTGGTTTGATAGAAAGGAAGGTGAAAAGTTTGTCCATAGTCTCTATCATGATAGAGATCATGAATGGGTTAAGTTGCCTCAAAGAAAACTAAATAAAATATTTGAACAAATTAATAAACTTTCTGGTTTGGAACATTTAGTACAGAAAGTTAATAGAGAAATAGTTAATGCACCTATCGTCTAATGGTTAGGACATCAGGATTTCAATCTGAGAATCGGAGTTCAATTCTCCGTGGGTGTACCAGTTTCTGCATTCCTAGAGTGTTACTGGACAGCATGTCGGTCTCCAAAACCGTACGGTCTAGGTTCGAGTCCTAGTAGGTTTGCCAAAATTTGCACCTTTAGCTGAGATGGATTAGCGCTTGCCTGAAGAGCTTGAGAGGTTCGTTCGATACGAACAGGGTGCACCAATTTGAATGAGCTGCTGATGCATCCTGAAAACTTCTTTATTTACTGCGCGGATAAGTCGCTGAAACGTAGAATTAACAAAGTCTATCATTATCGTGCTAGTCAACAGCCTTATGTATATGCTTTTGACGGTGATCACATTCCACTAGAACAATTATCTTGTGATTACATGATATTGAAGAACTTTGACGAGACGAAGATCTCAAGCGTTCATAATCGACAGAATCCATTAACGTGGAAATATAAGAAGAAAAAGAAAGGCATCAAATTCTTAAAAAATGTAGTTGCTTAGTTTCCAAAAGTTCTGTATAATAATTACATAAATTGAACTGGAGAAGCAACATGACAGAACAAGAATTGAATGAACGTAAGCTGGTAATGCTTCGCTTACTAAATATTTTCTCTGGTATGGACGGTGGAATTGACTTTGTTCATCTACGTTCTTTCGTAGAAGAAGCCGAAGGCGAATCTATCACTAAAATCCTTAAACACATGGGATTACTTTTAGATGCTGCTAATGTGGCTACTGAATATAAACTAGAAGATCTACCGAAGCGTGTTAAATGAGAAAGTTAGTTAAATTTAAGTGTTGTGGTTCTGAACATATTTTCACACATCTTCGTGAATTTAAAATGTGTGATTGTGGTAAATCAGGCTATGACTCAGGAGATGGGTTCTACACCCGTACTCTAGGGAACTTCAATGATCTAGAATTTGAAGATCTCGAAAAACAAGATAAATCGACCGTTGGCTGAATGGCTTAGGCGAAGGATTGCAAATCCTTTTTATGTGAGTTCAAATCTCATGCGGTCGTCCAATTTGCTGAAAGAATTGTTAAATCAATTCAGGCACGCGTAGGAACACTGTCTCCGCAATTGAAAGATGAGGCACGGTTTGGAGAGGTATGCCGCTACACGCTACGGTGCTAACTCCGTCTAGGTGAAAATCCTAGTCAGCAATATAAATTTAGGGTCGTTAGCCAAGCGGTTTGGCGGTGGACTGTTAATCCATGTCGAAAGACAACGTAGGTTCGAATCCTACACGGCCCGCCAAATTCTGTGTAGAGTTAAGTAAACCGGTAGCCAACCAGCTATCATTGCTGATATCGAATTCAGCCACAGATACCATTTTCATTAATAACTGAGGAAACAAGCATGTCCAAGAATGTAATTGCACAGTTAGAAGTTCATCGTGATAGCACTATCAACAATATTGAAGTTGAGAAGAAATACATAGAAGAACTTAAACACGATATACTAGTAAGTCTCAATCGTCTTAATGTACGAAAAGAGTTTCTTAAAGAACTTAATGCAGCTATTGAAAAACTCAAAGCTGAGTAAATGAATTATGCACGGAATATTTTTACCTATTCCTATGTTTGATGAATATCTGGTAAGTCTAGATGGGTTAGTGTTCAGTATTAAATCAAATAAAATACTAACCCCAATAACTAGTAATTATGGATATGTATCTGTACGCCTACATCATAACGGTAGGCAAAGAAATACTGGTATACATAGAATCATAGCATGTGCCTTTAAAAGGTTACCTAGTTTAGACTCTGTACTAGAGGTTGATCATATTGATACAGATATCACCTATTGGGGATTAAATAATCTACAAGTCCTTACTAAAGAACAGCATTTAGAAAAAACCCTGAAAGATAAGGGCTATAATAAACTAATACATAATAAACAGTGTAGTATATGTGGTGAACCTATATCACTGAAAGCAGATAAGTGTCAAAAATGCTCATCACATAAACTGAAAGATCCATCTATTACTAAAGAAATAATAGAATCTACTGTAAAAGAGTTAGGATGGTCTGGTGCTGGAAGAAGATTATCTTATTCTGATAACGGGTTAAGAAAACGTTATAAAGCATTAGGTGGTGATCCAAAAGAATTAAAAAAGTTAAAGGTACTATAGTCTAACGGTTAGGATACTCCCCTGTCACGGGAGAGGTAGGGTTTCGATTACCCTTAGTACCGCCAAACTAAACTAGCACGAGAAATATGCTATGATTAATGCTAAAGAAGAATTGTTACTTGCCCTAAAGAATATTAATTCTGAAGTTAAGTGTATTAAGATAGAATTCGGTTATTATGGGGACAAAGAAGTTTGGGTATTACCCATAGGTTATACAGAAAAAGATATTGAAGATTTTCTAAATAATCTAGACTTTAAATATGATTCTGGTTTCGGTGGACAATTGCTTTATGGTAACGTATGGTTTACTGATGGAACTTGGTTAGAACGTGGTGAATATGATGGTTCTGAATGGTGGGAATATAAGACTACACCGGCAATCCCAGAAGAATGCCGAACAATTAATGGTGAAGTAGATAATACTTTACGGTTAAACTAATAAAATTTCAGTGCAGAACACGGAGCTAGCAATTCGGAAGTGCTGACTCATGATAAGCTGCCTATGTACTTGCTAAGCGGTCGTGTCCAAGACTCGGACTCTTGCACTGAAAACAATCAAACATTCTAGCGTGGTTGATGGAGAAACCAGCTTGGCGAGGGCAGAAGCTCGTTCGATTCGAGTGAAAGAATGGTTCTCGTAAGTCCGCACAAGTGATAACAGGTTCGAGTCCTGTCTAGAATGACACTATAAAGTTTACTTATTATGTAGGTTCCGATAGATCGGCGGGTCTATTCTGGCATTTAAGAGAGGTCTCGCAAACTTCTTTGTCAGCCGTGGGGTTCATAGCCTCCAGGTGGCCTACACAATAAGTAAATTTATTAAAAATTCATTTGCTATTCTGCTTTATTATCTGTATAATATATTTTATAAAGTGAAGAGAAGGAAAGCTAAATGAAGAAAGTTTTATTACTATCTGTATTCCTACTTACTGGTTGTTTTAAATTTGACTCAACCATTAATAAAGAGTATGAATTTGCTAAAAATTTCTGTGGCGGAGAGAGTAATATAAAGAATTTCTACATATATAGTACAATTCCTAGTACCGTTTATTGTGTAGACGGACGAATTATTAATATTCCTCCACAATAAAAGAATTAACAGTGCGTAGCGCAGTTGGTAGCGTGGGAGCCTTGGATGCTTCGGGTCGCAGGTTCGAGTCCTGCCGCACTGACCAAACAATTGCGGGTTAGATCTCTGGTAGAGATCACTAGTCTCATAAGCTAGAAAGAGGTAGGTTCGATTCCTGCACCCGCTTCCATTTTAATAGAGGATTTCGAAATGAAAGTATTTCGATTAGTAGTAAGTGACAAACGTTCAGGTAAAAATACCTCAAAATCCTTACTCGCTCATTATGGTAAAAATTGGGATGAAGTAATGTCAGAGTTTAATACTAATCACCCTTACTTGAAAGTTCACTCTATTAAAGAAGTATATAATGGTTACTAATAGATCGCTAGCTCAATAGGTTTAGTAGCATCCGACTTTTAATCGGAAGGTTCTGGGTTCGAGTCCCAGGCGATCTACCAATTTCAAGAAAAATGTACTTGCTTGATGCTTAATTTCTTGTTATAATATTTATATAAATTGATGGGGAGAAATCCTCATCATAGTTCACTAAGGTATTAGCTCGACCTAGGACTGGCTGCCAAAAAGCACGATCCCTACGATTCGGGAGAAGTTCTAGATTAGTCCACTAGATTCAGTGGCAACTGAGTAGTGTATCGGGTTTGCGAGATGACGCGGTTCCTTCCGCTTGAAGCGAAGGTGCTGTAGTTACGCCGAGCTAATAGCCTTAGTAAACTAAAGAATTTGGGGATATAGTTTAATGGTAGAACATCTGCTTTGCACGCAGAAGACGAGGGTTCAACTCCCTCTTTCTCCACCAAATTTGGGGCTATGCTGGAACTGGTAGACAATACGGCCTTAGATTCCGTAGCTTAAATGCGTGGGAGTTCGAGTCTCCCTAGCCCCACCAAATTTGATGGTCAGAGTAAAATAAACCTACTATCTCGGTTGAGCTGTTTTAATGGGTTCGAATCCCAGCGAGGCGTAACTGCCTGGTGTGATAGAGGCATCATCTTATTATTGGAAGAGCAAATCGAATTGGCGACGAAAACCGCTTGGAAAGTGGCTGACTGGTAAAACGGCTTGAGAGTTCAAATCTCTCCTCTTCCGCCAAACAATTTATATGGTAGGTCAATCCAACGGCTGGCGCTGGACTCCGACTTGAAATCGGTTGATCGTAGTGATACGGTGTAAGGGTTCGATCCCCTTACCTACCTCCAAATCTTGAAGTATGCCGGAATCGGTAGACGGGGCTGCCTAAAAGGTTTATAGGGAACATCCACTCCCTGCAATATACCTCATAAAGCGGCTGAGATAAATGGTCTATCTCGTGAAGGTTCAAGTCCTTCTACTTCTTGATATATCAATGGCTCAAAGTGTAACGGTGCTATTTGATGCGCTTGGAAAGACTTCCCCGACATGCGTTCGGGAGTAAGCTACTAAGGCTAGAGTAGAAGAGTTTCGGAGAGCCGCCACAATTGAAAATTCGTACTCGTCTTGAGCTGCGTGCAATAGGAGATAACTTGATTAGTATTCTAGAACATGCTAATTGAGGAAGGTTTCGCTAACCCTGCGAGTTTTCAATTGTGGCTATATCATAATTGGTTAATGATCCTGATTGTGAATCAGGCCTATGTGGATTCGAATTCCACTAGCCACCCCAAATTAACTTAAATAGGAAATAAAATATGGCTGATTTCTGCAAACAATGCTCCATTGATATGTGGGGCAGAGATACTGGTGATCTTTCTGGTTTGATTACAGAAGCTGAAGTTAAAGAAGGCTACGGTGCTGTTGTGATTTGCGAAGGATGCGGAGTTATTCGAGTAGATCATGAAGGCAAACGTTTAGAAGATCCAGAACCAATCGCCACGGTTCCTGTAGAATAAAAATTATTGGGATGTAGATCAATTGGCAGATCGTCGGCCTCTGACTCCGAAGGTTCCACGTTCGATCCGTGGCATCCCAGCCAAATAATTGGAGAGTAGTGTAACGGTTAGCACAACGGCCTTTGACTCCGTTAATGGTAGGTTCGATTCCTCCTTCTCCAGCCAAAATAAATAAAGTATTATGAAAATAATTCCTGAATTTCCAAACTATAGTATAACTGAGGATGGTAAGGTATGGTCTAAAAATATTAATGCATTTTTATCTCCATATGTTAATAACTCAGGATACCCATGCTATAAACTCCACAAGAATGGTATTCAGTACACACAGTCTATCCATAGATTACTTGCTAGAGTGTATAAGGGTTTACCTTCACTAGACTCTGAACTAGAGGTAGATCATAAAGATACCGATCCTTCTAATTATAGTTTAGATAATATACAAGTTCTAAGTAAAGAAGAACACTTGAAGAAAACCCTTCAAGATAGGAAACAGTTGCCTTATAATACTATTTGCCCACTTTGCTCAGGCTACAAAGATCCTGGTGCTTCTAAGTGTAAGAAATGTTCTTCTTTATCACAAGTAAAAGATAAATCTGTTACCGTAGAACAGATCGAATACTGGGTTAAAAACTATTCTTGGGTAAGAGCTGGAAAGGAATTAGGTTATTCAGATAGTGGATTACGTAAACGTTATAAAGCTCTTACTGGTAAAGACCCTAAACAAATAAAATGCGGTTAGCCTCATGGTGGGGACTTAGTCTTCCAAACTAATGGAGAGGGTTCGATTCCCTCTAGCCGCTCCAACTTTAAGGAAACGTTATGCACGTTTTTGAATTTCGTAATAAAAGTACCGATAAACGAGTTATTGTTATTGGAGAAACATACCGAGCATACGAACAAACTGACGGCTCTGTTATCCTGAATGACGAGAAAGGAGGTTTTAGCTTTTATCCCAAAGAAACTTACGAAGAATTTCGTACAAAGTTTCTTCTACCAGACTGGCTAGAAGTAGCGCAGCAACGAGAACCCGAAGATGGCTGATAATCTGAAAGTCAAGATCGATAAACAAAAGAAACGTGTAGAAGTAGAGATTGGTGAAGAACGTGTAGCCTTCACCTTTGAATTTCTACAACAAATGGCAATGACAGTCATGACTGACAAGTCCCCTGTTATTGAAAAAGAAATCCCGTTGAAATAACGGGTTCTGCTGGGTTGGCAGAATGGTTGAATGCACCTGATTTGTAATCAGGAGGAGTAATCCCGTT